TTCGACTTCGTCGTTTTTGTTATTGTCTTCGACTTCGTCGTTTTTGTTATTGTCTTCGACTTCGTCGTTTTTGTTATTGTCTTCGACTTCGTCGTTTTTGTTATTGTCTTCGACTTCGTCGTTTTCAGAATAATTATCTATAGTATCCGTATCAGAATTAATTTCGGGGACATCCTGAGCAATATTATTTACCATATTAAATTTAGCCTTAGCACTGTCCCTAACTTTTTGAATTCTAGCTGCCTTTTTACGCCTATTTCGGAGTGTTTTAGAGCTTGCAGGCTGCGAATCGGGAGGCTGCGAATCGGGAGGCTGCGAATCGGGAGGCTGCGAATCATCTGATTCATTATCACTATCATTTTCTGCATTTTTACTTCGCTTTTCAAGTTCTTGAAAATTTGCATCGACTTGTGCAAATAGGCTTTGCAGCTTTGGATTAGATGCTTGCTGCGATGCAAGTTTGCGGTAATGGGTAATAATGCGACGGAATTGAGATGTTATTGCCGGTGAAGTTGTTGTACCTTTAGATACATCGAGTACAAAATTTTCCATAATAATAGTAGGATTACCACTTGCGGCAAAATCTTTATAATATCCATTAAAGTTACCCTTCAGCAAATCAACACTATCAATGATTTTTTGAAATGCTTGATCACATCGAGGGATATGTTTCTTAACATCACCAATACTACTCATAATAACAGAAACAAATTCGTCAACATCAACGTCTGGAGATGAAATTGCATCATAAACATCATGACTAATTGTATACATTTTATGAAGAATTACCAGAATAAATTCTTTGTCAATTCCAGAAAGACGGTCATCAATATATATTTGTTTAAAATTAATCTGTGGCAGGTCTGGTAGTGGTGCAAATGTCATTCCTGCACCTTTAGTAATAAATTTATCTTTTAGCGCATTTCCATTCTCAATGGATTTTTTATGTGCAATAAGATTTTTGCAAGTGACTATAACAGTATTAACAATACTACATTTTTTTACTATCGTAAAACTTTCACCAAACTTTGCAACCAATTCAGGTGGAATTTTCGCATAATCTTCAGGCATAAACATAATACTACTAACCCATTGAGAAAAATCTGGTGCGGTAAAGCTTTCAGTATATTGATTTTTAAGAGCTTCAATATAATTACATAGATGTTCCTTAGGTCCTTGAAACATTCCCATTAAATTTGATGAGTGGAAAGCTTCCAAAAGTTTGATAAATCGTTCTACATGTGTCTGAATCTTAACATACTTTGGATGTGTAATTGATAGTGTTGCAGACCCTTCTGCGGTACCAAGCACACCTTGAAACATGTCAAGAACATCTTTATTTGCAAGCGTTGCTTTAACAACCTTAGACTTAATCTTTGGTCGACCAGACATTATATGAAAGATATTAACTTTATGCGATGTCTCTATTTGCTAAAGTTAAAATTGAAGATTTTCATGTAATGATATAATCATGGCGTCATCACCATCATACATCAAAAACGTTGAATCATTTAATCGTAATCTAAAAACCTTAGTGCGTGACATTGTAAGTAAATGCCCAAACGATGCACTAATCGCTCGTGTACATAAACGCGTTATGACAGTTATTTCATTAGAGCCTCTTAAAGTTATTAATTCGGTTGGACCTTATTTATATAAATATCGTGAGCAGATATATAACACAGATGAAAATTCAGAAGACTTTTTTCTTGAAAACAGCTTTGATACAGAACTACAATCTGAAGTGAATAAAGAAAAAGTTGATATGGTGTCATATATTATACCTAAGACCAAAGAATGCGCGCGCAATCTGCCAAAGGCAGAAAAAGAAGAATATAAAGCACTGGTGATTTCCCTACTAGATGATTATGTTGAATATCTTATTGCTATTAAAAGCTAATGCTTTTAAAAAAGCTAATGCTTTTAAAAAAGCTAATCACCTTCAGTAGCATCAATACGACCCCAATATGCACGCTCCATTAGGTCATCTTGAGGGTCTGCATCATCACCTTCAAGACTATCACCACCTCCACTAGAAAATGCACGAGCTTTTATTTCAGGATCTATATCTCGTGCCAGCTTATTGACGGTATCTTGAAATACTGTATCTGTAGATATTATATTATCTAATCTTGAAGAATTGTCCATTCGCGAAGAATTGTCCATTCGTGAAGAACTATCCATTCGTGAAGAATTGTTGACAGCACCACCACCATGTCGATTCTCCATTACTTTTCGATATTCTGACATCATATCTTCACCCTCACCTAGACAATTATCGTCAACACCATTTTGCATTTCACCTTTATAAAAATTATCTAACTCATTATCATTATCAGATGCTAAAAAAGTTTTAATATTTTTTTCATATAATTTTTTGATATCATTAATACCAATATAAACAGTTTTTTGAATTACTAATGCAGGTAATCTGGTGATACCTCGCATTTTCATAGCATCAATAATATTCGCGTTTTGAAGATCTTGACTTCTAACTTTGTGAACTTTAACTGATATTCCCATTTTTGCAAATATTGATAGCCGTGCATGAATAAATTTTAACATGTCAAGTGTTATTGCACGACTTTTAGTATCAATATCTTCTGAATCGGTTATTACCTTTACATAAAGATAATGATAATCCGCCATCATTAATACTTAATATATATTGTTGTTTAAATAATAACGCTAATTATCATTATCAGCTTGATACCCTTCACTAATATCTATATTACTACCTAAACGCCCAACACCACCAATTTCACTTCTTATATAATCGTCAAAAATATTACGATCATCTACTTTAGCGGTTAACTGAGATGAATAATATTTTTTTATCTCATTAATTCCAATATATGCAGTTCCTTTTACAAGAAGTGCTGGTAGACTATTTATACCTTTACGTTGGAATGCTTCCATTACATCTGAATTTGCAATATCTTTTGCTCTTAATGGTCGAATTTCGACTGTAATGTTTAATTGACTTTTTAGTTTAGATGCGACACTATTAATATATATAAGAATATTATCGTTAATTGTCTTTGAATTTGGAGAGAGATATAATGTGTGAACCATGTTCTATATTAGGATCAACTAATATCCAAAACATCGTAGTAATGTAAATTGAACTTGACAAATTGTAATAATATTAATAATGGCCAAAGTAATTAGCCTTAAGATTACTAGGCATGAAATCAATTCTAAAGACCTTCCTGAGCTTCAATATTTATTTCACCTTGATATGCTGCCATTAGCAAATGCTGAATGGAAACTGACGCTTGACAATATATCGGTTGCAGCCGTTAATGGGCTTCGTCGGGCGCTTACAGATGAAATTTTAGGACAAGCGCTACAAGTATTACCTGGAGGGTTCAATGTTGAACTAACCACAGATCGTTTTATGTTACCTCAATTTGTTATACGTCGTCTATCTTGTATCAGATTGAAGCCACAAATTTCTGCGGAAGTTATTACTAATTTACGACTAAAACTCGATGTAACCAATCAAGGTGCAACACCATACTCCGTATACACTGGAGATTTGGAAGTTGTCGAGGGTTCATTGTCGGAACCTATCTTTAATCCAACTACAAGACTGGCGGTTCTTCAACCGGGAAAAAGAATAGTTATTAATGATATTTACATCTCGACCGGATATGGTCGAGAAAATGGAATATATAATGTTGCATGCCGTACTGCATTTACACATTTAGATATTGAACAACATACTGATGCTGAAATACGAAATGAAGATGGTATAGCCGCAGATCAAAGCGGCTATAAAACTTCAAGCTTACTTGCTAATCCACAAAAACACATATTAACTGGTGTTATACCATCAACTTCATCAAACCTCGCAGAAACTAGGACGGTATTGGAGGATGCTTGTATAAATATAAAAGAAAGGCTTAAACTTATTGCAACTGCAGTAGAGCGTCGAGATGAACTACCCTCTGGTGGATTTGCACATAGAGGAGTTCAGTATACAGTTGTAAAACTTGAAACAGGATTATCAGAAGGTATTCTTCAAGTACCTGGCGAATCTCATACTATCGGAGAATTAATTCGCCGAACTGTTTATGATCTTACTCCAGATATTGCAAATGTTGCATATACTATTGTAAGTCATGAAAATAGACTTAGTATAACTATTCGTCATACTGAAGATGTAACGCGCATTCTTATGAAAGCAATTAACTTTGCAATTACAACATTTGATAATTTACAGCGTGGTATAAATTCAGCAAGAATTTAAAATTACTATTTAAATTTCCATCCGGTTGCAATTCCTTGTGACACAACTTTGTTAAATTCCGCAATTTCTTCGCGCCATACACTAGCTCCAGCAATTGGCTTTTCAGCAAGCTGATCTTTAACTTTACCTAAATCGCTATTGAGCAGTATAACTCTTTTTTGTCGTAATTCTGCAGCTTTCTTGACTAAGTCTCGTTCTTTTAAGTCAAGGATATAATCATAATTAGCACTAGCGCCTGATGTTGCTAAGCGATAAAGAGTTTCATTTGGCGTATACTCTGGTCTATGAATTAGGGATGTATCCAAAACAGGAAATCCGTGGGATTGAAGAATATCAGATGCGGCTTCCACATTTTCAACTTTTGCAAGTTCCAGTTCTGAGGCAATTGTGATATATCGTAATATTGCATTTTCCTCAAGTAGACGCAATTCTAGTATAATAGATTCTCTAGTAAGCCTAGAATTATAAAGATCTCTACGTAAAGGCGCCCAATATAATATAGATGCAAGATAACATTCTCCAAATTCAAGCACGGCACCATCAGCACTATAATAGTTTAAATGTGGCCTAAGTGAAGATCTTAACATAAAGGCATCTTCAATCGGATCAATAAATTCATCTCCAAAATTTTCAGATATTTTCTCAAATGCGCCGGCATGTAGTATTATTTCAAGTTCAACTTTATCACTGCTACTACGATCATTTACAGTTTCGATAAATTCATCTCGAGGATTTGATTTGCAACGCCCAGGTTTAACCAAAGTCTCAAGATATTTTGCCGTTGATAAACCCATTGGCAATTCTGTAATGGTCACTGTTCGAGTTTCAGGATCCCACACGTACATACCAAAACTATAGTCTTCATTTCGATAACTTCGGACTTCACCATCAAAACCTCTAGTGCTTGCACGCAATGGCCATATAGTAGATAGTTTTTCAATGTCGGCCATCACCGATGCATTTGGACCTTCTATGGCAAGTCTATTTGCCGCATTAGTAAGTCCAGGATCTCCAAGAATATATGCATTAACTATTGACAACACATCATCATGGTCGCGACCATGACTGTCATGATTCCATCCTTCACTGACAATTTTATATGACTCAAGTGCCGCCATAGGAACAACTGGTATGAAATATTTTGGCTCTGCACGCTCTCCATCTTCAAACACATACTGAAGATGCCACCGATCTGCCGGGGGAAATGCCACTTTTACTAGTGGGCTTAGTTTGACACTGATATATCGAGCTGATCCTGCTTTATCGCCATGTCGACTTCCAAACTGCCCCACGCCAGTCAGCCATGGATATTTACGGGCACCTGCATATGCCTGTGCTAGATAAACTATTGTCCCATTTAATGATGCATCTCCGTGGTGATAGAAACACTTATCAGCAACATATCCGCCTAGTTGAAAGATTTTAAGCTCTTTATTGGCAGCTTCTCCATTAAAACGCAACATTGCGCCCATTAAAATTTTACGACGCGCTGGATTTTGACCATCAGGACCACCAGATATTTGACGTTTAATTGCGTCATTTTTATATGATTTTGTATCAACATCAAGTTGAACTCTCCCTACAGGTATCTGGCGAAGTTTATGTAAGTTAAGTGTTTCATCGTATGATAAATGCATTACTGGAGTTATAAGAACTTCTTTACGCAGTGCCGGATCTGCCCCAAAGTAAACTTCAAAGAGACGTTTTGCAGTATCATCCATTGTATATGTATATATACTTTGTTTAAAGGCATCTACGGTAAACATTCTTTTTACCTCATCTTCATCATGTGTTGCAAGTCCTTTATAATATTTTATACGATAGTCGCTAGTTCGACTTGGATTTTCATTAATCCATCGAATTAGTTCTTCTTCATAGTAAAATTCTACTGGAATCTGAGGACCTTTTTTCGGATAAGCGCGAACTAATGGAGTCATAAATCTTCCAATACGCCCAGAACTAATAAGCGCTGGCCAGAATAAATATATCCAAACTAATACTAAAGCGGCAATTTTACCAGTACCATCCAAATCTTGATCAACACATAGTAGTAGTTGCCCATAATTTAATGTTGCAAGTTCTTCCGGAGTTGTATATGTTCGATTATATTGAAGACCAAATGCATCTGCAAGTGCTACAAGCCTTTTATTTGTCTGCAATTTTGCACTACGAATATTGACAATATCTCCACCGGCAGTTTCAATTTCAGTTACTTCACGGGCAGCATTAACAATGACACCCTGTAAACTAATTATTCCACACCAATCCAGTGAAGGTCCGCCTGATGAGATTGCGCGTCGACTTTGAGTCAAACCTGCCCTTAATAAAGTAATTGCACTATCTCCTTCTGCCGCTAATAAGAATGTATTTCTTTTATAATTAGCTTTACCAGCATACCTTGCTTTTGTATATTTATCATGAACAACTTTTTCTGATTTGGTTCCTTGCCCAATTAGAATTCTTTCTGCAATGGCATCACCGACTTGTTTCAGAAATGTCGCGGGTATATTATAATGATCTAGAGCTTCTTTAGATACTTGTAATTCATCTTTTCGTTGACCACCCCAATCAGCTCCTGGAATTGCACCACAAACTACAAGTCTTACTCCAGCAAGTGTCTCTGTAATACTCATTTTACGATCATCTGTAGTCTTTAGTGCGCGGTTTTGTTTTGTTACACGACGTAATTTATCTTCTACGGCGGCGCTAAATAATTTTTTAATATATTGGATATGCGATCCTTTGTTGCTTAAAACACCATTAATAATTGTCATATTTTGTGAGGATGATCGTCTACCAGCTTTTTTACCAGATGGTAAAACTACAACGGCAATATTCCATGGATGTTGTTTATATGGTTCTACAGTAGCTTTTGCCTGCGTAGACAATATAATTGCATCATCATTAGTGATTAATAATTTACCAAGAGTAGTTGCATCGGTTGTTAAACATTTTACACCATTATATGATACAGCAACTTTTGCACCGACATATGCAGCAGATTGATGCGTTCGCAGTCTAAGCCATGCATCTATGTCATCAGGTTCTGCCAATGCAGTTCCTATAGTTTTATAACCTAATGCAGCATAAGCTGGAATGAAACTTACTCTGGTATGTGAATGTGCTAATTCGACTGGAAGTTTGCACAGTTCAATAATATCTGGAGATTTACGATCATCTAAACGATTACACCATTTTTGTGAATAGAAATGCTTTGATTTACTATCAACAGTTTCGATTATAAACTCTTCTGAATGGACATTTGTAAGTTTTGCGCCGACACCATTAATACCACCTTTAACATTTGTAATATCTTTATCTATATTTGTGCCGGCTAGAAAGTATGAAAATGCAACTTCGGGAATATATACCGTATGGCCTGCGGCCATAGTTGCTTCAGTATGTACCAAAACTGGAATACCTGGGCCATCATTATAAACTGAACATCTTCCAGTATTACGATCATATGTAACATCAATCTTAGTAACGCGAGAGTTTGCAGATGATTTTTCGTGACCTTTTGCATGATCAGTTGCATTAACAAGTATTTCATCGAATATTTTTAAAAGCGCTGGTGTATGGGCTCGAGTAATGTCAATAAGACTAATGCCTAACTCAGTATCATCAATGACTGCACCAAGTAAATCTGGGATCAAGATTGGAGTTAAAGCACCAGCCCACATACCTTTCTTTTTTGCATGGTCCTTAAATGTGCTAAGTGTAAATTTAGATGAATCATTTGTATCGGCAATGTCGGTCAAAGTCATTATATATACTTACAATTATGCGACTTCAAATACTTTTATGCAAGCAAAAAAAAGTAGTCTAAGCTATAAAGCTTAATTTGTTGTATTATGGCATTACATATCGATCTTGAACATCCGAAATTATAGATTTATATTCAGGACCTAACACAGCATATGGGTTTTTACTAAAGAATGAATCTTCTATTATTTCATTAATTGGTGTTCTATTCTGCAGTGGATAATTAGGCCTCTGCCCCGATGCTATTTGGCGCGCTTCATGCCATGCGGCATTTTGGTTTGCAATAATGGATCTAGTACGTTGTTGATTTACTGCTTGTTGAGTCATTTGTAACCACTTTCTATCAGATTCTGAATGTTGTGATAACGCATTATGTTGTTGCTCAAATAGCATTTGCTGTGCTCGATACTGAAGTTCCGCTTGCTGTTGCTGCGCTTTTCGTTGTTGCTCAAGTAGCATTTGATGTGCTTGTTGCATTTGCTGCTGCATTTGCTGCTGCATTTGCTGCTGAGCTTGCTGCTGAGCTTGCTGCTGCATTTGCTGCTGCGCTTGCTGTTGCATTTGCTGCTGCATTTGCGCTTGCTGTTGCATTTGAGCTTGCTGCTGCGCTTGCTGTTGCATTTGAGCTTGCTGTGCTGCTTGCTGCATTTGAGCTTGCTGTGCTGCTTGCTGCATTTGCGATTGCTGTGCTGCTTGCTGCATTTGCGCTTGCTGTGCTGCTTGCTGCATTTGCTGTGCTGCTTGCGCTTGCTGTTGCATTTGCGCTTGCTGTTGCATTTGCGCTTGCTGTTGCATTTGCTGCTGCGCTTGCTGTTGCATTTGCACTTGCTGTGCTGCTTGCCGTTGAGCTGGCTTCCCCAATAGACGCACTATTGGCTCAGACGCTATTGGCTCAGACGCTATTGGCTCATTCAATGATAGCAGATATTGCTCATATGTACCTGCGGTCTGAACCTCATTTTTTTTTCGCCATGATTTTAGTCTAACAATCGCGCGTTTGAGAACATTCTCTATAGCACTAGACTCAATCGACCTACCACAATGGAGAATACAACTTTGTTCCCCAGTATAAATCGTAATTGTCGCATAATATGTTGTATCTTTATGTATTTTAGTTGAAAGTGTATGAGTACTATTGTTTAGAACACACAATCTATCTAATTCAGCTTGAAGTCCAGGAATGTTATTTTTGGATCGTTGATTATTAAATGCCATGCGTAATTCTATTAAGATTTTTCTGATATTATTGTATTCATCTGACTTCATCCATAATGCCTGTTCAATTAAACGTTGGTTTTCATTCAAAAAGGTCAGGAAAGACGTGTCTTCTTTCTGCATTGCGTATATATCATCTAAAATCCAATATTCAATTTAATTCGTTAAAGGATCATGGTCTGGAGTGCTATTATTATGTAAATTCTCTGCATAAACAGTCGGACCATCAATTCCATAATAATCACTGTTTTCAGGTTTATACCAATTAATTGGGTCCGTAGAAATCAACCATTTTTTTGGAATATGGCTACTTTCTTTTAATATTTCATTTTTTTGATACTTTGGAATTTGGTAGTTTCGAGGATACCTGGGATAACTTGGAAGATACCTAGGATAACTAAGAGGGTACCTATGATAACTATGAGGGTACCTAGGAGGATAATTCCAAATCATAATTGTAATTAAAACAATTACTATAACGGTAATGAATTTTGAATTAGTTTTATGCATTATATAAAACTAACTACAATGTTCTTGGTTTATGAAAATGATATAATTGCATACACATAAAACTAGTTACAAGTACAATAGTAAATACTAAAGATGCTACAATCAATGTCAAATATTCATTAAATGCCGCGGGTTTCATATTGTATACTATCTAAATATATACTTCCTAAATTCTGTCATTGCGGCATCAGGGACTAACTGTTTATTAAAAAAGTCATAAGGAACACCTTCCAATCTTCTTCTGATATAAAATAATGCATACAAACCACACTCAGTTTGAGATTCTTGATGGTCAATATTAGTCACCGAAACAGTTATAACTTCATTATTTAATTGATTTTTACTATTACGGTATTTATTTAATATTGCCCTGCGGCTTTCCATCCAATCAATCATTATATTTGGTGGTGTATGTCCAGCACTATTAAAATATTCTATACTCCAAGGAGAACCTGTTGGTAGCCGACAATCGACAAATACTGCAACCCAATGTTTACCACCACCATCACTGGTATCAGTATTGACTACACAACCAAAAGTTTTACATACTCGAGTATTTTTTGGTACCATTTTACCAAGATCGACTGCCACATTACCTTCTAGTAGATCTGGGAAATTGACTTTATTAAATTCATTACCATTAACATTAAAATCCATCATTGCAAATGGGCATGGATAAAAATCAGTAAATTCTTGCCCCCATAGTTTTAAAGTATTATCAATATGATGATTATTAAGAAGTGCTAGACTATCTCTTGGACCTTTAGGTTTAAAATTTCTTGACAATACTCTTTCAAGAGTTTTTCTTTTGTTAGCATTAACTTGACGCGATACTTCCTCAATTACGCAAGATTCATTTGGACACTTATATTTTTCTTGGGCGGCTTTAATAATATTAAATCCAGAATCTCCTGAATCTTCTTGCATAGGTAATACTTCCTTAATAATATTTATAACTTCTTCGGGTGCACATGGAAGTCCAGCACGATTGCGATTTACACAATCATTAGGAGTTAATGTTAATCCCTTAAGCGATTTAACAATATTATTATCTTCAGATTTATCACCACCATTTAGTAATTGCACTTTAGTTTTTTTGTGTTTTTTACGGCTAGCACCTGCAGTAATAACACTCGCGAGTATAGAATATGTAGGGCTTACCATCTGAGCACAAGTATAATTTATAAAGATAAGAAGATGAAGATTCGAGCTATTGTAGGTGGTGTTGATTATACAGTTGGGGGGTTGGGTAAATATGAAATTCGAAGAAGAGCCATCAGATATAAATATAGTAAAAAATACTCAGGTGGAATTATTAAAGAAGATGAACGTCCTAAAGCATACTATAAAGATAAAAAACATATACAGCCGGATGATGTTGTTAAATCTATTTTATCAATTCGTTGGGAAAATAGTGCTCTTCATAAAGCTGCAGTACAATTAGCAGAATTATTAAAAGATCTTGAGTCTGGTCTTTGCAATGATCTACTTGATACTGCAATTATTCCATCTTTAACTTCAGCAGCATTATATGATTTTGCAAAAGATTCCGACCAATCAAGTCATCTTGATATATTATATAAAATTAGCAATAATGTTGAAAAAATGATGAATGGTCTCAATATTGAGTTACAGCCTTTACCCGAAGTAGTTAAACATAAAATTACACAATCTGTTGATACCACTGATGATAAAGAGGTGTTGAAACTTGAAAAAACTATGAAACCTTATATCGCCGAACTTGAAAGACTTCAAGCTGCATTAGCCGTACAATTGGATATTGCGGCTAAAAACTTTACAAAAATTAGTCGTAAAGTTTGTAAAAATACAAAAAAACTATACCCAATTACAAGTAATGATGAAGTGATATCTACTCAAACTAACTTATCATCTGTATTACCCACACGTGGTATTGAAGTTGACGAAGCTGCAGCTCAAGTCCCTACTATGGTACTTAATACCGGACTCCCCTGGAAAGAAGATAGTAAAGCTTTTGATATTCGAGATGGAGTCATTGTTCCGACAGATCCCTCTGACGGAATTTACTTTGGCATTGCAAATCGGGATGATCCTGCACGTACAACACTATTGACACCACAAATTGCGGTTACAGCTGCATTTAAAACTAGTGGTCGTATGTACGCATGGTATATATTAGACAGTCCAGAAGGATGTTATGCAATAAGAGCATTGCCTAAAAATGGATATTCTATATCTTTGAATATAAATGAGATTATTGAATGGTTAAAATTACGATTAACTGGAAATCCACCGCACAAAATTAAAGCTGCAGAATATACTAAATTTTTGCGGAAGCTCGGCCTAGAAATTCATGAAGGTCCACTTCGCAATGATGGTACTATGCGGTTTAATCTTATAGATACTACCACTGTAGAAGAAAGAATGCGTGATCTTTCCAAATTAAGATCATTAACTGAAAATGATTTTAATAGCCTAGATTGGAGCTTATATGATAGAGATGCATCTAGTGCAGCATGTAGTAGATCTCATGAAGTTGCTGGCGATGTTATTATAGACCTAACGCAAAAAACTGTGACGGCCCCAAAAGTGCGATCTGGTACAATATGGGGTGCACATCCACATTACAGATCATATATAACATTTCATACACACCCATCAGTGCGTTACCAAGGTAGTCATGCAGAACCTCCATCACCGGCAGATATTCAAATAACGCTAGAGGCTTGTGCGCTTGATATTATGGCATGGGCATTTATTTCAGCACCAGAAGGTACATATATCGTAAGACCTTCACAATTAATAATATTGACATATCTTCGAGACCCGCAATCTGTTTTGGATAATATCCAATCCATATATACGGATAGTATCCATGAGTGTTTAAATTCAACCATTGTTTGCTGCGAAATGGCTATTAATTCTCTTAAAGAAATAGGATTCATTGCTTACTTGAGAAATAAACCATGCATTCCATTGTTGCAAGTGCCAGATTTATTTCCGATGTGGAATCGAGAGCGTCGTGATGAAAATAGAGCTGCATACGCAAGACTTGTTAAAACTTCTGCGGAGAAACTGTTTACAGTTGACTGGGATCCGGCTATTATTGATAGTGAATCGCCGACAATTAGAGCCGCGACATGGCTGACTTGTAGTTTAGATGGTGATCAAGTAAGTACAAATGGAATTGGGCACTATTTTGGCGCTGTTGATGATATTGACTCATACCCACATGGCATTCCAGGCCCATTGCTTATAATATATTTTCCTGAAGAAGATAATTTTCCCATCCGAATTCCGTATGCAGCTCTTAAAGCTGCGCGAAAAAATATAGCACTTTGGGCATGGGTTATTTTCTTAAGCCCTACACGTATAACTGTTTTCCGCGCAAGAGTTAATGATGTTGAAATTCATGGACCTACAAATCGTATAAATTCAACAATACAACTAACAGATAAAAATACAAGTATTCATCATACTCGCATAGAAATGTAAATTGAAAGATTAGAATCATAACTTATGAATAAAGCAATTTACTATGAGTTATCTTGATATAGCATTAGAGAAATTTGTGTCATATTACAGTGGTATGTGTCAGCGCGATAAACAATGGTATGAGACAATAGGAGTAACTGTTGGTGGTTCTGAAATTGCAGCTATTATGGGGCGTAACCCATATAGTGATTTTTTCGACGTCGTCAATAATAAAATAACAATTTTAAGTGGTGGGACTGGTTGGAATGGTGGTAGTGAAGCTTGCTGGTGGGGGACTCTTTTCGAAGATATTATTTGTGCATATGTCGAAGTTGACCTTGGTAGCCCAGTGTTAGGCGACAATATTTGTATTCAAAAATTCCCCGGTCATAGAACAAGTCCAGATGGCTATATTGTTGCGGAGTTTTACAATTTTGAAGATCAAACTCATCTTTGGACGACGGATATGAGCGATGATATTCCAACAATAAGTCAAATACTTTTACTCGAGTTTAAATGCCCAATGAGTCGAAAACCAACTAGTAATGTTCCTAAACAATATATACCACAAGTGTGGTCAGGCCTTGCAGTTTCACCAGTGGCGCATTTAGGATTATATGTGGATGCAGTTTTTCGCAAATGTAGTATACTTGATCTTGGTGATACTATAGATTATGATACTGAATATCATAAATATGATAAAAATGCATTGAAGTATCCTGTCGCGTGGGGGTTAATTGGTATCTATGCACCTGAACTTGATGCTCCAAGATCGGTCAGATTTGGGTGGAAATCTGATGAATGGTCTTTAGGAGATCCTAGTCCTGATATGCCAGATCCTGATGTTTCACAAGCGGCATGGCAAATACATACAACATATTTTAGTCTAAGGTTAAAAAACCAAAAGACAACTCTTGATGTGGCAGACTTAGGTGATATGGAACCAAAATTATTTAATAGAACACTTGGTTTAATTGATCAAAAAAGATTTTTAGTTAACCGCGCTGCTGCATGTTTTGCAGATGGTCGTGGTTATGAACTTTATACCGATGAAGATATCGGAAATGCAATAGATAAGTTGCGTAAAGATGCACCTAAAAATTATTGGCTGCTAGGGGTCTTACCATGGAAACTTTTTGAAGTGAGTTACAATTTTATTGAACGTCGACCAAATTTTATGGAAGAGATTGCGCCACTGATTTCTAATGTACATCAAACTGTTAAAGAAGCAATGGCTTCATCAAACCCCACTGAATATTTAAATTCGAAAAAAAATACAAATATTCGCCAGTCAAACATTCGTCAATCAAATAATAGTATTCAAGAACTTTTTGATAGTTTATAATTGTGCTTTTTCAATTCTACGATAGTATATTGCACTACCTGCAGTTTGAGAATCTCTTGTAATTTCTACAACTTGACCCTCACGCCCACCATTCCAAACAATTGGCGCATCATTTGTTAAGATAATTGGAATATCAGTGCGTGCAATATTTTCGCGTTGAAGTAATTCATTAACCTCAGATACAGACATAATTCTATGTTTTGCAACTGAATTATGTTTTGGCACTACTAAAGAGAAATTATAATATGGATATGCATTATAGAAAGGCATTATACCATCATAATCTGGTGCATTGGTCTGTTTTTTTTGAGCCTCGCGAATTACATCTGTAAGATTTTTTTTACTAAAGAATGATTCTTCAGCAATGACAATAACCTCATCAAGTCTTCCATCTTTTGTTGGGCGTTCAGAGTCTATACCTTCTAAAAGTTTTCGAAGATCAGGGCTATGATGAGAATATTTTCCATCAGCGCCTAGAATTAATATGATTACCCAATCTCTAGAACCTCTTGGAATGTTTCTCAATGCATCAAGTCGTAAATAGTAAAATTGTTCCATATCGCTAACGGCTCTATCATCATCAAATTTAGGCACTTCTGTGTCTTTAATAAGACCTCTAGGAGCTAAAGTTAACTGTCTATTTGATAAAAATTCATCTATAATGATAGGTAATATAACATTTGGAGGGAAGACTTGTTGAGCCATTTAAAAGTATGTCAATAATAATAGTAATAATGTCTTTTCAAATCTTAATATTGTAAATGCGTAAGTTTGTGCATTATTTGTTGATAATTAACTTTTACATATCACATTATTTTGAACACTTTGTTTCTTTTGTGGTGCACTAATATACTGTATCCTCTTGAAAGCGTGTGTATAGATTAGCAATGTATAGTGGATATCACGGTGGTGATCCAGAGAGTGTGAAGGCAGTTATGGATGGTCATACTAATATGATGTACATAATGGCAGGGGCTGCAACTCTAGTGTTGCTTATGTTTCTTGCATACTATTTCTATAATAAGAATAAGAAGGTAGACCCGACAAAGAAGACAACATTCACGGGTCATCATTCTAACTGGCATCATGGTTCAGCACACAGTGGAAATGGTGGACATATCGACACTGTAAATCTCGGTAGCAGCCTGACTGGAATTCCCGTTGCACTACCGCCTCTGAAGGACGGCGAAAAATGCCCTCGCGGTACTTATCTAACTCAAGAAAAGATTCCTCTTTACGATCCAACGAAAACTGTATATGACTCTCGGTCTAAAAGATGGACCGACGTCCCCATTATAGATCCAGCAACTGGTAAGCAAGCATTTAAGCTAGGCGATTATTATTGCAGGCCGGGGGGTAATAAAGATCCTTCATACAATACTGAGTTTTCCAAATATTTGCATCATGGTACAACTCTGGGGAAATGTACGCAAGAAAATTGGGATACTGATGCAACAACTGAAGCTCAAGCCCTTGCACAGGTTGGTGCGCTTCAGCATGATATTTACGGCGAAGACCTACTTCAAAGTGCAATTGATAAAACCTATAGTGGCCTAAATACAATGAGTTATGTCGACTCATCAGGCAAGATAAATCAAAACTATAAATCTATTTATAAGTCGAATAAAAAGGGTCAAGGATATGATGATGATACTAATTATTCAGATGAGTAATTTTACAATGATATTATTTTAAAAAATAATAATCATACAGTTGAAGAATAAAAGTACAAAAGAATACACAATGGCAGATGTACAAGCAACTGTTGTTAAAAAATCATTTATGAATACAGCTAGTAATACTGTAGCTAATCATTCAAAACTTTCATTTGCAATTATTTGTATGCTTACAGTTCTTGTAATTGGAATGTATATATATTATCATGGATTTTTTATTTTAGGTCCTTACGCATCAAATGATAATAAGTCAAAAGACTCGTCAAAAGATAATAAAAAAGATAATAAAAAAGATAAATCAAAAGACGAATCAAAAGATAATAAAAAAGATAAATCAAATGAAATTGAAGATATTGAAACAGAAAACTTAATTAAGTCTATTAACAGTTCACAATGAATCTACAATGATCTTTTAGCCTTCTTTTTTTGAGTTGAAAACCCGCAGTTAGTATAAAATTATCATGGCTTATGCACCAATAGAATCAAATGGGTCAATCAATAAATTATTAGAAGATCTTGCATCTCGTAGAGAATTTCAAATATTTAATCAAGGTGTTGCATCAAATACTTCAACAAGTTCAAAATTATTTTTACCGGGTATGCATTTAAATGGGGCTCAGTTATTTATTAGAAATTTTGAAAACCCCGATACTGAATTTACTAGAGTACTTATTAAATGGCAAACTGGCACTGGTAAATCTATTGCGGCTATTGGCATTAGTCAAGAATTTATAAAACAATTTCGACTAAGGGCCTCTCTTGGGGAAAAACCTCCTACGGTTTTTATTATTAGTTTTACCGCCCGAGAAACTATTCAAGAAGATATGTTAAAATATCCCGAATTTGGTTTTGTATCTCAGAGTGAAGTCAGCGAATTGCAGCAACTTCGCATTTCTGCAGCGGCAATGGGGTCTGCATCTGAGGAAGCCCGCCAATTATCAAATTTTATGGGTTCTCTTCGTCGCCGCATTACAGATCGTAGTCGAGGAGGGTACTTCCAATTTTATGGGTATAAAGAATTTGCAAATAGGTTATTTATAGTCACCCCCGCTGGATTAAAAAATGGATTTGACATACAAGTGCTATATTCTCGTTCTGAAGGAACATTTAAAGATAAATTGGCCGCCGCAGTTGATAAAGGTAATATTATTGTAAATACTGATTTAATTGCAGATTTAAGTGGAGGACTTTTAATTTGCGATGAGATTCATAATGTCTATAATATCTTAGAACCTAATAATTATGGCATTGCAATACAATATGTATTGGATATTTTAAATGTTAATGCACCCAGAGCAGTCTATATGTCTGCAACTCCTATGACCGGTAGTGCCGCTGAAGTTGTCGACTTGCTTAATTTGCTTGTGCCTCAAAATATGCTTCCCGGAAATATTGCACTTAAACGAACTGATTTCTTTACACGCAGTTCTGCACCAGCAATAGCACCATATAGAGATCCTAATCCAAATAAAACTTTTGTTTACAATAACAATATTTACAACCTTAATTGTGCCCTTGATATTGCAGACCGAGTCTTTACCAAGACTATAGCAATTAATAATATTCAATATACCAAAGTTAATGTAGTTGATAAAATTAATATAACATATCCAATTTTGCTAATACAGAATGATCAAAAACAATTAATAGTTGTCGATGGAAATTTACGGGTTAATCAAGCAATAAGTGAAAATATAACTGAACTTCCTGCAAAAATATTAACCGAATCAGATCTTAGTATATGCATAAGTGGTAAAAAGTTTTCATCTCGTATGGTCTTTGATGATAATGAAGAACCCTCGTCCTCATTTATAGTATCTCAGCTAAAAGAAGGTGCTATTGACAAAATAGCACAATATGCTGCCGGTCGCGTATCTTTTCTATTAGATTCTGATGTTAATTCATACCCTCGTAGAATTTTTGTGGGCGATGATATTCCTGGAGTACCTTATTTAAAATTAACATTATGTCCAATGACACCATTTCATGAACGCACTCTTGGATGCGAACAAGACACTAATAGTATTTCAGGTCTTGCTGCAAATGCATATACACTATATGATTTAGCATTCCCCAATCCTTTATTTGAGCCTGATGCGGCATCAGATGCCAATAAATCGTATGGTTTATATAAATCAGGAGAGACTCCTATTTTATTAAGTAATGCCCCTGAAAGTTGGCGTACTGCAGCGGGCGTGATTATAGAAAAAGGTGCTGAAGCGAATGTATCATCTGGAACTTATGTAATATCTGGATCATTTCTTGGGCCTGATCGTTTAAAATTATATAGTGCAAAATTTGCAAGAGTCGTCGAAGAATGTATTGCCGCTATAAAAGCCGGTCCTGGAAAAATAATGATATACCATCATCGGGTTAGGATGTCTGGAGTACTTTTATTACAAGAAATTATGAAAATGAATGGTTTTGCAGACGAATTATCATTGCCAACTGATAATACTATTTGTGCCATATGTGGTACGGCACGTGTCTCTCATAATGACAATCATACATATACGCCCGCAAGATTTATAGTGGCCCATAGCGACATTGATCGATCTGTAATGATGCGAAGTATTACTAATTTTAACAATCCAGCAAATCTTCAAGGTTATCAAACCAGAATATTGATTGGTAGTAAGATTATAAGAGAAGGTTTTAATTTTCGTGGCATACGACATCAATTTGTTACTAGTCTTCCGACTGATTATCCTACTCTGGTGCAAGTTTTTGGAAGAGTTGTGCGAAAAAATTCGCACAATGAATTACCTATAAATGATCGTAATGTGAATATTAGAGTTTTTGTTAGTACTCGGGCAGATGGGCGCCCATCACCAGAACTTCAACGATACATTGATAAGGGTAGAGAGTATCTTGTAATTCAGGAGGTTGAAAGAGCTCTTCATATATATGCGATTGATGGATTTGCAAACTATGATCGTATTCGTACTGCATTACATGTCGGCCCTAAGGGTGAATTGAAACCAAGTCTTGATGCTTTACCATATGCCCCGGAAAGATTAGATGTACAACCATCTTTAAATACTGCAACATATTTTGCATATGGTCATGGTGAACGTGAAGTTGGAGTAATTGCTGCAATATGTAGAGTATTATTTCAAAGTAGATCGGTATGGACATACGAAGATTTATGGGCAGCAGTTCGTAGTGGTATAGTTCAAGGAGTTAGTTTTAATCATACCATTTTTGATGAAGGTAATTTTTCAATAGCAATTGAAAATCTTAAAAAGCCAACCGGTAATCCATCTACCATGGTCGTAAAAGTTGGTAAATTTTATATAAATTCTTTAGTAAAAGAAGATGGGTCTCCATTACTTGATATTGAATCTTATTTTCGCACGCTGTCGAATCCAATGGCAATATCAATTCCAGTTATGGATTATGTTCGCAACACTCGTGTTGTCCAAAATTGGACTGTTCGACTTCGAGATTTTGAAAAAACATATCTACATGCCGAGTCTAAATCGACACCTGAAATGTCATTAGTGGAATATGGCGCTAATTTTCATTATACTTTTATAAGATATCTTATAACTTCTAAAAAACAAGTTTCTATAGATGATGCTCGTATGAAAAATCTATATCGTAGGTTTAGAATTGGAATTACCATTGCAGATGCCACTACCGCAACTAGAATTTTTCAAGGAGCAATATCAAAAGACCCAGATGAAATCGTTGGTTATGTTACGCCAACAGCGGTGACATTATATGATAGAACTAAAAATAATTGGTATAATGCTAGTCATGCAGATTTTGGAATAGGAAAGCGCCATCGAGAAAATGATATTGTTATAGGGTTTGTAGTATCGATCGGTGATACCAATAATGAAATATTTTCAGCTCAAGATGTTAAAGCTCGATTTAAGACAAGACCCCCAATAAAGAAAATGTTATCTAATTCCACATCTAACGACATTAGAAATTTAGTTAGAGGGGCCGTCTGTGAAACAAGACCTCGACAAGAATTGGATTTATACATTCGCAGTCTTCGTAAAATAGTTGCACAAAAAGGTGCAACACCATATTTTAAGAAAGGTGGAAGTGCCAACGCGTTTGTTGCAAAATTAGACTATGCAACAATTTTTGATCGGGCAGCTGTAAAAAGATTTCCAAGTTCTAGTGAAATGTGTGATACAATAAAACTACATCTATTGGCACTTGAAGAAAACGCGCGAGCTCCAGCTGATGGTAATTTAAATGGAATTCGATGGCTATATCTTTTTAATGATCAACCACCAACTATTTCTGCTATAATTGGGAAGAATACTGTTTAGAATTGAACTTCTAATCAAAGGTATAATATAGACTATAGCTATGTTGTTTGAAAAAATTATTGAGACTACCATAGATATTGCTAATCCTATTAATTTCTGTGCCGACAAAAAACGACACTTAATGGTCGAACTTAAAAATAGATTTATTGGGGTTTGCTTTAAAGATTCTTATATTTTAGATATCAAAGAAATTATTAATTGTGGTGCATGTCATATTGTAAGAACTAATGGGTCAGGCGATGCATATATTGATGTTAGCTTTCTTGCGGAAGTAATAGTCTTTAGTCGATGGGATATTTTAGTCGGCGTTGACATTGTAAGTCACCAACAAATGGTAGTTGGACTACATGAGCGGATTCAAGGGTCAAAAAAAACCCGAGCAATTGTTACAGTTCTTGCATCAAGTGCAGTAGCATCAATTGCAATAGGGCAAAAAATTGCCGTTCGCGTTATACTTGCGCAACACTCGCCAATGCAGCCTCAGGCGAGTGTTGTTAGTACATTATTAGTTTGTGACCAAATTGCGCCTGCATATAAATTAAAAGGTATGCTTGATCATCATTCTACAGCCGAGTTGACTCCAATGTTCGATCTAATAAAAATAGAACTAGAAACTCGGAATACATTAATTGCCACCCATAAAGCTGATTTATTGTTCTTTGAAAATCTATTATATTCCTTCCGAAATCAAGAAGCTAACACATTAGACTCCGAACACCTTGCTTGGAAAAATGGACCTATATGGTTAGGTCCACCTATGATGACTATTAAAGATGTCTCAGCTAATGAATTTGTAAGCGTATTAGATATTGTTCAAAAAGTAATCAATGGTGAAAGTGTGTCAGTATCGGGTGTTTGGTCTCGATCGCTTGATATTCATCGATCATCTCCATTGACCGCTGTGGTTCGTGGTGATAATACTATACCATCATCATGGAATGTTATTGATGGAAATCCAAGGATTGTATTTGCGGAAATGTTAAAAAATATTTTAGATTTTCTTGTGGCCACTCGTGAAATGGTTGCAATGTATAATTCTAAAGAACTTATTGATAAGCACATTAATGTATGGACTGTAATGAGAGCGGCCCAGCGTACTGCATAATTAATAATGCTTCTTTTTTAAACTATATTAGCTTTTGAAGGCATCTTATTAGCTTTGATATGAAAGAATCAACTCCCAAAGCTAATATGTGTACCCCAAGCACTAGTCAACAAAAAACTTTTATTGTTGAAAATGCTAATATTCTTAACCGAGAGACTAAATTAGCTATTCTTTCTATTGTCATGATGGAGATTGGTTCAAGTGTTATTATGGAAACTGGTGCTTCTAAAGAAGTCGATATTGACCTTGATGCAATTGCAGCATTAAATGAAGAAGTAATTGGACATATTTATAATATTGTTTTAACTCGTAGAGAAGCACTTAGTCAACCCGCTGGGTGTCAGGTCATAAGAAATGAAGTATTTAAGCCCATGCGATAATTTTTTAGAATTTTGAAGGTATTATATAAAAATGCCAAATCCCTATGAGCTATTGCTAGCCTATAATAAAAATTATGTCAATAATTATGGTGGCGATGATGATAATAATGATAATAATGATAATAATGATAATAATGATAATAATGATAATGTGGATGGTTATTATCCTGTTTTTACTCAAAATTTAGCTAATCTAGCTAAAGTTCTGTCTAATAATACAGAAGTCCAAACTGTTTTTTTTGATCCAGAATCAGAATCTGATTCTGATGAGGAATCAAAAGAGTTAATCTCTGAATCTTATGCGAAACCTAACACGGAATCTTATGCGAAATCTGACACGGAATCTGATGTGAAATCTGACACGGAATCTGACACGGAATCTGACACGGAACCTTATGCAAAATCCTATGCGAAACCTGACACAGAATCTGACACGGAATCTTATGCGAAACCTGACACGGAACCTGACACGGAATCTGATGCGAAACACGACACGGAATCAGAAAAAATATCTATTAATAGTTTTATGGTACCAGTTAATAATATAAATAATTTTATTCAACCTTTAGATGATACATTTACATCATTTAAAGTAAATGTCGACAAGACTAAACCAAAGTTATCAATACTTAATTTTATAAAATGAATTGAATTCACACAATCATAGATAATAACAGAATGCAAGAAGTGCCAGCAAACTTTGAGTTTGGAGAGGTGCCAATTACCTCGACAATATCTTCATCAAAACGTGCAACTCCAGATGAACTAGTGAAATTGGCACAAAATATTTGGAAAAAAATTAAGGAATCAAAAGTTCCAAAAGATGATGAGGCTGGTAATGATAAACTATTGGAGATTCTTCAAGATGAATTTAAAGATTTTAACATGAGTTTTCCACTTATACTTCGATGGATGGTTCAAATGCGAAAATTTAGTTCTAAGGCATTTGAAAAATATCTTTTAAAGCATGCAAGTGTCAAACTTGATAGTAGGGAAGCATTTCTTGAACTTCAAGCAGATTATTTAGTTCTACTTTACAGAAGTGAGAATGCACATCCTGATGAAAGTTATGTAAAAAAATATAGAGCATCTATCATTAAAAATCTTCTCGATGAGGATAAATTGTTTTTAGAGGTCCAAAAAGAAGTTGAAAAAGATCTTGCCCGTGATGCAAGTATAATTGATATTGATCGACGTGCCAAGCTTTATGAATTTCTTCTTAATCAGAAATCAAAATAGTGTTCGAATATTCCATTTTCCTTTCGAATACTGCTTAAATAGTTTAAATGCTGGGGTAATAAGATCTTCAAGTCTTAAATCTGTATTGTCAATTAACCGAATTTGATCTATGTTATACCATCGAACCTCACTAACTTCAGCCATATAATTTATATCTCGCAATGTTGGCTGTGAAGGGTCATCGTAAATATTAGCACCCGCAAGGTGTGGGTTTGCAAATGCAATATAATAGGTAAAATTATATCTCGTACCAGCACTTATGTAACTAACTTTACGCTTAACTCCTGGTAAAAACCTATAATCATTTTTTGAAATCCCAGTTTCTTCATACATTTCACGAGTTGCACATAGAATATCAGCTTCGCGCGCGTTAAGCTTGCGCCCTTTAGGAACTTCCCATAAAAGAACACCAGTTGATCTTGCTTGCATAACTAGTTTTCGAAGTGTTGCTCCACCATCATCTCGCATAAAAGTCGATTGAAATTTAGCATATTTTTTGTTGTAAAGATCTTTATTATCAGTGGTGAGCCAAATACGATACCACATTTGCTCAAAGTTAAGTGATAAGATATCAAATAACTCCTCACGAGTCATATGGTCAAATAATGGTGCTATATATCGAAGCATTGTATTAGAACCTATACGCGAACGTACGTATTTACCATGTACAAAATCCGCAAATGCATATGTATATCTTTTATGTGCAAGTAAGACTTCTGGCCTACCAGTATTAACATTTTTACGACAAAGGATTATCCCAATTGACGTCTTCGTTGAAATTCTTGAATGGTCAATTTGATGGTTGTCAACTTGATAGTTGTCAACTTGATAGTTGTCAATTTGACTCATAGAGTCTTTAACTTTTATATGTATTCTTAATTATTTTGAAATCTTCAATTTAGTTAAAATGCTTTTATATTATTAAACTGTCTACTAATTGGGCTATACCAACCATTATTTGCTAAGTCAGCAATATTATTTAGCACAATGTCATATTGTTTACCAACAACCTCTAAACTATACAGTGATCTTGCTCGTTGAGCAATATATTCCCGGTCTAATTGTTTTATACTTTTAATGGATTGTATAAAATCTGCAAGTGTATTACATCTATAACCAGTTTTTCCATTTTCTACAGTTTCATGAAAAGCACCATAGTTCGAAGTTATTACTGGAGTTCCACATAGCTGAGCTTCTACGGCAGAACCACAGAATGGTTCTATAAACATTGTTGGAGCAATTAGCGCGGCAGCATTTCCTAATATTTTAGATCTTTCTTTACCATATATCGGCGGAATTATTTTAATATTATCTCCGTTAATTATTCCAGAAGAATCAGTTTGACCACATAATATAAATAAAATATCGGGCATTCGAGAAGCAATTTCCTTTAATACTTCAGTTCCTTTACTACTAGTAATTCTTCCAAAAAATAATATATATGATTCTGGTGTAAGCACTACTTCCCAATCATTTAAATTATAATAATTTGGTATGACAAACTCATAATTAGCTCCATTTGTTCTATGACGTCTTCCAAGATGCCAATGCATCCAAGCAGATGATTCATATATGCGGTATGGCATAGTATTTTCAAACTGAATATAGCCTATTCCAGACTCAAGTTGATAACATGATGGCGTTGCTGCTGCCACATCAGAATTTGGACCAAAAACATGACAAATAATATCCTTAGGCGTGACTAATTTTGGTAGAATATCTAATAATCGTTTTTTAAATAAAGCAATTAATGTTGGATTATCTAGATCAGTATAGTAATTTTCATCTGTACAAGCCCGCTTACTGAGACATTTTAATTCTTTTTTTGTTAAAATTGTAACATGCAATGACGCATTACTTTCACTACCTTCATTGCTGTATTCAATAGTTTTCCAACCTAATGGACATACCATATCAGAGAATCTTCTAATTTTTCCAGTAAATGCGCATGGTGAGTAATCATCATTAACAATAGTATGTGGCAAACCAATTATGTGTAGTGTTGGCCTATTATTCATAATTGTACCTATATTTATTCATTTAAAATAGGGTTTTTAGCTTCAATTATATTTTAAATGAATAAATATAGGTATAATCATGGACTCTATTGCAATTTGCAATATGCCTTTTAGTATGGGCAACTCACAAAAAGAACGCCATCCCTCATATTTTCGAAATAAAATATTATTGCAGTTTAGATCTAAAGAAAATATTGATTTTCTTCGCAACTTTTTTATAAAAAATATTAAACCAAGTGCTAGTAAAGATTCATTACTTAAAAATTTAGAAGATGCAATGTTATCATTCTCACGAAGTGATGGTCGTGCTTTAGACATTTTAGCATCTGATCCAATTGTATCCCGTTGTGAAAAATTAAGCCTTTGGAGAGAATTGCGTCGATTAAACCATGCATTTTATGAAGATCATATAAATATTTCCCAAACCACAAAAGAACCTTACCATGTAAGTATGTTTGTTGCGGACAGTTTGCGACCACCAGGCCTTGAACATTTTAATGATCGTCACGATGGTGTAACTATGAATGATGATGATGAGCCATGGAGTGTGGGAAATCCACATCGTAGCACTGAAATGGCCATGGCGGAATATTGGGGAGAAAATAATGTCGCATCTACAACTAAAGTAAATTCGATTGGACATGCTTATGGCGATACAAGTCGCCAACGATTTATGCGATATGAAACAATTCCAGTCTGGCAGCGAAATGGTCGTAGAGCACACGATACTGACATTCAAGAAACTTTGGGTCGTTCTGCATTAGAACTTGACAGTCAAACGCGCAGATGGGAATAAATATTATTTAACGCGAGTGTAAATCAATTCACCATACAATGATAGCCAACTATGATCTCCAGTGGTTAATGAATTTGCGAGCACTCTATTGCGAGTAGCAAATTCAGGAATACTTTTTGCTGCATTGGTTGAATTTACAAGATTAAAGCCACGAGATGTAAATTCATCAGTCAGTGCTTTTGTATTAACTAGATATTCTTCATAATATTTACCATCACTAAATGGTAGAAGAACTCCAATACGCTGACCTGCAGCTTCTAATTTTTCACTAGTATATAGGCGCTTTAGTGAATACTTTCTAACTGGATTAGTATTCTGATCAAGTTCTTCAAACACATCCCATGTTCCACCATTTGGAATTCCTTTAAGTGTTTCATGCACGGCTTCTCCGATAAGAACTGTCAAAATAACTTGTCCACCAATTTTAACTGAACCACGCGCAAGTGCCGTGAAATTACGCATGGCAGTAATATCTGCCAAGAAGTAATGAACTGCAAGGTTGCAAACTAATGCATCTGCACTCATATGTGCTAGTCCAAGTGTTTCAAACTTACTAAGTGTTTTTGCAAAGGGTTCATTTGCATTAGTTGCAAGAATATGAATTGTTGTTGTTGTGTGTGCTTTACTTACATGCTTTCTATATGCATTTCTATTATTATTTGTAGTATTGCGTTTAGCAAGACTATATTTACGTCGTACTACTTCCGATAAAGCTGCACGATCTTGATCCACAGCAACAAGGTGTTGAACTTCGGCATCTAAATATCTTCCAAGGTCTTGACCTTTACCAATACCAATATCTATAACCCAACCAGCATGTTTTAGTGCTGATATACGTTGTGTCTTAATAAAACTTATTACGCTAGTTTGTGCTTTATATATTTCTGATTTAGAATGCATAAAGTAATCAAGCGCAGGCCCATTCCACAGCTGATCTACTGGAAATGGGTCCATGTAATTAAGCCATATAAGTTCAGCAGTATAATAGTCATTTCCAAAGTATTTTTTGGTTGCAAGTTCTCGGATACGGTCTTCACGGACGCGAGTTACTTCCCAATCGACCAATGTAGAACCCCCGCCAGCAGCGGAACATTCTCCAGTACAACGAACTTCAATAATCATACCGTCAATTTCAGTGCCATGTGGTGAATCATCTGGATGGTAGTATATATATGCTAATGGTGCGTCGCTTGGCGCAAATTGGATAGGAGAATAACTACCGGTATTCATTCCACTATCATCGGCTTGACCTTTTGCACCTCTACCTCGCCTAGGTTCTGCTCCAAATAAATCTGAATATCCTGGACACCAGTGAAGTCCAAGAGAATCATACAAATCGGGACTAATACCAACAAATAGAAAGTATAGTTTATGTCCAGGTTTGTCAATATATGGTGCTTTACCAAGAACACTTGCAGGCGCACGTCTTGCAAGCATATCAATAGTATTGTGCTCTGCTGGTTTCCATTTATAATTTATAGTTTCACTGAATGACTTACCAGATTCAACAAAGATTAGCCCGTCAGTCTCATATGGATGTTTAATATCATAAACGGATCGAATTTCACGTTCAAGCTCTTTAGGTTGACTTCCATTAAGGTGTGCAAACTTTTTTGCTAATACAGGCATACCTAATTGTTGCATAATGTCAACAGCTGCCATCATGTGATCAATCCTCTTTTCAAAGGGATCCGCAGTGACATCTTCACCGGCAACTACAATAACATCAAATGCGTAAAACGTAATTTTACCATCTTGCGTAATTAGCTCACCATCAAGAATAGTGTCGCATGAGTATAGTGGGTTAGGAGTCTTTATTTTAGAAAATCCATCAATAAGAGTATCTGCAATAATTACACCATTGCCATCATGCACACTAGCAATTGCTCTTTTCCCATCAGCTTTTTCAGTTAAGAAGAAACCTTTTGGTGGATAAATACTTCTAAAATCAGCTCGAGTAATTGCCAATGCTTGTGGCAATAATCGTTTTAAACCAAGTTCGTGTCGAAACCGATTTAAGTATCCTGGAGCTTTAATAATATATTTTGCAACATGGTATACTTCTGATTGCAATACTGATTCACGTATATATTCGGGATTTGCAAGTCTTAAGACCATTTCGGCAATGGTCGTTACATCCGCAGGTCTAATCATGTCACGATTTTCAAACGGCCCAATAAATTCTGCTTCAACTTCATATCTATATAATTGGCGAATATTGGAATTTGCATCATCGTCAAGGCGTAATGCTTTAAGAAATGTATCTGGTGTCATAATTGGTGTAGTTGCAAACATTTGACTAACAATATTCTTCAATGAAGAGCTGGCATCACTACCCATAATTTGCCTTGCAACTGTCATATCGATCCTCCAGTGGAGTTCGGGTTTTAATTCTGAACTTCCTATTACTTTTACTACAAAGCTGATTCTAGCCTTTGCTCTAATTACTGCACCTTCATCACTACTAAATATATGTTGATCTTTGCTTTCAGCTGAAAGTGCAACTATATATGTTAAACCAGTATTGCTTGGCATACGCCATGGTGTTAATAGTGGTTCTTTTTTGTTATACTGTTCGTGAATTCGCTTACCATTTTCAAATAATATCTCGCGAATTTGCATTGGTCGAAGATGTTTTTGAAGACCTTCACCACGACCAGATGGCTTAATATCCATAATTGCACCAACAATCTGAGTTAGACTTCCATCAGAAACATTAACTATTGTACCATCTCTACTCTTTTTTAAGAGCAATGCATTGTAAATTGTCGTAAAATTTGCATAATTTATATCTGGAAATCGCACTTCTAACTCTGGGTTAGATCCATCAATTCGACTGGCTTCTCGCCTATATCGAGTAATAATGCTTTCTAGTGTGGGTTTAGTAATAGAGGCCATAATATTATAGTGTGTATTGTAAATTCAATTACGCGCATTTTTTAACTAAAAAATTAGCATTTTTAACTAAAAAATCAGCAATTTAACCAATGCTATAGCAAGCAAACCGGTATGCAATATCTTTTTTAGAATTTTTAAAAATGTCAAATATTTGACATTTTATAGTAGTGTGAAAATGTGATTTAAATTCTTCTTGATCAAAGTTGATTGGTAGTTTAAGCACAACTAGAGGGGCTATACTTTTAAGAAGTGCTACAACTAATTTACCCAATGGTATACCACTAACTTCTAGTCTAAGTGATTTGTGTTTTTGATAATCTGGACCACCCCATGGAGGATCTAAATAAACAAGGCTATATTTTTTGCCTAAGTTGATTATATTAATACAATCATCGCAAATAACAGTTGCAAAACTTCCGACATTATGTTGAAGCATCATTGCAATTTTTGGATCAAGTTCAACTGAAGTAATTCTTGCACTTGGATACATAATATGGAAATTTAACGTATCACATCCAACATGCGCAGTCGCATCTAAAATACTTGTTGGTTTTTTAATATTAGTGAGACATTTTTGTACTTGAGCTAAATGATATGGTTTTGAAGAAGAATATAGTGACTCCTCAGATATTACAAAATTTTTTAAAAATTCTGATAAAAAATTTGACGGTCCAAGCCACCAATCAGGGAAATGTGCCATAATATTATAAACTAAGATAGCCTAATTCATTTTTTAAAGAGAATTGAATGAACGTAAAAGTACTTAATATTATGGCATCTTCAGCGGTGCATATAAAAAACATGCAATCTGCCATTGATAGTGGTAATATTCCTGGAAAGTTTAATAAAAATAAAACTGAGTTCACATTTAATACATTAGAATATGTTGATTCGCACAATGCAACACATTTTTGGACAATAAAAGTTCGTCTATTATTAGGTAAAGAATATGTCCCAATTACAAATGCAATTTTAGCTCAAGAAGTGCTTGAAAATTATAAAGGAGAAATTACAGTGGAATCACTTCAAAAAGATGGAAAAATTCGTGATGTTGTACCAACATATGTTAATAATGGAAAAAACATTGGAAAAAAGAATGCAACAAACTGTATTACTCAAGCGATTCGCGATGCGCTTGGTCTTTACAATAAACAAAATAAAAGGACTAATGCGTTGCATTTTGCAACGCAAAATGCAGCGCAAGATGTTTCGCAAAGTAGGCCACCTCCAATGCTTGTTAAAAAAATTGGAGATTCGCAGAGTGCCATATTAGGTCCAGAGGATTTTATTTCAGGAATTACAGCTCAAAGAAAGTTAAATGGAGTTCACTTTGTTGTATATAAGCATCAAAATGAACTGATTAGGTATTCAAGAACGGGTACTTTATATCCGGGTCAAGATCAAATTGTCGTGGAAATGTTGGCTATGATGGATATCATAGATTCAAAAGAATATAGGAATTCAAAAGAATATAGGAATTCAAAAGAATATGATATTTCGGCATATAATGATCCACACTTTGATGGGGAGTTGTATGTGCATGGTAAATCACTAAATTGGATATCAGGTCAAGCTCGTAGAGCAGATGATGCAGGCAATCTAGAATTTCATATCTTTGATGTATTCTTTCCAAATGCACAAGATATGGAAAGTCGTCATAGGCAAGATTATATTGACACTTTCTTTAGAAAAGCTGATGAGGCAGGAATTAAACACCCACACATTATTCGAGTAGAAAATTTCAAAGTAGAATCTTTGGAAAAGTTAAATGCACTTGCTAAACGATTTTTGACGGAAAACTATGAAGGTGCTATTGCTCGTAAAGACAAAAGTGGATATCAATATGGATATCGCAATTACCATAGCTCAAATTTAGTTAAAATTAAACCTATATTTGACGATGAATTTACTGTTGTAGGATATTCACAAGGCACACGTGGTAAAGATGTTGGTGCAGTTATTTGGGAATGCGAAGTTCCCAAGTTTGGAAATTCAACAGACAACTTATTCACAGTAGTGCCTAAAGATATGACATATTCCGAAAGATATGCTATTTATAAATGCCTTGGCACATTAGTTGATGGTCCTAATGGTAAAAAAATTACAAGATTTGAGCGGGATATTAAAGGTCTTCCATTAACAGTTGAATATAGTGAGATGTCGACAAAAACTGGAAAACCTCTTCAGGCAAAAGCATTATCATTTCGAACATATGAATCTGGGCCAGCTTTAGATCCAATCAAAACCCTTATGGAAGACTGTCTTCGCATAAAGTAAGTATTTATGCTTTTTTTATCATAATATTCGTCCAAACTCAGTTTTGAACATTACAATAGCTTATTATATAATGGCTGGACATTCTCTTGTGCAATATGTCGGTTTTCACATCAGTGGCGACGAAGAGCATAAAAGAGATAGTTACGCATCTATTAATAATTATGAATTATTCTCTGCGGCCGGCCAGCCTATTTCAGGTGGTGTTTATGATTTGCGACTAGGTACCACTGATCATACATATCAGTGTTTAACATGCGTACAAGGTAAAAAGTTATGCCCAGGACATCGTGGAAGCCTTTCACTAAGATTTGCAGTTTCACAGCCAATCGCGATTGGTGAAATTCGACGCTGGCTGCGCGTTATTTGCCTTAAATGTGGTGAAGTTGTGGTTGATCGTGAAAAATATGTACATCTTCCAATGGGAAAGAGACTTTCTGAAGCGGCAACGGTTGATACTGCAGGTAAAAGATGTCCACGAAAGGGCTGTGGCGCTATTCATCCAAAAATTACAAAAGACGACGAAGATTATTTTACGTTTTGGGCCGAAGCACCAAATATTGGCGAGAAAAAAGCACCTCGGGCGACTAATCTTCGTGCAGAGAAAAAAGGTGATAAATTATATCCTGATACAATTCGAGCAATATTCGAAAGAGTTACGGATAGTGCCGTTGAAAATCTAGGAAGAAATATTAATGTTCATCCTAGAAAACTCATACTTCGAGAAATATCTATACCACCAAATACCATTAGACCTGGTGTAAAGAATTTTGGCGGCGCTGGTAGTAGTTATCATGATAGCACAAATTTATTACAACATCTTGTTAAAAGAAATAGTCAATTACCTGAGCATTTACCAGAATGTATGGGTGTTTCAGGGCCTGGTGGTGTTATCGACGGCGAGCTAGATAGGGCTATTCAGAACTTACAACAACTCTACCATGATCTAATTATGGGTAGTAGTAGTACTAGTGTTACTCAAGGAAGTAGTGGGCGTCGTGGTCTTGTAGTTGGTGCGCGACCAGTTCATAGTTTCTTACGTAATTTACCTCGTAAAGAGGGTCGAGTTCGTGCAAATTTGTTAGGTAAGCGAGTATTTTACATTAGTCGCAGCACTATTAGTGGAAATATGAGTTATCGCGCAGATGAAGTTGGAATTCCACTAGAATTTGCTCGAACCTTACAAGTCAAGGAAATTGTACAAGAGTACAACCGTGATTGGCTTATGACATTCTTTCTTAATGGTCGTCGACAATATCCAGGCTGTACTCATTTGGTTCGGCGGGCCACTGGAGAAATTCATGATGTTGCAGGACTAAGAGATTTTCGACTTGAAGTTGGTGATATTATATTTCGCGATGTTATAAATGGAGATTTTGCATTCTTTAACCGACAACCTACACTTGAACGTTCATCTATCGGTGTACACCGCGTTATTGTTATTCAAGATAATAGTGTACATACCTTTCAAATGAATGTTGATGCCTGTGGTTGGTATAATGCAGACTTTGATGGTGATCAAATGAATCTTTGGATTGCGCGTGAACCTGGATCTAGGGCAGAAGCTATGATTATGTCAAGCGTTTCAAATTGGTTTATCAGTACAAAAACTTCAGGGCCGGTAAATGGTGAGGTCCAAGATAGTACTGTTGGTTGCTATGAGTTGACTCGTAGTTCAGTTAAAATGGATAAATATCATGCAATGGTACTATTTGCAGGTACTGGGATTGAACCTCCTCGGTTTGACCTTAGACCCGCAAATTATGTGTATACTGGCCGAGACATTGTTTCATTATTATTTGAGCAAATGCCAATTAACTATAGTAAACAACCAAGCAGTTATAGTGATGTTTATGCACCATATATTGCATATGATAAAAACGAAACATATACTATTGTAGAACAGGGTCGTTTAGTTCAAGGTGTGTTGGATAAGCGATCAATTGGTGCAAATGCTAGTGGCGGTTTATTTCATCTTATTAGTCGTGAGTATGGTTCTCAGCGCGCATTAGATATGATATTTGCACTTCAACAAATAGCATTGCAATTTCTGTTATTTCGAGGATTTACGGTTGGTACTGCAGATTTATTACCTCCAGCTGAAGCGTTAGAGCAAATTCGAGCTCTTATATCAAGTGTCGGCCTTGAATCTCGCGTAATTACAGATAGATTGCTTAGGGGTGAAATTGTGCCTCCAATTGATAGTAATATTCATGAGTTTTACGAGCAAATGCAAATTAATGCGCTAAAAGTGCCTGAAGTAGAAATCCTACGATGGATATTAGGTACAATTCGTTCCGAAACAAATGGGTTCTTTAGAATGATTGCTGTCGGTTCAAAAGGAAATAATCCCAATCTTATTCACGTGTCGGGTACAATAGGGCAGACAACTATTAATGGAAATCGTATTCAAGAACAATTTGCGTTTCGACGTACATTACCATATTTCCCAAGATTCTCTATCGATCCCGCCGCATATGGTTTTGTGTTTAACAGTTATATGACTGGAATGACCGCGGCGGAATTTATATTCCAAGACATGAACGGTCGATATGATCTTATTAATAAAGCATTATCTACGGCAAGTACTGGATATTTCATGCGAAAAGGTGTTATGAATAATCAGTCTAGTATTGTAGATAATCTTCGCAGAGTTACAAAAGATACCAAAATTGTTCAAATAATTTATGGTGAAGATGGTTTAGATCCCCGTGAGCTTGAAGAGGTTGAATTTAGGACTGTACTCCTCAGCGACAGTAAGCTTAAAGAATTTGCACATGTTAATAATGATGTGCAAGCCGCGCAAACCTCGATTGATATAGCATTCAATATAATTCGCAATGATCGTGATAACTATCGTGAAATATTTTGTCGAGTAGAAGCATCAAACTTTGGTCAAAACTTTGAGACTAAAATGTTTATGCCCGTCAATATTCGACGTATTGTTGATGGTGTATTCATTGCCGCAAAAGGTAATGAATCTAATCTAATAGCCCCAGACATTATTAAACACATTAAAAGAGTTGATGAGCTTTGCAATAATATTCCATACACGCTAATTAATGAAATACAAGAGCGTCGTAAATCTTTAGTTCCACCCCATAAAATTATGGCAACTTCATTGCTTTGTATGTTAATACGAGCCGAGTTAAATCCTCAAGTTCTATCTAAACTTTCTGATGAGCAGTTGACATTTATAATAGATACTATTCGACAACGGTATAGTCTATCTTTGATTGATTATGGTACGGCCATTGGCATTCTTGCTGCACAATCAATTAGTCAACCACTCACCCAGTACATGCTTGATAGTCATCACCGTAGTGTTGCTGGTGGTACTAATAAATCAGGAATAGTAAGAGTTTCTGAAATTTATGGTGCAAGAAGTGTTGTAGAAGAGCAATCAAGTGCAATGCTATTACCACTGCAACTACAAAATGATAGTCTTGCAGTTGCACAAGAAATTGCAAATAGCATTGAATTTGTCACACTTCGCAGATTTACACAACAGTATGAAGTTATACTTGAACCTTATGGATCACTTGTGTACCCGCAATTTATCAAAGATTCTACTTGGATTAATGAGTTTGAACGTGCTCATCCCTTAGTTAGACCACCTGGAGATCTTACAAACTGGTGTTTTCGATTTATAATTGACAAATCGGCTATTATTCTTAAGGCAGTAGAGCTTGAGCTTATTGTCAGGCGTTTGCGTGCAAGGCATCCAGGAATTTATGTCGTTCATACTCCAGAATCTGTACCAGAAGTTATTATTCGGATTTGGCAACGAGCTAGCCAATTTAAACGTGGTGGCGATGATGAAACTCGCATTCGAGATTTACTTGAAGAAGCTTTTGATACCCCAGTGCGTGGCATTCGTGGCATTCTTCGGGCATCTGCAGAAAAAATTACTCGAATGCAAATTGCAGAGGATGGTGCTCTTGTTAAAAAAGATAGAATTGTCATTTCAACAACAGGTACAAATTTATACCATGCACTATTACATAGTGCTGTAGATACTACTGCGGCTATTTCTACAAGTGTTGGTGATACTGTTAAACTATTAGGTATCGAAGCTGGAAGATCAAAAATTATAAGTGAAACTAGATCTTTTATGTGTGAGAATACTCCTAACCTTCGACATTTATATTTATACGCCGATGAAATGACTCGTACTGGAAAAGTCACTTCGGTTGAACGTGGCGGATTAGGTGCACGAGAACATAATAATGTGCTACTTAGAATGTCTTATGGTGCACCTATTCAAGTAGTTACAGACGCCACATTAGCAAATGCTCGTAGCAAAGTATATGGCATTGCGGCGCCCCAGCTACTAGGTAGTATTCCACAAATAGGTACTTTATATAATGGGCTCGTTATTGATGAAGAATTTGTTCGATCTAATACTAAATCTGTTGATAGTATTTTAGACGAGTTGTAAGGATACTCCATATCCAGGGTGTGAAAGTAAATTTGAGGCTTTTCCAACTTCAATACCTAATGAATAGACATATATAAGTAATGCTAAACATAATGCTAAAATTATTGCCGTTGCCACATGGGGATTCATGATATGCTACGATCCTTTGGTTGATAATATGTTACTCCAAGAAATTGAGCGAGATCTCTTTCGGTTTTAATCATAGATGTATTTTTTACCCTATGATTATTTACAAACAGCCCATATTGGTTTAACAGCCAACCTTTATTTTTAACATATGCTCTAGTTCGAATATTAAATTCTTTTGGACCAGTATAATGATACAATGCATATGGCTTTTCGGTCATTGTGGTAATAAAGAAATCTGATTTATATTTATGATTTTTTTGTTGCAAAATACAAGATCTTCTACGAGTTCCTGCCGCATATACACTAGATATTATTAAATTGCTCTTTGTGTCTGGCAATAACTCTATAGAATCTAATATCTGTATTAATGATGGAGCATCCGCATCGGGTATAATAACTAAAAAATCTATGTCTTTAACATATTCAGCTTGACGCCGAACACTTCCCACTGGTATTACTTTAAATTTACGCCTCTTACCATTTATATTAAAAATAATACGCTTTACAATTTCAGCGGCAATATCTTTAGCTTTTTTAAGTGGAACTGTTTTAGGTGTCGACATTTTTTAAATACAATATATTTTATATTGTAATATTGTAATATTGTAAGTAAAAAAAGCGATGTTAATTGTTAATTACACACCACCACTTAGCTCATCAAGCAAACCATCATAATTTTCTTCAGGTTCTGGAGATGCTTTTCGAGTCGACTTATTAGTATTTTCTATAGCGACATATGGCATATCATATACGTCCATTAAACCAACTTCGCGGACAACTGGAGCATCGACAACAATAATTTCTGCCTTTACAGGTATAGACATTCCCATACTATGTCCTGAAATGCAATCCATTGTAATAATGGCATCAATAATGCTTCGACTCTTAATAAATTCATGAACATTATAGTTATTTACTGGCTCACCATTAACTTTACCAGCTTCATACTTTTGTTGCCCATCTGCTATATATGGTCGACTTTTATCAAAGATTGATAATTGTGCAACTCCAGTAATCTGGTCAAAGTTCATTGCAACTCTTGTTATAGGATTTGGCAATGGTAGACCGGCATTCTTTTTAGCTTGATCAGAAACAAATTCCTGAACAAGACTAACAACTCTTGTATTTGGTGTAACAATAACTCCTTTAGTCAACAAGTCTAGCTCTTTCTGAGAAATCATTTTTCTCAGAATAGCAACATCTCCTGCGGAAAGGATTATACCCCCTGGATAAGGAATCTTTGTCTTATCCACAAATGCTGCAAGTATATTTTCTATGGTTATTGTTTTGTCAGCCTTTTTCATATTGGTAACAGTCTCAACGAGACTACAACCTCTCGAGATTTTCTCTCGAGCTTCAGTTGCAAATGCTTCATTGATCAAGTTTGCAACTTTATAGTAGGGGCTTTTAGTTTCGATATCAGGTAGAATTGGATTACCATCGTTATCTTGTAAGAGCGTAATACCATCTTCAGCTGTTTTTACTTGTGCTCTGTACTCTTGAAATTGCAATACCGGTTTCTTATTGCGCTTTTCAATATTTTGCTTAGATCGTGCAGCAAGTATAGCAACTTCTGCGTCACCAGCAGGCATAATTTGCCCAGTATGTACTTCACCATTAACACGAATAACTAGACTACCTGTCACTCCATTGGCATCAGTATATTTAATACTTATCCATTGAGTGCCATTATTTCCTTTCCGGACGCAATTCCATTCGAATTTAAGTGCAGATGTCCACCAAACTGTATTATCTTGATTATTATTTTTTAGAGTTTCCAATCGTTCCGCAACATCATTTGCATTAAAGATAATTTTCTTTGAATTGGTAGAGTTATTTTTGCGAAACTGAGACATTAGTTATAAACTGAAAGGTTTTATGATGTTAATAGTTAATATACCTCTAAATAGGGTCTATTCAATTTACAAAAAATTGATTTTATTAGGTAAAATGCTGGTTTTTAGCACTGTAAAAAAAAGAAATTTCAAGACTTTTAATAGTAATAGTCCGTAAAATCCATTGCAGAAATAATAGTTTTGCGACAACAATCATAGTTTATTTTAAGCTTATCAAGGATATCACTACAATCAATTTGTAGCCCTGCATCAGAAGTGGCTTGAGTTGCAGTTGTGTTTCTTTCAGAAAGGATAGATTTTACGCGATTTGCCCGAAGATGTTTAAATAAATCTTCAACTTCTATCGGCAATCCACACGAAAAGCATACCACCGGGCACATCATTTTTATATGTATGAATTTTAAGCATTCAATTTACAATAAGTCTGTAACCGCAGGTGGCAATTTACCATGGCTGCGAACATATAATTTAAGTTCATTTAGTGTTCGAGAACTGATGCCATTAACGTTTGACATTCTTGAAGATTCTTTCAGTTTGTTTAATTTTTCTAGATTTCTTGAAGCATAACCGACACCACCAGTTGTCACCTGATCTCTGGTATAACCAAAATGCATGAACAACTTACTTTTAAGAAACTTATCTATAGCAAATTCTACTACAAGTGATGACCCACCACATTGGTCAGTATTAATATTATGTACAGTAAGTTCATCTGTAAAATTGTTTCCGGGAAATGTCTGCCGAATACCACATACCATTTGTGTAAATTTTTTAGCGTTTCCTTCCAATTTAATTAAAAATTCATTTGCCCAAAATCTAAATTCATCTATCCATAGCAACTGGTCAAGTCCAAAAATATTAGTATTTGGAAGAATATTAGATAACTGACCAATTTTATTTTCTTTTCTAAGTCTTTCATATAGATCTTTTACTGATCCGACCAATAATTCCGCTGAGGGTTTGTTTGTGCCACTCATTGCCGCGCACAATTGTTCACAAAGTTTAGCAACTTCAGCTTTAATGTTTTTTTGAGCATTAAATACTTTTGCCTTATCTGCTTCATTTTTATTGGGTTGCCAAGATAAAAAAGCCTCGTACGTCTTTCCAGCACTGAAACCAAAGGAGTCTAGAGTAACCAATGGAGTGCCATTGTTATCAAAAATACATTCTCGTGGAACAAGATATGGTGGATTTGTTTTATATGGCTGCAATATGATATAAAAACTAATCATTGGATTAATATCCATCAATGGAATAATATTTTCCAATACATTTTTATGATTAAGTTCTAAATATCGTAGAAAAGAAGCAATTGCGCCAAGATAAGGGTCTACCATATTAGTATTTTTAGTCAACAAAGCTTCACCATACTCACATTCAATCTTAGTTGTAATTTCTATAAGTTTATTTAATCCGCCAGATGGACTAAAGTTTTGGTCAACAAGACCACCCGTTATTGAAGTATTACCGATCATTAGGGGATCACCTATCAATACGTCATTACCGTCTAGACGCCATACGCCATCAGGATCTTCCGTTTTCTTTGACAATGTAAACCTTTTTTTGTTAGAATTATTTACAAGAACAATAGTCTTGTTTTCACCGTCCTTAGCTGTAAAGGTTGAACCATCATTTGCTTCTACGCTTTGACCATTGACGATATTTGCAGTCTTAATAAGCAACACATAAATTAATTTATTTTTATCGGAGGGTTTTTCTGCTTTTTTAATTGCACCAATATGCTCAGTATTAGGATAAATAAATGTTTTAAAATCATCATCATTAACCATATTTGCCTTTTGCAATATCAACCCACGTGTTACTTGATCAAGATCTGACTTTCTAATCCATTCAGATAGCGACGACATAATTTCTATCTATATAAGCGGTACAAAACTCTTAATATAGCTATTATATATAAGCTTCTATTGATATTTGTAAATATAACTTGATGTTATATATATATACTATGCAAGCTGTTTTATCCCATTTGGACTTTTTTGCCACCATATTATAGTACTGTAACACATAACATTACATAATTATGGGGGCAGTCATGGGTGTCGTAGCTGCAGAGAATGCAGTTAATCCAGACGGTATTGAAGCAAAGAATTTTGCTAAACAAGGTCTACAATTCACTAAAAATGCTGCCAATGCAGGTATTAATGCTGCTAATGCAGGTATTAATGCAGGTATTGATGCTGCTAATGCAGCGACATTTGGCGCTGCAAAACTTGCAGCGGGGGTTGAAAGTGTTGCAGATAGCTCTGCTCGTATTGTGAAATCCGCCGAAGATATTGGACAGGCCGGCGTAGATGCAGCCGAAAAAATTGGACAGGCCGGTGTGCGTGTAGGTAAAGCAGTAGCGCCTTATGTCAAAAAAGGTGTTGAAACCGGTCTTAGAGCTGCCGAAACCGGTGCTGAAGTTGGTCTTGAAGTCGGTGCAGTAGCGGCAGCGGCAGCGGGTGGTGGTTTTGCATATGACATTGCACAAAGTGTATATGGTGGCTATTCAGGTGGTAGTAGTTATTCAGGAGGCTGTGGGTATTTTGGTGGCGATAAAGACGATGATCCTATCCTGAGCATTAAAGATTTTTCCCAATCACGTGCGTTTGAAACAAAGGATCAAGTAATTAAGCAACTTGCAAAGGCACTTAGCAGTGTTGGCATTAATGTTAATGAAAATGATGATGCAGATACTATTGTTAAAGCTTTGGTATCACAAATTCCTAATCCAAAAAATGGGAAGACATTTTCTAGTGATGCAGAATCTCAAGCAAAGGTGTGTAAAGCAGTTGCAACTGCACTTAATAATGTATTTACGCCATTTGCAACAAAGCCAGAGGACAAGCTTATTGATCCATCACTTGGTACAGTTGAAATGTGTCGACTTGTTGGGGAGTGGGCCCACAGTTTTTCAATTGGCGTTAATACTGAATTTCTTGCCGTTCATGCAAGTGTCAAAAATGCTCTCCGCGCCGTAGTAATGTATGATGGTGTAATGAGTCAGCTTTGGTCTAAGATTCAAGATAAAATGCAACTGGATGATAATATGGATAGAGAACTATCACCACTCATTGAAGTTTATAATAGGGCTCAAAGTGAACGTCGCCGTCAAGAACTTTTGCTTAATAATATTCTTCATACAAATCTTGATCCAGCAGACAGAGAACTGGCAAATGCTATGGCAGATGATTCTAAGCAAAATATATTGATTAAAAAGCTTGGGCTTCGGCCAGGTACCACTGAATTTGCAGATACACTTGCAATGGCGATTAGTGGATTGGGAACAGCTGCTAGCATTGCTCAAAGAGTTAATAAAGCCCTTAAAACCGTTGGAATGAGTATTAATGAGTATCTTTCGGGTAAGGATTATAAAGAATTTCAAAATATGCTTGATTCAAAGTTTGAGGAACTGATAATGAATAAGAAGAATTTAAATTCCAAAGAAATTCATAAATTTCTTAAAGCAGCCGCGACAATTCGGGATAGCTTTGATCACAAAAATGATAGTCGATTTAAAAATGCACTTAATGGTCGTCAAGATAATATTATGGGTGGTGCTGATGATGATGAAGACGACCCCGATGGTGCACCCATAACTTCTACAGGAAAAATGGTCAAAGAATTTAATGCTGAGAAAAAGAATATTATTAATGAATTTGTTAAACGAATGTCTAAAAATTATGAAGAACTACTCATTCCAATTAAAGCAATGTCTCGTAAGCTTGGCACTGAAATTCCAGTTACAGACAAGACTGATGTTCTTAGAGATTCTCTCGTCAGACTATCTGAAATGTATGATGAACATCAAAAAATAGAATTGTCACTTATTGGAGCGTATAAAACCGCCAATGATCGCCAAAGAAAAGCTAGGTATGTAAACAATCTTCGAGCACTTGCTGTTGCATGTTCAAGTCTAATGGAAAATGCGTTATATAGTTCAGTTACAAGTTATTTCGTGCAACTTAAAGAGGCAATTTCTAAAATTCAAAAAACTATTGATTACTTTTCAGATATTATTACAAGTAAATATGGCGGTGAAGTTGAAGGTGGTGGTGACGATGATTTACTTGCAGGTGAAATTGCTAAAAGCACTCTTATTCTAAAAGAAGTTGTTAATGAGTTTGCATATTTTTATTACATTGCAAATGTAAAATCAAACTTTGAGCAGACATCTGCTGAGCTTGATAAATATTCAGTTAAATATAATGAACTTTTGGGCGATGCCGTAGCTTCGCGTATTTATACTCTAGAAAAAGACTACAGAAAAATTATGGCTAAGAATTTTAAAGAGACTACTGCAGCAAGAGGCGACGATGATGAAGAAGCTGAAACATCACTCCTGGATCAAGGTCAAGGTGTAGGTCAGAGAGGTGTAGGTCAGATAGGTGTAGGTCAGAGAGCTGCTGAAGAAGTTGCTTTAGGTGGTACTCCAGATGAGAAAATCAAAGCAGCAAGAAAAAAATGGATTAAAGCTGAATATGATTGTAAGATTAAGTTTTACAGGGTTCTTCAGGCAATTGATCTATATATGAAAGCATTTACATCTGCAATTGTTAAAGACCCTAATGCGGTTCGAGACATCAAGAAAATTCTTGATAGTACTCAAGTTATCGCTAGATGGTTTAACGAAGAGACTGGCAATAATATTTGGAAAAGTTTTGAGATGATGGACGCAAGAACTTCTGAAAATGTCAACACGATTAAGGAATTCACATCTGGTCATTATTATGAATTTGTTAGGGGACAAGAAGTGCGCGCGACTGCGAATAATATACTGCATCCGCTCCCGACGCATCAGTATTCTCAAACTTTAAACAGCGATAGTTCTGAAAAAAATACTCTAACGCAAGCACAAAAATACATTGACCAATCAATTGACTTTTATCAAGGTTTGAAAAATCTTGTAAATGCATTTATCCGAATTGGTGATATTTTTGGTGGAAATGAACTTCATTCACAAAGTTTTATGTCACCATCTCAAATCTTTCAGGGCCTGACAAAATTCTTAAAACAAAGTGCACTATCATCTGATACAGACATTAAAATCGTTACATTCTCAGACGTAGATTCTCCTAATTTCAAAGTAGAATCTATTTATTTTGCTTTAATTATTAAATCAATGGCAGCAAAAATTTTAACAACCCTTGGAGTGTATGATATGTTTGAAAGATCAACGCCTATTACTGAAATTAACCATACTAGGATTATTACTGGTGGTGCTTTAGAAACTCCAGAAGTTTTAGAAGGAGCATCTGAGCTATATTTCCGACTTCCAAGATTGATAGAGTTTTATAGACGTTTTTTATATTGGGATGGAGAATCTGACACTGATGTCTACAAAATTATAAAAGACAGTGAAGACAAATATAAAATTGCTATGCTTCCAGAATTGGAAGGTATATTTGCAAATATTATTCGACTTATCTTTCAAAAGGCAGTTAGTGCTGATATTGGAGAGTATTCAGATTCTGAGCTTCGCAATATAGTTGTTGAAATTAATCATATTTATTCACATTTTCATGAAAAGAAACCCGGACAGGCTACTAAGTCTGCACTTTCCGAATTTGTTATTGAAATTAATAGACGATATGGTGTTATTAAGAAAAAAGATATGCAAGATTATTGGAAAATGATTAGAAAAGAATCTAAACCACAAGAATTGTCTAAAGGAAATGATACAAATTACGCTATCCTTCCAAATGAAAATCAAACTGAAATAAATCGTCGGGCTCCAAGCGATAGGTATCTAGTACAACAGGCTAATGCTATTGATTTTGATTCAGGATTACCAATCAACCCAAGAACTCAAAAGACGTTTGACCCTTATATTGGGAGAATAGATCTTGAACTAAAAGGTGCAAAGATTGTGGCTAGAACACTTGTCGAAAAATTTAGAGAAGAATTGGACAAAGTCTATTCTAAATCAGAAACAAATTCTCGTGGTCGAGCTGTATATTCTTTAATGATTCACCAAGCTGAAATTGAAATTAAACAAGCAGCATCTGCTGATGCTAAACTAAAAATTGCATTTCGGCTGATTCAAGGTGCAGATAAAATTGCTACTGATATAAATAAAGCTGTTATGTTTCACGAAACTGTAATTGTCGGGCTTAGTTCTTTGAACGCAATTTATGTAATTCTTAGTAGGTTTAGTGATAAATTACTAACCATGAACCCAGTTACCATTGAAAAAGCTATTATGGATGCTAGTTATCTTTTTACTCTTGGACTTACCAAAAATAATAAACAAATTACAAATAAGATTTATAGCCACGACTTGCCGGATGATATTAATGAAATGATTAAAGAAGTTTTACCTAAATATGCTGCTAGCCGCTCTAGTAAACTTACTATTGATCCTAATAATATTTCAAGTACATCCACTTGCTTTAGTGAATATATCGATAGATCAAAGTATGAATACTTTACACCTGGCCGCACTATGACCGTTAAATCTCTAGAGGATAGAAAAGCACTTCTTGCTTCTAGCTTTATCTATGATAAGACTGGAGATAGATATGCTGCAGCGAATGACAATTACGAAAATATTTTAGTAAATTCTGACAATTTGTCTTTGTTAGGCTCTATTGAAATAACTGGTGGAGCTGGTGGACCTCAAGTCCTTATCGAGCATCTACAAAACTTGAAAGTTATGGCTTATAAAACTGTTAAGTATGATGAAATTATGACGGACTTTATTGAACTTGTATATGGGCTTTCTACTTCAACACAAGGATTAGTTGAAGTGCGTTTTACTCAAAATAATAATGATGGATATATACAATTTGGATTTTCAAAGCTTAAAGAACTTGTAGAAAATATAATGATAGACGTTAAGTTATATTTTGAACAATTTAGACCATACTTTTCTAAAACACTTATTGAAAAGTATGAAAATAAAACTAAGGTAGGATCAATATTTTGGCTAGAAGAAAACCTTTTTGATAAAATGATTCGACCACCATTTGATGATAAACTAAAATCAAATTCTTTAAGTGGAATTTCTAGGAGAGCTAATTCAATCTTTCAAGGATTATTAAGAAATCATGGGTATAAACTTAGAAAGAGTGACCCACAATTAAATTATTCTATACGAGATCATTGGAGGGTCCGGAGCATTGTTGATTTTAACGAAGGTGATGATGTCAAACTCTGTCATCACGCATATGGTAATGCACTTAGTCAACTACTATATTATGGTGATGAGAGCTTTCTATATAAGAAATATGATGGATATGACAAGTCTACGTATCCACTATCCAACTTAATGTCGACCGGTAGGCCAAATAAAGCTACTACTAGGGATCCTGAGCCTGAAATGAAACATCCCAAGATGGTTGATGACAATGCAACTGTAAGATATTTGTTCTATGATAGTGAAGAATCTTTTACCCAACATCGTAGTATTTTGTTTTTATTTAATCAATTAATGGCCAGATATCTTAATACTGTGGTAGACAAATCTGGCGAAGAACGTGTCTATTTTCCACTTATTAATTCAATTGCAAATGGTGTAATGAGTAATTCCGTTACAAATCCTGGAAAAGAAACATTTCCAGATATTCTTAGTATGCTTGCTGATGATATTAGCCTCAAAATTGGAGGTCCAAAGCCAACGGCAATATTATTTCATTCATTAGCACTAATTCTACAACGTCTTATTAAAGATTCAAACCCCATAACTCAAGTATCATACCATCTTTTATCAACATTGACAGATGTGCCATTATATATGAAAGAATCTTACAGAGTTAATCTCCCAGGATTTGTCAAATTATTTGATTTCGTTTATCAAAAATGTGAGTTTATTAAACAATTTATTCAAAAAACTCCTAACCTTAATTTGTCTAAAATGGAATTACGTGATATTCGCGATAATAAACTAACAGTAAAAGCTGGCATTGAAGTAGGAGGTGACTTTACGGGCGTGCCCAGTGAAAAGGTTAATGTAATGTTTCCTCGAGATTCATTGTCTGGGATTAAAGAGTTTAATGATACCCTTAGTGATAAAGATGTAAGAGAATATTTCTTAGAATTTATAGATTCAGTCTCAAATGCATGTTATGTAGTGTCAAATTCAGCCATAGATGTTTTGAAAGAACTTGGAGATATGCCAGTATATGGTCAATTATATGAAAATTCAATTGAAATGTATCAAAATAGAAATGGTAAATTGCCGTTGACGCCAATTTCAATAATATTTTCTTTCTTGGCAAATATTAAAACTTCTGGAATTTCTGGAGGGACTCCAGAAGATATAAAAAGATCAGTTTTGTCAGATCCTTTAGTATTTCCAAATAAAACTTTAGGAGATCCTAAATTTAAGCTATTATATGCAAATCGGCAAGTAATAATGCAATCTACACAAATCGGTTATGATCAAATTCCTGGAGTGAAAGCTATAGTTGATACATATAATAGCGTTTCATCATCTACTGACCGACTTGACGATGAACGATACCTCAGATTTTTAAACAATGTGATTACTGGAGTAAGATTTGTTGTAGATATTCGTAGTTATAAAGTACAGATGACCAGTACATATTGTTTTCCAAGCATTTCCTATATTAGTACTGCCACAGCTACTGCGGCTGCCGCAGTAGCTGCGGTAGGTGCCACAGTACCTACTGCCGCTTTAAAAATTCCTATAACGAATCTTGCCGACAATGCAACTGTAACCATATATTTCATGGACAAACTCCCTAGTGCAATAATTTCTAGTTTAGAGACTGCAGCACAGACCGATACTTATACGGAAATTGCAAAGCATGTTGATGGTGATAAATCAAAGAGCACAGCTAATGATCGTCGCCAGCAAGAGCGTGTAGATAATCTTATGGATATGAATATTATTCCTATCAATGTTCATGCATTAATGCGAGATATTCCTCTTGTAAATTTATATAATTATGATTTTACATTTAACCAAATGCTTGATGATATGTATCTTAAATCTAGCACAGCAGAAAATAGTACTAATCTAGCAAGTCAATTATTTATAGAGTTAACTAAAGACCCATATAAAGCCCTTCCTAGCAATGATACTGTTAGGTTTGCAGCCCTCACCACAATTTTTGACGGAGGTGGTAATTTGGGTCTAGGTAGGCCCAAATTTCTCTCAGATCAAATCCATAATAAAGTCTTATTGGGGGGGGTATACCTGTCACAAGGTCAACCAATCAGGTTTACTGACAACCATCTAGTAGTAGTTAAAAGGTTTAATACAACTTTCATTCGCAATTTATTCTTTATTACAAACATAACTCGTATTGTCCGGTTAAAACTTAACAGGGAACTTTCACAAAGTCGCAATGTTATTGTATCGTCACATTCAGCAGTTGCAACTTCAGTAACAGAATATGGAACTGACCCATTTGGTACGGACGAAACATATGACAGTACAAGGCTTAATGGACAAACTAGATATAACGACGACGACGTGGCAATATAGTAAATATTATATATATATAAATGTCAAAGCATCGAGCATCTAGAATAGCTGCACCTGGTGCTCAGAGAATTACATTAACTGGAATAATGGCAGTTTCTGATGACTTTGATAGAATAAGAGTATTATTGCTGGACGATTCATGGAAAAAATTACCACAACCATCAAAAGATGGTAAATGTCCATATACTGTGACCGCAGAATCTAATGATGTCCGCGCAACAGTCTGTGTTGTTGCACCATTGCATCGAAAAAAATATTGGTTGCAACTTGCAGAATCTTTAAGAGGAAAAATAGTAACTATTGAAATGACAGTACGCCACTTTTTTTTACCTAATTCAGAGACTGCAGGGTTCTCATTTGATCTTGCATATTTGAAGTCTTATCAATAGTAGTTATAATGAAGCCCTATAACAAATCATTTGCACCTAAAGCATTTGGACAGCACAATACCGGTGTAATTTGTTATTTTAATAGTTTTATGCAAACTCTTGCTGCATGCACATCTTTTACCCAAGAAGTTCTTCAGAATATCAAATATCTTCAATGCACCGCAACTGGAACCGCAGTTGTAAAATTTGTTATGGCATATTCTACTGAAACTGCTGCACGGGAAACTTTACCTAATAATATTGAATTTTTATCCGCATCAGTATTGCATGCATTAGTATCAGACTTGGCGATACGAAGACCCCATGTAAAGTTTGGCGGTGGTCAAGAAAGTGCAAGTGAAGCGCTTGTTCACTTACTTGATATGATGGAATTGCCAACAGTTCCAAGTCCAATTACTAATTTATTTTTACATAGATTTCGATGTAATATCCATTGCTGTCGATGTAAAAACATTGTTTCTAAAACAACCGACTATGCTGTAAATTTTGAACTATTTCATATCGATAAAGATAATAAACCAATGAATATTGATACTTTCTCAAAAGCTATTCAAACACAAGTGTCTATAACAGAAGATTATAAATGCCCTGAATGTCTATGCTGTGGTATTAAACCTGTAAATGATAAATGTCTGATTTGTAAAAAAACATCGACTACAACATCGGCATATAGAACATATAGTTTAACAATGGTACCTGAAATTGTCTTTTGCATGTTTAATCTATATGTCGGTTTTGGTGGTTCTCGCCATGTAAGGTATTTTCCAGACACGCTTGAATTTCCATCATATGATGGTGGTTCACTTATTTATAATATTGTTAGTCAAATTGAGCATTCTGGCTCATTATCGGGTGGGCATTATTGGGCTCGCAGCCTTCGTGCTAATAATGAAGTATTTACACTTAATGACAATGGAGTTTCTTTAACGGCATTTACCCCGACAGCAAATACATATATTGTCGTGTACCATTATTCTGGAAAAAAATAGGTTTGTACTCATATTAAAGTCCAATCATTTTGAGTATTTTTTTGCACCTGACCTTCTGTTATAATTTCAAATGGTTCACATGACTCAAATGGTTCAGAGTTCTCATAACAAGGCGCTACTAATATAATATCAATCACATATGTGATTAAATCTGCAAAAGCCTCAATTTTAATTGAGGCGCTTTCTAATATTTTTTGAAAGAAAGTATAATATTCTGTCATGTTATTTTATATAAATGTTTTAATTTTAAGCACACATTTAATCTGTATGGTTAAATTTAAATTTAGGATTTTTCTTATAAGTACCTTCATCGTGCTCTGTAAGTTGCAGTGGATTTCGCTGTTTAACCGATTGCGGCCTTCTTAGTCCTGTAAAATGAACGCTAGCTTCCATTGCCTCATCCAAGTTGTCGACCGTCATTGCTGTTCCAGTAAAATTTCCGAGACCCTTTGTAAATTTTTTGTGATTATTTTTTGTCCTATCATCAACAACAAGATCATTAATGTATTGACCATAATCAATAGTTGGTTGTGGAGTATGATATTGCATTGTATCGGACTGCGGATCATTTGAAAGTTCAGTGTTAAACTCACTGGATTTATTAATATTGGAAACTCCAACCCACTGTGCATGTTCAGCTTCGGCGACTCGTTCAGGGTCAAAGTGCTCATTGGATCTAGAATACTTTTCACGTCTGGGTGCCACATATGCAACAGGTGTACTATTATGCTTGTGGCTAAGACCTGAACTATACATTGGGTGGTGTGTAAAATTATCACAATGAGAATGATGCTTCTTTTTATTACTACCATAATACATTACAACGACCACAAGAATGACAAGTAGTGCAATTAAAACTGCATCATGGGACTCCATACTGTTAATGACTTCAGACAACAGCAAGTATTATATTATGCATGAACCTTCTGCCGGAAAAAGAAAACTCTTATCCACTTGCAAATATGATACTAGTATCATAGCAATATCATAATTAAATGGTCGTATTTAAAATGCTACCATTCACAGTCAGTTTTGCTGCGGCAGTCGCAATAATTTTATTGCGATCCACGCGAGAGGGTCCAGGGGTTACACCTAATCTGCGATTTTTTAAATTATGAAGATGGTTATTATATACAATATTACGGCGACGAACTAATTGAATTGCAACAATTTCAAACCAAATTTTTCTAAAGCCAACCAAATCCACCTTATCATCTTCAGAAACACTAATAAGAATATCTTCAGATTCTGGTTGATTAATCTCGGGCTGACCAATCTCGGGGCAGACTATGTGCTCATTGTGTCGTTTATTTAATGTGATACGATAGAGATCAGTTTCATATCGAATAGAAATATCTATTATAGTAGGTAGTATATCGACTAAGATAGATCTTTTTTCTGCCTCTAATCGATCAAGTAAGCTAGATTGTGCATGATGAACAATATTAGTCTGATGTCGACGACGAGTCATCACACTAAACAAATTGTTTGAAGAACCTGACTCTGAGTTGACATCTAGACCATTAGATGTAATTCCAAGTCTAAGTGCGAGAGATTCACACCAATTCTCTCCAACTAAAGTTTCTGAGTAGTTATCCGCACTACCCCAGATATTATTCACAACTGTTGACATCGGATCTTCAACTGTGTCTGTTTCATCATCAAATGTTTCGAAACTAGTCCATTCACCGTGAAGAACTTCGGAAGCATCAAATCCAATTTGTTCAATAAGCAAATTTCGAGCAATAAAACTTGCTTGCCCAAATGCACGACGATATGCATATCCGCGCTTTTTAAGCATATCACCATCAAGATTACTAAGTCCTTTTACAAAGTTTTCAAGATATTTCTTTGCACTTTTTTGCGATAATTCATCTATTTTCTTTTCAGTAAATCGCAAACTTGGAGGTGGTTGAAATATAGGATCACCATTGATAAATCGAGCACAAAGACCAACCACATAGCTGATCATATAGAATGCGACATCGATTTCAAGTCCTAGTTTGCGAGCCGCACTTGCAAATTCCATACGATCACCCTTTTTCAATGCCGATTTGCGACCTTGAAGATCAAATGATGCTTCAGTTTTTGCAATTATATAACTAAAACGCTCACCTGGTTCAGGTATTTCATATAGATGAGCTGAATCTGATTCCTTTGATATTTCAATCGCGTATTTACCACGCATGCGCGCAATAAAGCGTTGAACCGCTTTATTATTTTTGTTAGGCTTCCATGCGTCAGTCTTAACAAAATGATCAAAATTCCATTGTGTTCCGTTTACTACAGCATCTCGCAGAGTATCTTCGACAATTTGAAGTAAAGTTCGATTATTATCGAGCGACATACAAGCCCACATAATACTATATCCTATTTCACGTGCAAGTCCTGGTTGTCCTTGTTTGACAACATCAATACCCCTGATAAACAGTTTTTTAGGGTGAAAGTTCACTTCATTGAGGTGAGGAATTCCAAAGTATTTTTTCTTACCAGTAAACACAACTGGATATAAAACTTCTTCATAGGCCATCTTTAAGTACTTACTTCCATTATTCTCATATAAATATTTATTTACATCATCGCGAATTTGATTAAGAGCTCTCATGGTAATTCTTACCATGGCAGACATCCATTCTTCACGACTGATCCGTTTAGCAGCATACTCAGCATCACAGTCTTTAAAGTATTTATTTGGCGCAACTAAATAAAGTGAATCAGTATCACCATATTTGATGCGAAATCCATTATTTTTAACAAAATCTGCAACCAATTTTATGTTATATTGACCGGCTGAAGTAACACCACCTGCTAGTTGTAGCAAGAAGAATGGTGATAAACTATTACCAGCCTCACCATAAAATGTGTTCATGTAAATTTTTAACGCATTTTGTTTAGTATTTGCACAAGTCCAGTCAAAGCATGCTCTATCGTATTCGGCTTTGATTGCCAATTCTGAATTGGCAGTTGCAAGGATCTGTTCTGCACATGCAATTTGTTCAAGTGCGATACGATTCAAACGCCGCAAATCTGCCATTTCTTCTGCAAGAGTACTTCCTGGTGAAATTTTTGGAGGTTCTGCATTAGGCTCTAATGCACGACTTGTACGATCATATTCATTTCGAGCATCCTCACATATTTTTTGTAAGGCCACTAAAGAATCAACGTTATTTTGCGCTGCTTGAGCAAATACAAGTTCAAGTAATTCTTTAGTGGCTCCATGTACATTAAGAATTGCTTTCATTTCAGCACGTTTTGCAAATAAATCGATAAGTACGCTTGGAAACAATCCAATTTCGTCAGAAATGTTTTCATGTTGAATTGACCACCCTCTAACGGTACGTCCATTAAATGGAAATTCAATTAGGTGCACCTTGCGACCTTTTTCCTGCCAAAACTTGGCTTCATCTTCTGAATCTAGAATTTTGTCTGGGGATAAGTTATATGTCATAATAAGTGATGGGTATAGAGATGCAAAATCTAGACCGGTCGTCGGTCTATCTGGGGCAAACTCATTAAATGCAATATCAATATCATTTTGACATCCAGTTTCTATAGCATTTTCTATAGCGGTCAATCGTCCAGGATCAGGAACAATTCCTTTCTCTGGTGGAAATACATATGCACCAGGATACTTACCACTTTCTTCACGTTCAAGCGGAATCATACTTGTCAAAATATTACGACGCCACGCATATGCGCCAAGCAAATTACAAACTTTCATACCACCTGCATAGTAATGACTATCAAACAAAGACATAAATGCAAGTGAACTAGTTTCTCGATAATCATTAATAATATTTCGTCGAACAAGTAACTGTTGACATCTTACAGCATCAATGACGCAGTAATGGCTAACTTGACGCATATGTTCTGCACAAATACCATCGGGTTCACCTTCGGTTTCTAATGCGGATTCATAATATTGCCACATTTTCTTGATTGGCATATCCACTTTTGCCGCAATCCCACTAATTTCAAGATAAAACTTAAGAGAACCTGCCTTTGGAGTTTCACTTTTTGGAAACAACTTTTTATAACATACCCTAACATCAATGGGAACACATCCAGGAACTTTAAGATAACTACTATAGAACACTTCCTCAGCAGTTATCTTGATTTTCTTATCAGCATTATAGTTCCATCGTAAAACTGCTTCATCTGAGAATATTTTACGAGGTGTTGCTGTCATTTGACCAAACATCCATCCTAAGATATTTAGGCGACGAGCCTTTTCTACGATAAATGGCCAGTCATAATTACTATCATTGAATCCTGATTGAATATCAGGTGCTAATGCCCTCCAACATAGTGCAAAAGCTTTTAAGATATTTGTAGAATTACCACAAATAATAGTTGTCCAGTTAGGATCTGGGGCGGTTTCAACATCAACAATGCATATTTGAGCTAACGGAATTGGATCATCCTTCCAATGCACCGTTATCGATATCATAAAACAATTGTCCCCATTATATTCTGCATTAGGAACATCTCCGGTTCCACGAGAACTATGTGTTTCTATATCCCAAGCCATTACAAGAGTACGGTCTTTGGAAAGAAGAGGATTTTTAGCTTTTGTTTTAGATGCGGCTTCACGTTTTTCTTTAGAAGCCATTGTGTCAATAAGCGGTTTATAATTAGAAACTGGCACACGAAATGTATGCGTGCATAAAGGTGATTTTTGAGTCGGTCCCGGAATATACTCATAATTACTAAGAACGGCCCAGTCACTTAGTGGAAGTCCATATTCACGTGCGGCTTTGCGATAATAACACGTTCTATCGTCAGAAGCGGTAGTAAGATCTGCCGCTATAATAGCAGCAAGTGCTTTTTTACGTTGTTGGACATTTGATGTATAAATACGTTTGTATGGTTTTGGTGCTATATTAAAACCTCTAATAGGATATGCATTAATTGATTCAATGCGAATATCATCAATATCAGATAGAATTAATCTTAGTTGGCTATCAAAATTAGCTAATTTTGATAGCGGAACTGCAACGTCAAAGAACACATCTATTCCAGTAATTATAACATCTGCCTTTGACCCATCCATCATGGCACCAAAAACTCGAAGTGCATAAACTGGAACTCCATGAATGTATTCATTAGTTTCTTCAATGTCATTTGGCATAAAGAATATAGGTTTATTGGTGTCTGCATGTTTTTGTATTGTTGCAGATATTCCATTAGCATCTGTAGCGGCAACTAGTGTTTCTCGAGTTGGAATACCTTCAATCCAATCACCGCCATTATATCTAACAATTTTTCCACCTTGACCAGCTAGCCCACAATCTAATTCAAAATCTTCGTTTGGGGCATCTTCGTTATCATCCTCTTCATTCTCTTCAATGTCACATTCTTCAAACACATCCATTTTATAGAATTATAAATACACCTTTGCCCATTTTCAATTATTATGAAAATGTATTGACGGAATAGTATCATCATATCTAGGATTATAATTGACTTTGAGACCACAGTAATACTGAGGATTAAGCTCATAATTTGAGCTAATGTATATATTTGCCAATTCGGCCTCTTCCAAAAGAAATTTAAATGTTGACCAAAACTCAAGTGGGTGATCAAGTACATTAACTGCAACATGTGCCATTTCATGTAATGCTACAAACATAAGAATATCCATATCATGAATGTCATTAGAATCGACTTCTCGCAAACAAAGTGCAATAGTTTGACCTTTATCTAGCGAATATGCAGTGTCTCCATCTGGATCATGTGGTGAATTTTCTATTAAATTATCCGGATTGTACCGCGATAGTAAAAGTTCTACTGCTTGGTTTTGTTTATTAGCATACTTTCTTCGAAGCATCCGCAAAGTATCAATAATCCTTTCATTAATAGTTGCAAGTGTATCTGCCGCAAGTTGATGGGATGTATGTTGTTTATGTATTCTATACTTCATACCATCAACTTGTGAAATTATTTCAGTGGTATTCTCAATTGAGAATTTATCATTTTTTTTAGTAGTTAAATAAATTATAACAATAATACCAATTAGGATCAAGATAGTTTTATCAAAACTCATACTTTTTATTTGTATATTAGTATGTCTAGAAAGAGGCCAGGTAAACAAGAATACAAAAAAATAAAACATCTTACAACACCTGAAGATATCAAAGCATTATTGCCGTATGCACATCCATTAAGCTGGTATAAGCCAGGTAGATTGATCACTGTAAATAATAAAATGCAGCAAAATAGTTATCGATATATGCTTTCTGCAAAACCAGGTAAAAGTTTTGCAGCTGGATTTAAACCACAACTATCTCCAGCAAAAATGCTACAGATGGGAGTTTTTGAAGGTAAATATTTAAATGATTGTATTTTCGAATTTCCACGAGAATGGTATAAAAAAGCTTTACGCGCTAATAAATTAAGTCCTAATGCCCCAAATATAATGGTCAATGAATTTAAGATAAAATCAAGACTATCACTTCGCAAATGGAAGCAAAATGGTTGGATTCCAATAACCAATGGCGATAATGACGATCGAGGTTGGTTTCAATGGTATTGTAGGTATTGGATTGGTAGGAGAGATGTGAATGTTGATGCTATTCAAATTGCTAGATGGCGCACATTTACTCGCCATAAAGGGCAAATACTTGCTAGCTATGTGCGATTAGGGCCTAAAAAACCAAAAACTCGTGCGCAAAAAAGATTGCATCGCCCTAGGCAAAGACAAGCATTATTGCAATGGGCATATCGTCCATATGCTTGAAGTTTTATAGGTTTAGATAAATACTAAATTTATACTATAATGGAATCTAATTACTATGATGACAATCCACTATATATTGCACAAGTGGATCCATCTACAGGACTTTATGTTCGTGCATTTTATTTCTTAGGATTAGTTCCTAAAACTGTTCTTAATGCGGCACAAAAAGCTCGTCCGAGTCGCACTGATTCAAGAAAACCAGAATGGAATGCAACAGATTCAGCTGTTTTACAAGCATATTATGGAAAAAATTGGAAGAAATTATTGACTCCTGAAGATCCTCCAGCACCAGAATTATCTGGACTTTCACAGGCACCATCGTTCTTTGCAAATCGTAATCAACATACATTTATAGGTGGTGCTGAAGAAGAAATATATTTTAATGATATTGATGAGATTGATGATGAAAAAGATTATACACCAATTAAATTTAATGAGAGTTACACAACATCGACAGAAGTCCACACTATAGGAATTCCAATTTATACAGATATTGCAGTTGTTCCTGAAGATACCATATATGATTTAAAATTAAAATTATCAGTGGCATCAAATGTCCCTTTTTATCGCCAACATTTATTTTATTATATTAATGAAGAGGGCCCAGTAATTCCGTATAGATTTACATTAGATGCGGCACCAGTACTAATTGATTGGAAAGCTATTATTCCGACCTCGCGAAGTACTGTAATAGCTAGAATTGCGGTAGATCCAAAATATGAAGTGCGTCGTGAAGGAATTCGAATTGAGGCCCTTGACACTTTTAATTTAGTAAGTCCTGTTAAAAATTTATACATAACTCGCGCATACTTTATGGATTTATTTACAGTAATACCACCATTAAGGTCACTTGAGAGACCAAATGACGGTTTATCCGTCATACTTCGTGATAAATATCAATTTGATATACTGTATTATGGTGGTATTATACATTATTGGCCACAATTAAGTCCAGATGCTTGTATTATGGCATTATCAGATCCAACAAAAATTATAGAAATGTATCCTTTGCTTGATCCAGATATTAATATACTACGATCAAGATTTGAGCTTGAGCGTAGTATTTCGACTAGGGCACATAAATGGCGAGCTTCGTCATCAAAAAGTGCTAGACAGTTAATCGCTGTTACTTCGGCAACAATTCGCATTATACCTAAATCAATAAGAATGCGAGTTAGTATTCGCAATGTTTTTGATTGGATTCCAACTGCAATTGAGGTTTCTGCATCATGCGCGAAATTTAACATAGATTCATCTACATTAACTGAGTCTGGAATATCTAGTGAACTTATGAAAAATGGTGGATTAGTAACAGTCTTTGCATCAAAAAGGCATGTAAGTAGTTATGGACCACGTACAGCACCATTAATTGATTGGTTTATAAATAAAGTTCCACGACAAGAATCCGTTTCATATGCTATACCAAGAGAAAAGAATTCTAAAGATGGATTTTATTGGGCAAGTACTGGGCGGCAGGTATCGTATGCTTATTTATCAATATTTGTGGATGGTCATATTGATATAACTGCAAATTGGCGAGAAGATGATCGAGTTAGTTTTTCTGATGTTACATCAGAAATTGCAATTATCGTTGATCCAATAATTAATTCGATAAATGCTATGGGAGCCGCAGCATTTCCAATTGGTGGCGAATTATCATATACTTCGGATAAATCAATGCTAGGTGCAATTACAATATCATCATTTTGGCCCCATGCAATTACAAGTGAAAACTTTCGCGAAATCAAAAAAAGATTTCGTGATTATGAAAAAGCTGGTATTGTTGGAATTCGTGGCCTTCAACAGGCTGGTGCATATACATTTAATTTTTATAAAGGAATTGTCGCGTATGATTTAAGTCTTGCGGATCGTGCAGAAGCTAGTGCGCGTACTGCAGATATACAAAATCAATATGCATGGTTGACCGATAGTACAGTTGCAACTAGATGGTCGGTTTCATTTCAAGGTAGACAAATTCGCATTTACCATAGAGCAACCGATTTACGGATTGAAATTATTAAAGCAGATAGCCTTATGGAGTTTGAAATTATTCGAAAATATATATTTTCATTCTTAGATAATCTTTTAGTTGGCCCTAATAAAATTCGTATTGGCGTAGAATCTAATAAACCTCAAGATGTAGTTCAATATAATAGTGCATCGCATAGATTACGTAGACTACAAGAAAGAGATTCTAACCTCTTTGACTTAAAAAAATATAACCAGAGTTCTACAGTATACAGTGTATTATGCCAGTCTGGCCGACAGCCTCAAGTTTACAATGAGAGTGAAATTGATACATTATCTTCTAAAAAGAAATCGTCTTTGATAAAATACTGGAATTTTACAGATAATTCACCAGCGTATTATGAATGTCCTGATAAAAAATATCCACATCTAAGCTTTCGAGCAGGTCAACATCCACTTGGTTACTGTTTACCATGCTGTAAAAAAACACGAGCCGCCGTGGGATCTAAAGCGGCTCTAGTAAACGAAAATTGTTTAGCAAAACATGCATATAATATTAATGATGACTCAATTTTATCTAAACACATTCTTACATATGGTAAAATTATTGCAATAGGACGTATTTCAGATTTACCAAGTGAAATTAGTGAAGGACTATTTCTTGATTGCATTCCATTGCCATATAAAATGCAATTAATTGGAGTTGAACAATCAACTCCTGCAATTCCTAATGCAGGGTTTGCATATGCACTTGCATATGTTATAGGAATTGGTGATGATTCAACCGATAAAGTCCTTTGTACCTTAGCAGAAACTGCGGCTTCTATGAAAGAGACATATTATGCATTAGGAAATGGTGGTGGTGCAGCATTTTCAAGTGCAAATGATCTATCAGATGCAATTATTAATTCTTTTATTAGAAGAGATGATAATTTATCACCATTTGCACCAGGAGGTAATGCATCTCAATGGCCTTATATTCTTACAGATTTAGCCAGGCATGTATATGGTGTAGAAGTTATTACAATTGTTAACCAGGGTGAAGATAAAATATCTATTGATGTTACACCAGAAGCAATAGCAGGGATTATTAATGGCTCTGCAAGAATAGCTATTCTTGCAGAAAGTGAAGCTGGTGTTTATCCAGTAGTTGTTGTAAATCCTAAAATTTATTTACAAACCCCACCAACTGAAAGATGGATGATTATTAGAAAAACATTTGGAGATCTTGAAAGTCCTGATGCAATTATTGATACAATTGCAGAAACTGTAAAACATATGATTATTCACAATACTAAAAGCGCAACCACACTGGATTTAGATTTTATTAATAGATGGTTGTTGTCTTATACTAAATATACTATTAAGGCAAGGCTTATTAATTTACATAATTTATGTTATGGTGTTCTTGTAACAAATGCGGGCGAAACAGTGTATATTCCAATTATTCATTCGGCCAATATAATTGATGGCACTCCTATTATTTTTGGCCCACGACCTGAATTATCATTACCATCAAAGGCACTTAATACAGTTATTACTGAGATTAACGAGTTTATTAAAACGCATAATGAGGTCTATGAACCAATTGTTGTAGTTGCAGTTATTGTCGATTTTAAAAATGATGCAATTGGATTTACATCCGGCAATAGTAATCCATTATATTTCTTTCATGATGCTGTTATTAATTATGGAATGAGTGATACTAAATACCCAACTATTAAATTTCACTATGATAGTCGTGAAATTGATATGGAAATTTCACGACTATCATACACTTACACACAAATAGAATCAGTTGCAAATACTCGTAATAAATTGTATAGATTATTTCTTGCTGAGTTTTCAACAATATTAAAATCTGAACAAAATGAAAAAATTCGTTCGCAATTATTTTCAATACTTAAGAACACAAAATATGATTCTGCAAAATCAGTCTCAATACTTCGACGAAGACTTACTGAAATTTTAATTGATTATCCTGCAGATCTTCAAGTAGTTCGTGATGCTGTTTCAAGAGCATATGTTTTAGACCCTCAAGATCCTGGAAATGCTGCAATTATAAATATTAAATCAACTAGTTTTAATTTTGATTTACAATTGATGGAAAGTTTAAAACTTTTAAAATCTCATGATGAAATTGTAAGTCGGTTAAAAATTATTATGGGTCCTAAAATTATGGAAACTTCTGCAGATGATAATGTAATTTCAAACATGTATGTCTCATGCTCTGAAGAATCTACATTGCCAAATCCATTATGTTCCGATAATCGACTATTAATACCAAAAAATAGAATTAACGACTTTTATGATATCCTTGCTGCAGATATAAGAAATCCAAGTAAGACTAATATTTTGGCGGCTATAGCCGCAGGAGTTATTGATCCATTAACTTTTATAAGAAAGCCTGGGGAACATTTGAGTTTTAAGATTATTTCATAAACTCCTAGTATATACCATGATTGCTGAGGATTCTATTCCATTAAATGTAGTTAAAAAAGTTGATAATAATATAACAAATAATAGTCCAAATTTACCAGAAGTAAAACTTAAAGTTTCAAATATTAAATTGATTATATCACTATTTGTCATATTTATGTTTGTAGTTAGTGATGTTTTTACTAATAATATTATCAGTAAATTTGGTGAAAATACTTTATCAGGTCGAAATCCAACTGCATGGGGTGTTGTATTACAGGGTATTTTTCTAATAATTTTTTATATTCTTGCAGTTTACTTAACTGAAAATAATATTCTGTAGATTTACTCATTATAAATATACTCAAAGAATTCGTCAAATTCATCATTGGTTAAACTTGGTATAGGTTGAAGCTGAATACGCTCTAACTCTCGTCTGGCGACTTGCCGGCGCTCTAAATCACGCCGAGGTTGCAGACAAATAAGCATTGCCCAATTATTTATAAATAATTCTGAGAAGAATTCATATATTCTAGATGCAGAATTGATAGAATCTGCACCTAGAATATTAATCTTACCTTCCTGAAATATATTAATCCGCGGAGCTCTATCTTGCCCCCGAAAGCGAAAGGACACTTTGACATCATCAATCGGTGGTTTTGTCTCTCGGACTGGATATGGTGGTAACACAATTTTAGACCATCCTGCAAATTTATTTTTTTGCGCTTCAGATAAAGTTGCACCTTCAATAACTTTTGTTTCTTCAAGAATATTTAAATAGATCGCCAACATACGCAAATTGACTAAAATCCTAGGTGAGTTTCGGTTAATCCGAAATTTATAATTTAACATTTTAGGTTGCTCAGTCACAGCAGTAATTTGCAAACAACTGTCTGGATCTTCAGATAAAGGGTCTTTAATTCCAATTTTAAGATCATTAAGGTACTTAATAAATACATTAAGAACCGCATGACCATCGCTAAGATCTGCACAAATAACACCTGGTACTTGAGTTTCACCGGTTGTTGGAAAACATTTTAGCTTATAAATTTTATCTTCTCTAATTCCTGGATGATCAATTGCCAATATTGGCTCAATTGCACTGCAAAAGCATGTACCATTGCCTTGAATTTTTCTAACTCTACCGCGCATTGGCGTTTTGCGCTCTACTGGAGGTTTAGGAAATTTAAGCAAATGTTCATAACCAGGCTGACATGCATGCCCATAATTACTATTTAGTGCAATAAGTGGGCCATGCAAACTAGCACACATTATTTCAGTCAACTTAGCTGGACTAATGTTAATGTTGTTAAATTTTGCAACATATGTGCAAACGAATAGAATAATAGATGTAAAAGGCCCTTGAGCGGGTAATGCTAAAAGAGTGCTATCTTCTTGCCATTTATGATCTGCGATAAAATTCTCTTTACCATTGTCCATTGAATAAACTATATATATAATAGTTCAATTTCAGCTATTAAAGCAATTATACTGATATTACTAGTCTTTGTCTAAAAGACCTTGAAAGAATTTTAATTTGAACAAGCCCTTGTCTCAGTTTACATAGGATTCAAAATGGAAGAACATTATAAACCCCCACATATTCTTCGATTGCCAGATATTTCACTTTCAGATTATCAATCGGTTGAAGATGCCGCCGATGATAGGTTGTTATCTTCAACTATGAATACTGTTTCTTTAAATATTTCAGATCTTTCAATTAACCCACCTGATAAAATTCCAAGAGTATTTAATGGGATTGACACTTGGTCCCACCGTACAAATCTACGATGCTGGCAGTGTGATTTTGATTTTGATGATCAACCTAAATTTGTTCCAACATTTGTAAGAGAATCCGAAAATGGTGGAATAGAATTTGGTGTGCTTGGAAACTTCTGCACATTTAACTGTGCAGAATCTTGGATCAATATTAATTTTGCTGGAAATGAAGATCAACGTTGGAGAGCTCAAGATAATCTTTGCTTAGTTTATTTCATATTTACAGGCCGTCGTGTACATCGTATTCTTCCGGCACCATTAAAAACCGAATTAAGAATTTATGGTGGTGATCTTGATGCGGATACTTTTAGAAAAAAATTGCGTGATCTTGATATCTTAACAGGAATATGTGATCATACATTAGGAGGCATTCTCCCTGAACGTGAACGACCGCCAATTGTTCCTGAAAATATTAGAATAAAATTAGCAGTCACATCATTAAAGGCTAAAGGCGCTCCAATTTCTCGCGAGACTAGTAGTAATAGTGTATGGAAAATTTGTACAAATTCATTATCGAATGAAGATATTGATGATATCCTTAATGATCTTTAAAAACAAAGAGATATGTCTTTTTCATCAGGACCATAGATTAAATACCCTAGCACCTGCATAAAACTATCTGCAATATGCCCGCGAAGGCTTGCGGGGGTTGTTGACGGAATTTTTGTACCAAAAAGTTCTTCGACTAATGCAAAGTTATATTTTGCATGAGCTTTATTTGCACAATATGAATTCTTATATTTTTCTGCAAAATAGCAATAACGACCTTCTTCTGATAAAAAAACTTTATTTTTTAAAGTTGGTCCAACTATAATTACATCTTCTTCGGCAAAAATAGTAATTAATGCAGCTGCAACTGCACGTGCTTTTGCATTTGGACCCATCTGAAACTCAATTACAACTCTAAGTCGTTCTTCTTTAGGTACAATATTATTTAATTTAGGGCGGATACGACTAGATACATATCGGGACACTTCTCTTAACCTTTCAACCATTGAAATATCACTATCTGCTCTATTAGGAAATAAGTCAATAGTTTCCCCATCTAAAAGTTTTATAAAACTTTTAGATTCTAAATCTAGAGCGGCAATAATAGGTGTAATATCATTAATTGTTTTTTGCAAAATACTTACAGTATTTTGCTCTGTAGCTCTGCGGATTATTTCTCGCAAGGCTTGAAGTTGAGTTAATATAACATTTTTTCTTGATAACAATCCTTCTAAATCAATACAACTTAAACTAAATGCAAATGTTTTTGTTGCACAATCAAAGCCAAGATGCCATTTAGGTCTAGATGTGGACATTTTATTTGTTATTTCTCTATTTTCTTTGTTCTTCAACATCTAATGTATGATTCCAAGCAGCATATTGAAAGAGGGGTGTGAAGACTATAGTACGGAATATCAATTGACATATAATGAGTAAATCTACTCGAAGTTCTCAATCACATGTGGCACCTCGTATTGATGCCACAAATCTTGCAGGTATTACAACTCTTATGAATCCCCAACATGTCAAACTTGGGATTAAACTAGATGATGCTGAAAAATCAGTTATGGGTAAGTCAATGAATAGTGTAAAAAAATCAGATGGTGATCCAGTACGTATATATGCGGCAGAACTTAATCAGCTTGCTGAAGAGCTTGGAATTGATTTATTAGATGAAGATACTGGACCACAACAACGGCCAATTGCACCTGTTGTCAACACACTAGGCATATCTACGAATAATAGGGTTGCTAGCCTTATTGATGATATTGATCTTGAAAATAAATCCGCGTCCGAGGAGTGCGATTGTAATTCTGAATGTCCAGATGACTGTGATTGCGAATGTCATGAAGATTGTGATTGTAATTCTGACTGTCCAGACGATTGTGATTGTGAGTGTCATGATGACTCATCAAATTCTGGAAGTCGTGATGAATCACAATCATCCGGATTTGATGAATCGTCAAATGGAAGTTATAAATCTAAAAGTTCATCTGCAAATGTTGATCGCATTATTTCTAAACTTGAAGGTGATTTAGGCATTAAGACTGATGGTAAACGAGAGCAAAGGCATAATCGCATTCATGGCGGGACATCTATTCCAAGACTAGAACGCCATAAAAGTCATAACATTACTCAAGAGCAAGAGAAACGTCGACACATTAACAGTATTGTTGCAGACATTCGGGGTGAAACTAGAACTACATTTGGCGTTGAAAGGGAGCGCATTCAAGATATAAAAGCATCAAAACTTGAGCAGATTGGGCAGCTTCGAATGACTCTTGAAGAAGAAGGTATTGATTGCAATAGTGTTAGTAATCCTTCATCGGAAAGCCCAATCGAAGAAATTGATTCAGTGCTTAATATATTGCGACTTAAAAACGATCGAAATCGATATAGTAGTCTCGCCGAGGAAGTTATATTAGGTTTTGCAGAAGGTATAGAAACTGTTTTTGATGGTAGTCGCACAGTTCCACTTGTTGGTTGGCGCCCTGATTATACTGGATACCATAATACGGTAAATGTTAAATTACACCGCATGCGTTTTGAAACATCTCAAGTGGTTGGCAACATTATTGAAAAATATAATGTCGGACCATCAGCTAGGATTGTTATGGAACTTCTCCCTAGTTTCTTTCTATATCCACGACAGCAACAAAAACAAAGAGGCGCGCCTGGTTTGTCAAATGATCCTCATATTTCTGATGCGCGTAATGCAATGGGATCTATTAGGGCTTCAGATGAAAGGCAAACTCTTGATGATGTTCGCCGGCTATAATATCTTTCTATCGCAAGAATTTGTAAACGCTCCAAATAAATAACATGGATTGGGCGTCAAATGATTATACCAAAGTCTATGCAGACACATTCTTCACGCCTGATTATGGTGGGATAACACTTAATAATAAGCAAAAAAAAATGCCACTAAAAAATTATAGACCGCTGCCATTGACAGATTCATATTATCCGCAAGGTATCAATCAAGAGTCAATTACTATGCAGCATTTGAAATTTATGCTTTTGATTATTATTGTAGTACTTTTGACAATGTCAATTATATCAACACGACAACTATCTCGCAATATTGAAAATTCCATTAGATTTAATAATAGATTATTTTGAATTAGTTAATTTTGAATTTACTTTTATTGCATCTTCACGCTTTACAAATGTTTCAACTAGTTCTAGTTGAATTCTTTTTGTCCTAATTAATGTATTCATAGCTTCAATTTCTTCGCTATTAAGATCTGTCATCCATACAATAAATATTTTTGTATAATCTGGCTCTAATACTATTCTTGTTTCAAATCCTCTATTTTCTAAACTTCGCAGTATTGTACTATAAACAATTCTTTGAGCATCTTTTTTATCTAACCCTGGAAGTGCCAACATTGTAGGAAGATCATGCGTAATTACATTTCTACCCCAAGTGCGATCTGCCTTAAGTAGTTTGTCATCTATAATCTGAAGGTGTTCTCTAACAACTGCATCAAGATCTTTACCTCGAGCCCCAGATTTACTAAGTTGCTTTGCCGTTACAGACATAATATAAAAGTTCTGCACAGAGGTCTCCAAATTACAACCTTTATCAAAGTAGTATTATACAATATTTTAGGGTATACCCTAAAATATAAGCGTTATATACAGCGTATTACCAATGTCTGCGGGAGCGGTGTTCAAGCTTATTGCTAATGACGGCAAAGCCGATCGAATGATCATGGCAACTAAATTGCTTAATCAGCGAATCCGAGATGTTATGTGTGCGCGTGCAAATGATCAAAAGGATGATGTGACGCCTACGCTAGTTGATCTTGAGCGAACGCATATTTTGTATGTTAATGCACACTTTAAGCCGTTTGCCGCAATTGGTTATGAGTATAATAAGGTTAGGTCTCAAGCTGGAGCTGGAAACCTTGGTAGTGGGGTACAATTTAGCATCCCTCAATTTGGTGATTTCTTCCATGATATGGTCTGCCGTGTGCGACTTGGTGGCTTTTCTTCTAGCGAACTGCTCACGCCGCTACAAGGAAGTGGTGGTGCTAATTCCAAATTTCCATTTAATAGTACTGCAACAGCGTCCGGCATTACTACTACTACATCGTATAATATTGTTGATGCTTTTGGCACACAATTGGTTCAGGGAGTCGCTGCAACCCCAAATGCGCAAAAGACATATCGCAATTTTGTTCGGTATTGCGAATATCCTGGAAATCGGCTCTTCAAAAATGTTAAGTTTGAAGTCAATGGAAACCCTCTTGATATGTATGATGAGCTAGTTCCTGTCATGCTTGAGAAGTTTTGCACACCACCGCACAAGCGCACCGGTCATGATCGCCTTGTTGGTCAGGAAGTTCCTCTTAATGGCTATGGTGGACTGTCTGCTGCACGCGTTTCTGATGAAGATGTGGCTGGAACGCCTGTGGGTGTTATTACTAGGGGTGGTAATAATCAGCAAAGTAATCAGTCGGTTGCATTGTATTCCAAGCTGACCGCCACGACGGTTGGAACAGGTACTCAGAATACATTCTTTCACCAAGGCAACGTTGTGCCAGCAAATTCAGGACTTAATAAAGATCCTGCTAATCAGTTTGATATTTCTCGAAAGCTACATCAAGTGGTCAATGGCCCTCAAACGCCAAAACCATTCCAACCGCCACTTGAGATTTGGAATAAGTTGAGGTTTTGGTTCAATGATGATGTCCGTCTATCCATTGCTAGCGTCTCAATTCCATTTGGGCAGCGCTATATTAATATTGAGCTTGCAAAACAAGAGCTATTGGCTTTTGAGTATCCTAGTATTTATTTGCAAACCATTGTGGATAGTGGTAGCACTCGCACAACTTCGTATAATCCAATTATGCAAACCGGCACAGTTACCCCTATTGATGTTTCTACCATCGAATTGTATATTAACAATATCTTTGTTAATCCCGAAGTTCATGATATTTACATTAAGCGAATTGGGTTTTCACTTATTCGAGTCTACCGCCAACATCTTCAAAAGTGCAATTCCAGCGACATGGATGATAAGCTTCTCTCCCAGCTTAAGTGGCCGATTGAATATATGTTTGTTGGCCTGCGTCCTTCTTGGAATGTTAGCGTATCGAATAGCAATGCCTGGCGAGATTGGCATCGAATGACACGTGTAGTCGATGCAACATCTGACGATCCTTTGGGCATGGTCTTGCCTTCGGGCACGGGCGCCTCGGTGTTCACCACGAAGACTAGTGAGATTATTCCTGATAAGTATTATTTGCCGGTTCCTACTGTTGATACAATGACACTGTCTTCTCATGGCATTATTATCTTTGATGGGTTCTGCGACACTTTCTTCAATCAGTATTTGCCGTTCCATTATGGTGGTACTGCATTGGTCACGCCGGATGATCCGGGCGCTCTCTTTATCAATATGTCTTTGTTCCCTCGCAGCTATCAACCCAGTGGACATTTGAATATTTCTCGCGCTCGTGAGACGTATTTGAAGTGGACGACGACTTATGTCTCTACCAATTCTACTGCGGATATGATTGTTGTTGCGGTGGCAATTAATTTCTTGTTGATCACAGATGGTTCCGCAGTTCTGCGATACTCGACGTAATTGCACATTTAAAAAAAAAATAAATACAAAATAAAACACACACAAAAATAAAACACACACAAAAAATAAATAAAAGTTAATTATATTTTTTGTGTCTTTAAATTTAGCTTTGTATGTTTGTTTTTTGTATTTAAATTTCTTTAATCGTAAGTGTCGACGTCGTCAGTATTTTATCATCAGCAGCAGTACCACCTGCTATAAACAATTGAATTGTTGCCGCATTAGATTTCATATAAATATTAAATTTCAAAACTTTACTTTTAACAGACCCACCTGCTGCAAAAGTTATAATAGATTGTTTTACACGAGTATTGGCCGCAAGATAGATTTTATCAATGGAGTCGTAGACAAGGTTGGGGCTTGAGGAACTAACCCCAACTTCTAGTTGGTTTGTTGGGATTCGATTTAAATCTACGGTAAATGTAAATTGATAAGTTCCTGCTTTAGTAAACTGAATTGTACTAGCACTATTAGGATCAAAAGGAACACTTACACTAATCTCGTTAACAATATTTGTATTAAGATTAGTGGCAATCGGATCATCAGGAATAACTCCTATATATCTGTCCTTGGTCGGATCAGCTATGGGATACTCATATGCTACGGTATACGAATTTGTATTAGGATCTAGTGTGGTTGTAGGTGGTGCCACTTCATATCCATTAAAATAGAGTTTATCTTGAACATGATCTATCACAATTGCATTATTTTTTCCAATAGAAGTATATGTTGTACCTCCACACTTAAGTGTTCCAGATGGGTTAAGCCCTGCCATTCTTGCTATAAAGATAAAATTTTAAAAAATGAAATTTTATCTTTAATTGCAGATTTTTAAATTTGCTGAATTTCTATGGTAGTTGTATCTTTTACAATATTGCCAACATCCCCTCTAAATGCAAATCTTACATTACTACCACCATTTTTAAATAAAACATGAAATGTAAATGTTTTTGTAATATCACCAGAATTAAAATTAAACTTAGATTGATTTAATGGATATTCCGGTGCAGTACCAAATACTTGCATAAATGAGTCATATGCATTACCATCTGAAGTTAGTACACATTCAATTGGCGATGGGCCAACTGCTTGCATTGAAATTGTAAATTTCAATGTCGATGGTGATGATAATAATACATTTATTTTATTCGATCCTAATGTGATTTTAGGATTATCGCCAGATATGCCTGTAAGCTGTGGGTAGACAATATCATCAGTCATTGCAAGATCGGCACTAATTTTATATTTATTTATACTATTATCGACAGCAGCGTCTGGTGGAATTTTAAAACCACCAATATAAATATTTTCGCCATTTTCGATTATAATCATTTTACCAATGGCAGTAAGACCTTGACTGCTGATATATAAATTTCCAGAAGGATTTAAGCCAGCCATTGTATTTTAATGCAATTAAAAAAAGTAAGTATATATTTAACCTGTAAAAGGTCCTACATTATAAATCATCAATTGACTTGTACTCTTAAGTATAAAATTTGAAACATCATTATATAATTTAATTTTTACAGTAGCATTGGGTGTTGCGTATATATAATATTTATAAATATTATCACTTACATGCGGCTGATCTATTACAGATTGTAAAATGTCACTTTCGGCTTGTATATAATTTCCAGTTAGTATATTAAGTACTGTATTATTTACGGTAGGCACTAGTGAAAGTTTGTAACCAGCTGCAGCTTCAATATCTAACGAAAGCTCAACACGGTAAGTACCACCTTCTTTTAATAAAAAGTAATGACCATCTCCAAGGAGGTCATGATAAAATATAATCTTATCTAATGGCGAGTTTTCAGAAGATGTCATCCAAGATATATCATATCCAACTGATGATGGATAGTCGACTTGTGGTGTAAATATATAATTACTACTATCACTTGGTGCTGGTAATGTCCACGCTTTGCCATTTACATAAATTTGCGATGGTATAACACTATTATCTACCACTAAAGGTCCAAAGTCAATACGATTTGTATTTTTAGTGCCAATTAAAAGGCCTCCACTAGGATTTAGACCAGCTGATGATATAATTGAAGGACTAGTATGTGGTCCTGCTACAGTAATCGCAACTTTATTAAAAAATACTTGTGGTGGTAATGATGTATTGTCTATAACTAGTGCATAATCAGCACCAATAACAACGCCTTCAGTATTTAATAGTCCAAGACATAAATTTGTTGGGCTTAAACCTGGTAAGATAGACATTATATTTTAGTAAATTTTAGTAACAAAAAATATATAAAACAACATAAAATTTAGTAAATTTTAGTAACAAAAAATATATAAAACATCATAAAATTTAGTCTTCTACCGGCGGCGGCCACTCTCCAATACGTTTTATTGAAATTTCTGTACCAATTTTATTGAGCTGAATAGGGTCAATATAAGAAATAATAGTGAAACTTGAATTAGAAGACGAAGCGTAGACAAGAAATTGTCTACTGTTACTCAAAGTGCTTGTACCACCATTAAAAATAAACTCAATTTCCGAATCAGGAATATCTCCTGAAATTGTTGGTATGCTTCCATCTGCATACGTAAAAGTTCCAGGTGCGCCTCTTAAACAAATAATTGTTGTCGGACTCTGTATTTCGCTATTATTAATGTTAAATTTAACATTAAATTCATAAAGACCTTGTTGGGCTATTACTAATACATTATTTTGACCATTACCTTGGCCGTCAGGTATTGAACCAACTGTTACGATAGTACTATTATTTACATTAATAAACCGCAAAGTCTTACTTAGTGGACTAAGATTAATATCACTATTATCCTGAATAACATTATTCTCCAATATAAATTTATCACTAGTATTCGTCAAACTACCTGGTGGTACTGATATGCCATTTATATAAATTTGAGGTGGTACTACAGTGTTGTCAATTTTTAGTAGACCCATATCGATTTCACTTGTATTACTTGTACCGATGTGCAAAGTCCCTGTCGGATTAAGACCCGCTCTTGAAATTATATTGGGAAAGACTGTTGGCGTTCCAGTACCACTATAAGTTTCTCCATCAATAGTAATTTCCGCAGTTGCGGTAGTATTGTTGATTTTTATAGCATTCCCAATCAAAACTTCAATAGTATTAATTGCCCCAAGGCATAAAGTTCCTGCCGGATTTAGACCCGCTGTCGACATTTTTTGTCTATATTTTATAATTTATAACAAAAAAAATATAAATAAAAAACCATAAACATTAAAATTATGGTAGTGGCAAATCTCCAATGCGATTTATTGTAATTTCTGTGCCAATTTTCTTGATAGAAATAGGATCACTGGAACCACTTCCGATAGTAAATGTTGCAGAACTAGGCGCCGACGTCTCGGCTTGATTAAGAACACCTACAGTAAATGTCTTTTCTATCATAAGTTCAATATTACCACTACTAAAAGTAAACTCAATGTCTGAATTTGCGATCGGTGCGTTTTCGGGTGTCTGTATAGTCAAGTCATCGAAGTTATAAAAACCCGTAAATCCTGCAGCACTATCAGGCATCAGCAATGCACGTAAGAAGATATTTTGAGTTTCTCCATTCCTTGTAACTTCATTATTTATTGTAATCTTAATTGTAATTTGATAAATCCCATGATTTAAAGAAGCAAAAGCTAGTTTATTTAAGCCAGCTACTGATACATTAGCAATATTATCTACATTAGCAATAAAGATCAGATCCCCGTTTATAGTACTATAGTCTCCAGTTACATCACCTTGCAATGTAAATTTATCACTACTAACTGCTAAACCACTTGGAGCTAGTGCTATTTCATTTATATAAATTTGTGGCGGCACGACAGTGTTGTCAATTTTTAGTGGACCCATATCGATTTCACTTGTATTACTTGTGCCGATACGCAAAGTTCCTGTCGGATTAAGACCTGCTTTTGAAATTATATTAGGAAAGACTGTCTGCGTTCCAGTACCACTATAAACTTCACCGTCAATTGTAATTTCCGCAGTTGCGGTAGTATTGTCTATTTTTATAGCATTTCCAATCAAGACCTCACTGGTATTAATTGCGCCAAGGCATAAAGTTCCTACCGGATTTAGACCTGAAGACATAACTATTTTTTGAATATATTTTAGTAAAATATACTAATTTAGTTTTACTAAAATATTTTATTAAATTAAGATGTTGGAGGCCAATTTCCAACACGTTTTATTGTGATGTCCGTACCATTTCTATTAACTCTACCACGCAAAGTATCAGTTGCGAGAATAAACTCTGAATCAGTACTGTTTGTATAAACACGGAACTGTTTATATCCGGTAAATGTGGTATTGGAATTTTCAGCATCAAAAGTAAACTCAATACTTGAACCTGGAAGTTCACTATTTGCGGGAATCAAATTATTATTTTTATCAGTAAAGTTTGATTGAGTATTTGGTCTTGGAGTCCAATAAAACTTCGCGGGGGATGTCCATGTTCTCTTATATATGCTAATATTGACCTGAATATCATAAATACCAGGTGCAACTAATGATAAAGCACGTCGAGTGACGTCATAATTTTTTACTTGTACAGCACCAGTGTCTGAGTAATTCCAATAAGTTGCTATAGGATCTGTTGTAGCCTCCGGGGTAGTATTATATTCTTCTGCTGAATCATAATCCTGATCCAATGTAAATTTATCACCATTTGTTAAACTACCTGGTGGTACTGATATGCCATTTATATAAATTTGAGGTGGTACTACAGTGTTGTCAATTTTTAGTAGACCCATATCGATTTCACTTGTATTACTTGTACCGATGTGCAAAGTCCCTGTCGGATTAAGACCGGCTCTTGAAATTATATTGGGAAAAACTGTCTGAGAGCCATTGCTAACATAAGCATACTCTTCACCGTTAATGGTAATTTCTGAAGTCCTATTGTCTATTTTTATAGCATTTCCAATCAAGATTTCACTAGTATTAATTGCTCCAAGGCATAAAGTCCCTGCCGGATTTAGACCTGAAGACATTATTTTTGAATATATTTTAGTAAGAAAACTATTCAAAAAAATATGTCAAAAAATTATAAAGCGCCAATACGTTTTATTGAAATTTTTGTGCCAATCTTGTTGATCGTAAGTCCGCCTAATGGGTTAACAGTACTTACAAACATTTTTGTAACATTAGTGTCAAAATAGACACGAGTCCCAGCTGCCGCATTAAAATTAAATTTTTTGTTATAATAGTGCGATGTCTCAGCACTAAAATCAAAATCAAGTAGTATATATGATTCTACAATTGGGTCTGAACTTGACGATACGACTAGATATAAATACGCAGGAATTCCAAAACCACCACCAGACCCATTTGATCCAGCATTTACAACATTAAGATCCATATTAAATTCATAAGTACCACCATCTACTAGTTCTAACATAGTATAGCGAGTAACTGTGTCTATCTCTCCCATAAAATTTGGAGGGAGTGTAACTAATTTGCCAATAACTCTTATATCATCATTACCATCTACATTGACAAAAGATACTTGATCACTTAAAGTATCTTTATCACCAGTGCTATCTTCGGCCAATGTATAATCGTGCGCTACTGGTATCTCAATCGGAGGATATGCCACACCATTTATATAAACTTGGGGCGGTACTACAGTATTGTCAATTTTTAGTAGACCCATATCTACTTCATTTGTGGTAGATACACCAATGTGTAAAGTTCCTGAAGGGTTTAAACCTGCCTTTGAAGTTATGACATTGTCAAAGTTTAAAAGCGTGCCGGATGCATCAGGCACTTTAATTTCATGGAAATATATCTCTACAGGAGTTGTATCATTGTTTATTTTTATAGCATTCCCAATCAAAACCTCACTGGTATTAATTGCGCCAAGGCATAAAGTTCCTGCCGGATTTAGACCTGAAGACATTTTTTTTTGATGAGATATTCAAAAAAATAATAAAAAATATCAAACTTATTTTTACTAAAATTTATGGTGCTGTTGGCGGCCAATCCCCAATACGTTTTATTGTAATGTCCGTACCAATTTTATTAGTTCGACCCGCCAAAGTATTAGTGACAATATTAAACGCAGAATTAGCACTGGTTGTGTAAACAAGAAACTGTTTATATCCTGTAAATGTTTCGTTAGAAGTACCATTAAACGTAAAATCAATACTTGAATCTGGAAGTTCATCGTTTGCTGATATCGGATCATTAGTGTCATCAGTAAAGCTTGATGTAGCATATTGTGTTGGAGTCCAAAAAAACTTTGCTGGTGATGTAGACCAATTAAGCGCAGTTATGTTAAGATTGAAACGAATATCATAAATACCCGGTGCAACTAGCGATAAAGCTATGCGAGCACCTTCATAACTCTGAAATTGTACAGCATCAGTTCGTTCTGAATAATTCCATTGAGTTATTAAAGGATCTGATGGATATGCATAATCATAAGTATAAAACTGTGTCTCATCTTGTAGTGTAAATTTATCACCAGCATTAGTTAAACTACGTGGTGGTAGTGCTATTTCATTTATATAAATTTGAGGTGGTACTACAGTATTGTCAATTTTTAGTAGACCCATTATGACTTCACTTGTATTACTTGTGCCAATGCGCAAAGTCCCTGTTGGATTAAGACCCGCGCTTGAAATTATATTAGGAAATACTGTCGGAGACCCATTACTAACATAAGCTTCACCGTCAATTGTAATTTCTGAAATTGCGGTAGTATTGTCTATTTTTATAGCATTCCCAATCAATACTATTGAAGTATTAATTGCGCCAAGGCATAAAGTTCCTACCGGATTTAGACCTGAGGACATAACTGTTTTTTGAATATATTTTAGTAATAATAGTAAAAAATATTAAAAATATTAAACTTATTTTCTGCTTGGTACCACTCTGCTGATATGTTTTATTGAAATTACCGTATCAGCTTTAATAAAAGTCATTTTCGCTTGATAATCCAAACTAGAACTATAATTTCTGCTATCAGTACCAATGCTAAGTGTTCCACCAGGTTGTGCAAAAATAAAACATTTTATTATTTCACCTTGATGAAATGTATCAAGAGAGTTAGGACTAATAGTAAAATCAAGTCTTGAATTATAAAGTGGATTTCCGGACTCTATCGGCGAACCAATAGAAATTCTTGAACCACTAGCAGTAAGAATACTATTATTTATAGGAGTTAAGAACACAGATTGTGTTCGGGATTTGTCTTGAATGGATTCATCAGTATCAGTATTTTTTACCTTAATTTTAATATTAAATTCATATTGACCACCTTCCACCAGAGTTAAAATATTATTTTGACCATTGCCAGCTGAATTAACTGTTATTTTATTATTATTATCTTCATTATTTAATTGCATATTATTTAATATAGTATTGCGATTGGCAATAAAATCAGATTTTAATTTATATAAACGAGGAGTACTGTCTATTGGAGGAACCGGAATTTCAACTATATATGCGAGATGTTTTATTTTTATGTATGATCCAGGTTTAAGAGTAATATCAGTTAAACTATTAGTTCCAACGTAAATTATTGTTTTTGGTGTTTTTGTATATATATTAAATTTAATAGTTTTTGAAGTCTCTGCAGCGATTAATGTAATATTAGACTGTGGAATTTCCGAGTATTCTTCTAAATATAATCCGGTACTAAAATCCAATATAGATTTCCTATCTCTTACAACTAAATATACAGATAGTAATAGTGACCCTTCAACTTTAAATTCGATTTCGTAACCACCACCATCTATTAATATAAACTCATTACCATTTTTACCAAGACTTACAACTTTATTATTTGGATAAGTTGCTGTGAAAGAATTTTTTTGCACTGGTAAAGTGTCTTTATTGCCGATGGCATTGGATTCTAGATAGTGTTCATAAATATTAGTGTCGTCAGGATTTATAATTGGCACAGTTGCGACACTTGTTAAAAAGATTTGTGGTGGCACTACAGTATTATCAATTTTTAGTAAATCCATATCGATGATGCTGGTATTAGAGTTGCCAATGTATAAAGCCCCTGTAGGATTAAGACCTGCTATAGGTATCAAATTGGTAAAATCTTTAAAAGTTGCATCTGGTCTAGGAAAATAAACTACTCCGTTAATAGAAATTTCTGCAGGAGTTTTAGTATTGTCAATTTTTATTGCACCATTTTGAATCCCTAATATTATTGTATCTGTATTAATTACGCCAAAGCATAAACTTGATACCGGGTTTATACCCGAAGACATTATTTTTTTTAAAAAAAATAAAATTTATAATTTTATAAATTCATGAATTTATTCATAAATTCCAATTTGTTTTATTTTTACAAATGAAGCATATAAAAGTGTAATTTCACCTATCATATCAGTGCCAACACCGATAATGGTATTTGACTCAGTTATATATATATTAAATGTAATGATTTCGGAAGTTGTGTTTCCCTTTGAAAACGCAATATTAGATTGTGGAATCATTTCATTTGCACTTAAATGTTCTCCTGTACTAGGATTTAAAACATTATCAGGATCCATTGCTTTTAAAAATACAGATCCGTCTAAAGACTCTCCTGAATTGACATCTTCTGAATTGACATTTACGTAAAATTCAACTTCATAAACACCTTTTTGAAAAATTTCAAGACCACCATTATTAAAGGGATCATCAATATCAATTTCAACTACAACACGATTGGTGGAACCGGGAATATATGGTCGAAAATAAACTTGTAGAGTTTGGCCATTACCTGTGGTCGCGGGTGATACATAGTAACTATGCTGATCAGTATCCTCAGGCCTTTCAACTGGTTGTAGTGCCACATCATTTGCAAATATTTGGGGTGGTACTACAGTATTATCAATTTTTAGTTGACCCATATCTAAAAATTCCGTATTGCTTGTACCAATACGCAATACGCCTGATGGATTAAGCCCTGTACTTTCAAAAATTGTACTAAAATCTTTAAAAGTACTTGGTGTGGGGAAAAAAGGAGCATCATTAATATAAATTTGCGCAGGAGTTTTAGAATTATCAATTGTTATCGCATTATCACCTAATATAATGCTATTTGTATTACTTGCACCTAAGCAAAAAGCACCCAAAGGGTTCATTATTTTTATACTATTATGATAACATCATATTTTATGGCAACGTGCCAATTTGTCTTATAGATACACCTGAATATGCACTAAATGTGATATCCCCTGGCATATTAGTGCCAACCCCAATTACAGTATTAGATTCTGTCAAAACTATATTGAATGTGATAGTTTTTGAAGAGGTCCCATTTGTGAAAACTATATCTGATTGTGGAATTGTGTCGTTTGCGACTAAATACAATCCTGTATTAGGATTTAGAATGCTATCATTTACCATTGAAGTTAAGTATATAGACCCAAGAAGCTCAAATACTGGAAAACCATCTGCCACAATATCAGCTTTAAATACAATTTCATAAACACCTTTATTAGTAAACTTAAGAACATTATTAATACCATCACCATTATTGAAAAGGCTGACGACTGTATTGGTAGTATCATCTTCAAAAGATACTGTATTTGGTAAAGTGTCTTGATCTCCTATGGCATCAGCATTTGTATAGTAATTATACTGATTAGTATCCTCAGGACTTTCAACTGGTGGTAGTGCCACATCATTTGCAAATACTTGTGGTGGTACAACAGTATTATCAATTTTTAGTAGACCTATATCTAAAAATTCTGTGTTGCGTATACCAATACGCAATGCCCCTGCAGGGTTGAACCCTGCACGTGAAGGTATCAAATTGCTAAAATCTTTAACCAAAGTTCCTGGAACAGGAATATAAAAAAAAGGAGCCTCATTAATATAAATTCTTGCAGGAGTTTTAGAATTATCAATTGTTATAGCATTTTTACCCAATACAACTGTAGTTGTATTACTTGCACCTAAGCAAAAAGCACCCTGAGGGTTCATTATTTTATACTATTATGATAACATAAAATATGATGTTATCATATTTTATGTTATCATATTAAGTACCAATATGCGTTATTGAAAACTGAGTATTGAGGGTAATTGTAGAATTTGTTCCAAATCCTATTTTAGCACCTTTAAGTGCATAAATACAACACTTTTGTTTTGCCATTGATTGTTTTATTGGCATATCCGGAAGTAAATAAAAACCAGTCTCGTTATCAAAAACAGAAAGTTCTGTTTTTGCAACTAAAAAAATCTGATCAATATTCGTAATTTCATAACTACCATCATTAACAATTGTAAATATATTATTGGTTCCAGCACCAATACTATCTATGCTAATTATACTTTGAGATGCCACATTCGCAACTAAAGTTATCGCATCTGGTAAAGTAGTTGAATTACCACTTCCCGACAAATTAATATAATAAAGCGTCATGTCTGAAGGCCTTATAAGTCTAGGCATGGCAACACCGTACATATAAATTTGAGCTGGTGTAACAGTATTATCTAGTATAATTTCGCTATTAGACCCCAAAACTATGGTATTTGTATTTTTAGCACCTATATACATAGTTCTTGGTGGGTTTAACCCTTCCACGGTTGAATTAAAAATCGTAATTGCACCAATTACTGGAGGCATAGCAACTCCATTAAAAAAAATTTGTGAAGGGTTAATAGTATTATCAACCACTATTCCAGATCCATCTTCATTACCTAAAATAATATAATCGGTATTAATGGCTCCGATGCACTTTGGGTTTATTCCAGCTACCATAAATTATAGAATTTAATTTAGTATTTACGCAAAATGCTTTATGGAGTAATATTCCAGATATTATTAATATAAGAAATATTAAAATAAATGTCAATAAATTTTTATTGTGAAATGCAAAAGTAATTAAAAGTGCTATAACGCCAGTACCAATAAGATCTACTGCGGCGAACCCACCGATGCGATATTTATGCGCTCCCTTGTTAGGTTCTCCAAAGATTTTTGAATACTGACAAAGATCACCCATTTTTATTCTTTATTATAAAGAATAAAATTATAATGGGCGATATTTTAGTGCTTTTGTCCTATCAGTTGGCACATATGAAATTTCAATAAGTTCTGAACAAATTTGCTCCCAATCAGAATCATCAGCTTCAACTGTTTCTTTACTTTGCACATAGATATAATATAATACACGTCTATTTTCATAATCATTATCCAGCAATAGTTGGTCTAAAATCTTATAAATATAGTATGGGTAGTAATTGCGATTAACTCGACCAGATCGACGAACTCGCTCGCCAATTTCAATTGCTTTGGTGAAAAGATTTTCCACTCTTACCGCTATAGAATCTGCAATTTGAGGTGGTCCAACTCCAGTTAATTTTTTCATTAAAAGAGGAACATTTTTGTTTAGATCTGTACAATTAGTTTCACGTAGCATTGCTCTAATATCATTTACGGTTAATAGTCTTAGAACTTTTCGATCTCTAATAACCATGGCTCTTAATTTAATAAGGAGCCCTTCACCGTATAAGTTATTTGGATCAGATTTATCCCCAATTTCTTCTTCAGGCTCACGCGCGAGTATATGAGTCCACCAAAATTGGAAATGCCTATTTGGATTAAATGTTCCAGATTTAGCTTTTTGCCCTTCTTGATTGTAAAATTGGGAATCATCAAAGACAGTCCCAACTAGTTCTCTAATTGCACCACATTCTACATCACAACAACGCAATTCTGAACGACTAGAATCAACGGCCATATCCCCATAACATGCAGAACATTTTTCATAGTCGATCTGCAGTATAGCAGATCCTGGCATGTCACCATTTCTAGGATAAATATCTAGTAAACGTTGAATATCAGCACATATATGAGCTGGTGGGCGTGATGCTCCTGTTCGTAAAATTTTAGATGAAGGTTTTACTTTTTTATCATTATGATATTCTGACTGTGAATCTCTTAAATAAACACCGACACTTCGCAAAAGCTCTTCAACACATGTTACTAATTGATCAACTGCACCTGAAAAATCTTCTGCGGCAAGAATTCGTGTAAATTCAATATTAGAATTTAAACGTCCAGATTCCCCCAGCAAAGTATTTATATATAAGTGGCCAGTGGCAAATGCAAATCGAATTTCCAATTCTGTAAGTTTTGACACTAATGGAGATATGCGATTCTGATCCGCGCCGACCAATGGAGCCTTTTCAAAAAGAGCTCTTGCAGCGTCAAATTTTGCATGTAGCTGCCTTGAAGCACTCTCCATTATATAGGTACAACTAGTTGTACCTTTGATAGTGTAGACCTAGATCTAATACGGTTGCATTTCCGAACCTCCAATACAATGTACTGGGGTAGATACAACTTTAATGGTTAGACATCGATTCCAATTGGACCTACAGTGGATGAAAGAATAATCTTTATCATGCTTACTTCTGATACAACATCTCGAGATGATAATCTGATTTCGACTGAAAATCCAGAACCAGTAGATTTTGATAATCTTGTCAATGATATTTTGAATAATCCAGATCTTATTCTTAATGCAGATTTGACTGAATCTCAAATTCTTGAGATTCAAAAAAGATTGAATCCATATGCGGGAATTGCTGGACCGCCTTCATCAGAAAAGAAACGAATTGCCGCAGTTAGTTATACTAATTTGCGCGAAGACTATCTTCGTAGGTTTACTGCAACAAGTCTTGTTGGATTCTTGTTTCAAACTCTCTCGGAGTGGGAAGTTCCTGCGGATAAACGTCAATGGGTGCCGCCGGAGCAAAAAAGTAATCCCCCATTTGAAGCTATTAATCTAATCGAGCGGCTCGAAGCTACTCTTGCAATTGCTAAAGAAGCCGCCAGTGCAAATGAAGAGGCAATTGCAGCAAAACAAATTGCTACTGAGATGGATCTTACAACTTCAGATACAGACGGTATTGTTGCCAAAAAGTATGCTGAATTTGAGATGCTATCTGCAAAGTCTGCAGGATTGTTGTATGCTGCAACACATGCAACATACAGTATTGGAAATGATGCTAGTACCAGACTTAAAGCTACTGCAGAAGCTGGGATGAAATATCCAGATGTTAAATCTATTATTACTAGATTTCCACTACCACCAGTAGTTGGTACGGTAGAGATTCCAGCATCAAATGCTAAAGAAATTATTAATTCGTTCTTGCGAAATTGGTTTGAATTTGACCCAAGTGTCCATGTGCGCAATGGGCATAATGCTAAAAGTGTTGCGGCATCTATTTCTCAAATTACTATTAATAATAATCCTGTCTCCATTGATACAAAAGATCCGGGGCATCTAACGATTGAAGCTGTTAAGGCTATGGCTCCAACGCCATCTGAAGATCATAAGAATGCATTTAGTGCAATTATTGCATCTAAACGATCTTATGATGCTGTAGCAGCACTATTGCGTGACGATACGCTTGCCGAAGCTGCACAAATTGCCATTGCAAATAGTGATACGTTCCGCCAATATCTGTTTCCGGTATCAACGCAAAGTCCTGCACGACCCGCCATAGATATTATTCCACCGCAAGATACCTTTCATAGATGGGGATATTATTCAGAAGTTAACTATGAGGAATTGCGCACTATTACGGAAGCTATATATCCTGAAAGGCCTGATCTTGATTGGGCAATTGCAATTTGGGATGTTTTTGAAGGAACTGAAAAAGAGGTCAGTGATGCATTTGATAAGCATTGTCAAAGATATCAAGATGAAGTTCCTAGTGCGATTAAAGCTCTTGACTTTGGAAATTGGTCTCTACTTGCAGATTTTAAGGAAAATCGTAAGAAAATTCAATTTTACAACAAGAATACAGAAGTTTTGAAGCGCATTCTTGATAGGCATTCAGATGATAAACGAATTGGTGCAGAGCTGATGCGTAATCGCGTTCGCCAAGCTAAAGCTAGAAATATTATGGAGGAAGGTCCTGATGCGCCTGGACTGTCACAATATAAACGTAATGTGTCCGAAAAGGGTCAAGATTTGTCCATTAAGGGTGTAGAGAAAGTTATTTCTACAGTTGAAATGAAGCGGCTTGAGAAAGCTAATGGTAGTATTAAAGCTGCTCAAGAACTTGAGGTTCTTGAGCAATATGAAGATATAATTAAGCGAATGAGTGAAATGGAAAAACTACGACCGCTAACTGAAGATGAGATTAGAGATTATGAAATAGCAAAGGAACATATTGACATGGCACGAGAAATGATTGAAGTTCCGGATGATGCAATTCAAGTAGATATTTTTACTAATAATTCATCCACGGGAGAATTTGGTAAATCACATTTCTATACTAAAGCAGTAGCTCCAGATGTTCAAAGCGATGAAAGCAGGCCTCAAGGTCGACAAGGTGCATATCCTTTTAGTAAACCATAAACTAGAAGAAAAAAATTTCTAGTCATACCAAGTGTTTTTACCATACTCTTTACAAAAATTGCAGATCTTGATGAAGATAAATGTATTCAGACAGAAAGTGGGAAAAAAATACCATCATTAGTAATTGGGGCATCAATGTTCATTGATCGTACTATAGCAATATACGGCCCTAGTAAAACTGGAAAGACTGTAATAACAAAACATATTATGAATGCAGTTAATGGTCATATTGAACAGATAATAATTATTGCCCCAAGTGAGCCGTCAAATAGGTCATATGAAGGTTTTGTTGATCCTCCTTTTATACATTACCGACTTTATCTTGCTGATCCAGCTAATCCAAAAAAAGATGATGGTGCTAGAGGTGCGCTTCGATTTCTTGAAGCAGTGTGGAAACGACAAGAAATGATGGCTGCAATATACACACGCGCTAATAACGCGGCAGTGCTTGCTTCTTTATATGATAGATTACCAAAAACTGCACGGGTTGAGGGTATGAAATATATAGATTCAATTAATGTAAAACGCGGTCGTGTTATTGAGCAAGTACGAAAACAATATTCAACAGATGCTGGTCGTTGTGAAGAAAAGGTTAAAGATGTAAATGAAAAATTCAAAAAAATGTTAGTACTGTTGTATAAAAAATATATTGCGCCGCATTATGAAGAAATCTGGGAGAAAAAAGATTTAACTGAAGATGAAAGATATAGTTTGACATATTTAAACTTTAATCCTAGACTTTTATTAATATTTGATGACTGTGCGGCTCAACTAAAACCATTTTTTAATAAAGATATTTTCCGTCTACTATTCTATCAAAATAGGCATAGTTTTATTACAGTTGTATTATGTTGTCAGGATGATACAGACCTTCCTACTAATCTGCGTAAAAATGCATTTCTTTCATTCTTTACAGAACCAATTGTATGCGTGTCAAATTTTGAAAGAACGTCAAATAAATTTCCTAAATCAACGCGGCAGTATGTGGCTGATATAGTCAATGATGTATTTAAAGGTCATAGAAAAATGGCCTATATTCGAGAAGATGATAATAGACAACATTTTTATCATGTATTGTTCCCTTATCCTAAACCATTTCATTTCGGTAGTAATGCATTACATGAATTATGTGGGACTGTTCAAAGTAATGGTGTATCTATGGATAAAGAAAACCCATATTTTGAATATTTTAAGCTTTAAAACTATTTCTATATCCTTTATTTTTTTTAACTATGTTATTTCTTCCAGATTAGAGAAAAAAGGCAGTGTTGATATAGCGACAAAGTAGATGAGTGGTATATTTACAAGCCATGATCCAAAAGTGATTTCCGTATTTGAAATAATTTCAGCTTATTTTTGCGACACAATTTTCAACCATATTCATCATAGTGCTAAAGTAAATTTAACTAGTGGGTCATCCCTTACAGACGAGTATGTACGACATATTCATGCATACGTCATTGGTGTAAAAAATGACGCTCGATGTTATAGTGATATTGTTCAAGGTGTTCACACCTACTTTACTGGAACTACAAGATTTACAACTCTTAGTTTTGTCGAGTTTGTAGATCGTGTTGTCGGTGTCTGCGTTCCGGAAGAATATTTTAAACAATTTTCACCGCAGGATAAGGATGAACTACTTAGTAGTGTGCTTTGTGATCTAGTTTCAAACCTTGCCGCATTTACAACAAAACCAGATATGCTTCGTAGAATTATTGATGACCATAGTATTACACCAGATGTTACTGTTAGAATGCTTCAAGATGCAGCAGTTACTTCACTTATTACCAAAAGGGCTGCATTGCATAATAAGTTTTTGCAGAAAATTGGGCAATCCAGAGACACAGTATCAATGGATGTTGTTGATGATATGAAAAAAGCATTAAGGCGTCTTGTTAAGGAAAAATCTGATAGTATGGCAAAGGCAGAAGATGCCGAAAATGCATTGATTGACCTTAAAAGGCAATATCGTGAACTTAAACAACGTGAAGCAAAATTGCTTAAACTAATTGATCTTCTTAAGAGAGGGCGAGAAGAAGGTCATGCGGCAGTTGGTATTGATTTGCAAGTTCCGCGAAGAGATACAATTGCAGAAAATCCGTTTGATGCTTACCGGCGCGTCGAGCCACTGCCACAACGCGTCGAGCCACTGCCACAACGCACTGAGCCACAACGCGTCGAGCCACTGCCACAACGCGTCGAGCCACTGTCACAACGCGTAGAGCCACAACGCGTCGAATCAGCTTTACCAACTGGATTTTTTAAAGCCGCTTCAGAGAATAACATTAAAACGGAAAATATTTTATCCGACATCGTTGAAAATACAGACCAAGATGATGAATTGGATATATATGATAATTGATGTGTTTTTATAAAAAACAATAAATAGAACTTATTATTAAATGACCGGGTTTAGTCTTGGTGGAGCAATTAATTCTACCGCAGATTGGGTGTGTACTGCGCCTATAGTTCATGGGGTTGTAAATAATCCAATATTTACAGCTTTACTTATTACCGCATTAGTTGCGGTAATAATATTGTCTCTTTATCAATCTGAAATTAAAAATGCAGGGAATAAACTAGGTGTAAGAGCATTATTTTATATATTTTTGATGACCACTGCAATAATTTTTGTACACCACTATGCCATGACAAAAAAAATAACAGACTCTGTTCGCCAAGATGGTGTTCGTAAATTGCATTCAAGCATTAAAGAATCTGCGTCCGCAACAACTGGATTTACACCAATTATAGTACCTGGTATGGCAACAGGCATGTTGCCTGGTATGGTGCCAGATTATCCGGTAATTGGTTTTGATGATAGTGCCGTTGAGTATACAAATAGTACAGTGGATGGTGGTGGTAGGAGTGATTCAATATCAGATATAAAACCTGTTGAAGTTCCAAACCCAGTATATAATATTATGCCACCAAAATAATTACTTTACGCATATATATTTACAACAATGAGTTCACGTTACGGAGGTATTCCAGATGATGCTCTTCTGCACAAGCTTGAAGAAACTGACCCTAGACTTTTTAATGAGCATAATGACCAATTTTATGACATAAAAGATAATTATAATAACTATGTTCGTAGTGAAATTACAGATTGGAATTCAGATGCACCATTCCTTGAAAGTGATAATGCCAAACGAGATCCAAGTTTAGCTCGAAGTATGATTAATTTAAGATATAATGGAACCAGAGGTTCGAGCTCACGACTACCTAGTAATCCTGAATTATTTTATGGATTTACTGGTAATGACCCACGTGGGGCCAATAATGATCCACGACTTAATGAATTGAGAAATCAAATGACTGTCAGGGGTGCTAATCTTGAAATTCGTATGGGAAATAATGATGTAACTCAAATAGCTGAACAGCCTTGGAGTGACATATCTATTAGTTATTCTAGAAAAGAGATCCAGAGGCGCCAAAAAGCTAATAATGTTATTTTTACCTCGCAAAAAGAAGGAAAATCTTTAAGCAACAATACAGTCACTACTGACAGAGATAATCGTTCTTCAACATTAGATGCTGGTGATGAGTCTTTAAGTAGTCATTCAAGATTTGCAAACAGCGATTATAAAGCCGCCAATGAAAAATATTCAGATGGCATCCGAGGAGTTACGCTTAAAGATGCAGACTCTGCGCCTTGGAGACATACAATAAGTGATGGTACTCTTGGCGTTCAACAATATGGCCAAAAGCGCGGTGCCGGTAGAAGTCAGCTTTCTTCAAAAGCGCAAGGTGGTGGTAAATTAATGACTAACAATGTCGACCAAGACTGGAAAGAATCTAAAAACTCAAGTAGTACAAATAGAAATTCACTTGCGGCGACCATGGCTGTTGCTACAAGACATCACCATGCCACAAGAAGTGGAATTCATGATTCATATAAAGTTTCTGGTAGTGATTACGAGAATCCAGGAGTTACCAATGGTAATTTAAAACCATCTGATAATGTTGCACATATTTACCGACATTCGACGCAAGACCAATCTTATAAAAAAGAGTACAATAATACCGTTGCAGGTGCAGGATTGAAGCCATCAACAGATGTTAACAAAATAAATAGGCGCACGACTGAAGATCAGTCGCATAAAAATGAAATTTCTAATAATATTGTGGCTGCCGGATTAAAGCCAAATGATCGCCCAGTTCGTAAAACAGAAGCACAGGTTACCAATAATACCCATTTGACTAATCTCAGTGCTATTGTCCAAGGTCTTAAAGAAGGAAGTGCGTCTAGCAAAAGACGAATTGCAGGTGCAGTTAGCACTATGACTAATTTTGACTCAAATGATATTAATCCAAATACTAAAGGTATGAAGCCTAGTGAAGACTTTACACAAATCAAACTACTCTCCGATATGCAAGTTATTAACTCTGCTGCAGCTGATGACCTTGTCGTTCATGTTTATTCTGCAATGCCACAACAGCAAGACAATAAAACCGCCATGGCTTCTATTGCATATGATAATAATACTTGGACACCATCGCAAGAAGCGCTTCCACTTGGAGTTAGTAAAACTCCAGGTGAATGGTTATCCCATACTCAAGACAATACTGTGCTTGGAGACGCTCCTGATCGTATCTTTGGTATTGACGAAGTATTTAAAGGTGGTGGTGATGGTGCTGCAATGGGATCTAAAAATCTTAGAGCAGGAACATGGTCAAATAGTGCCGCACTTGATGGTTTTGGTGGGAACAATTTTGGAACTAATTAATTGTTTTATTCCAACCGTGGTGTATTTCGCATTATTCCAATATTATGTAACCTTGCGCGCAAATTATCAACCCACTCTGCATGAGAATGTACTGGTTCAAGCATTGTTATTAGTTTTTTTATATCAGTATGCATGCTTTCATTTTGAATTGCCATATTTATCAACATATCTTTGATTTCTTGAAATTCTTCCAAATTGTTTTTTACTGTATCAGACATTTTCTTATTTACATATTATTACATCTTTATAATGCAACTTATTATAATTGGTGCTGGTATTTCTGGGCTATATGCCGCATATAAACTTAAAAATCAATACTCGAGTATAACAATACTCGAGAAAAATAGTATTGGTGGTAGAATCGGATCTCAATTATTTCAAGGAACTGAAGTGGTAACTGGTGCCGGTATAGGAAGAAAAGACAAAGATAAATTGCTAATAAATCTGTTAAATGAATTGAAAATACCTTATAAAGAATTTTTATCAAAACACTATTATGCAAATACTTTGAGTTTACCCTGTACGGTAAAAGAAACTTTCTTAAATTTACGTAGACAGTATACGCCTTGTAAAAAGACATTTAAAGCATACGCGGAATCAATACTAGGTGTTGAAAAGTATAAAAACTTTGTGAAATGCTCTGGGTATACAGATTATGAAAAAGAAGATGCATATGATGTTTTATATAATTATGGGTTTGAAGACAATTATGAAACATGGACAGGAATTTCAATTCCATGGTCAAAATTATTAATAGCACTAGTTCATGAAATTAATATAAAAAACATACATTTGCAAAGTCATGTGGTAAAAATAGAGAAATCATCGACTAGTATTATGGTATATACCAAAAAACGCTGTTACCAGTGCGATAAAGTTATTGTAGCTACAGAAATTGACAGTATTAAAAAACTTCTTCATTCAAAAATATACAAAGGAATTAAGGGTCAACCATTTTTGCGCTTATATGGGAAATTTTCAAAAAGTTCTATCCCAATTATCAAACAATATGTTAAAGGATATACAATTGTACCGCCGCCATTACAAAAAATAATACCTATGGATCCTGATAATGGGGTTTACATGATAGCATATAATGACAATGCAGCTAGTAAATGCTTAAAAAAATGGTTAAAAAATACAGTTGAAAATCGTACAAAATTTTGTACGATTCTTAAAAAAGCGCTTGGAATTCCAAGTGAAACAAAAATCTGTTTATCAAGTATCTTAGATTTCTATTGGGATATAGGAACACACTTTTACACACCTCTCGACATTACCCAAAAAAGAAGTACCTTTATTGAAACTGCACAACATCCTACAAATGGTATATTAGTTGTAGGTGAAGCAGTTGCTCTCCATCAGGGATGGGTTGAAGGCGCGCTTGAAAGTGTCGAAGCCGTTATTTAGTAGCCGATCGGGCCATAATTTCTTGAGCTAAGTCGATTCCCGTCTTGCGGATAGCGCGGTATTCTTCAAGATCCTGATAGAAGTACCCAAAAATCGTCAGTGCGTCGTCGTATCTTTGACGCTCGCCGTATTTGCCCGTTTCTAGAAAATTGACCAGATAGAAGAAAGGATCCCTGTAGTCTGTTTTTTTCGTGTCTATGTAGTCTTGCACGCAACTGAGGTATATTCTGCATTCGGACCTAATTGGTCGCCGTATGGCATTTGTCGACGTCATCTTGGAAGGTAACTATGGTAAATATTTCGTTCAATTTTAAATGTCTATTTTTGCAGCATTTATCGACAAAACAATATTTGGCTTATTTTGCTATTAAAATGGGTCATTAGTTTTTTTATATATTGCAATAAGATCAAATGATATTGTAGGTGGAGAGAGTAGTTGATCTTCATCATGTTTGGAGTTGGAAAAAATAGAAACAACCATTAAAGATGGTTGTGTGTAAATCAAGTACTGAGCTTCTTCTGCAACATCATACGCAAAGTCTCTAGCGAATCCGATTTTGGTAAGAAGCCTTCAGAATTCATTATACATATGGTCGGATATCGCATTTTACCAATACCTATCGCTGGGAAGTAATTACCCGAGCCCTTCCAGGTTGAGGAACTAATATTCCTCAGATAGTCATGATTGTTGAAATACTCAGGTGTCACGGCAACAACCATGCAGAGATCATCAAAGATTAGGTATACATACCCTTCTGGCATTGGTGGAGTATTGAGGTTCCTATCAGTGAAGTACATTTTGACCAAATCGCAGTTTATATTCAGTCTGTAAAACCACGGGATGAAGTGAACATATCCTTCTATATGACCAGAATATCGATTTGAAAGAAGACTAAACAACGAGTATTTTCCACAACGGCGCATTTCTTCAATTTCCAGCTTGATGTTCCAAATTATTTTTTCAGGTTGCTGCTTTGTGTGTTTGCGCTGTTTGCGGCGGCGCTGTTTGCGGCGGAGTTCTGCGGGGTTCTGTGTTGTAATGTCCATATCACAAGAAGTTGCAATGGATTTCAACAGTGCTGATGCAATGGATTGCACCAGCAATCCAATCAATAGCAACGAAAACATCATGGCGATCATGATGTCGGTAACCAAAGTAAATATTTCGTTCAATTTTAAATGTCGATTTTTGCAGCAAATGTGCTTATAAGGGTTTCTACTCTAGAAACATACATACGATCATCTTTATATGTTTCTATTAAACTTAGAACGCCGCTCTTGGCAGCATTCATTGACGAAACAATCATTTGGCTTATTTTGTTATTAAATGGGTCGTTAGTTTTTTTATATATTGCAATAAGATCAAATGCCCGATTAAGAGTATTACGAATAAATTCTAATGTAGTATTTCTAGATTCACCTCGAGCAATTGTAGTTCTATATAACCGCATTAAAAATGTATCAGGCTGAATACTAAGTGAAGTGACATCAATCCTTTCTCCAGGTTTAAGCATTGAAATAAATCTTAATCTACTAATAACATCTTGAACCGAATTATGACCACCATCAGTAATAGATGCCGAGTCATCACTCATCCTTTTTATTATTGGGTGATTTATTATCGTTTATATTATCAGACTCGCTACTATTTAAACTATCAAATGATGGTAAACTGCTTCCAAATGATTGTCCCAAACTACTATTATTGGTACGTTTTTTAAAACAGTTTGGACTAATATTTAGCGAATTAATATTATCAATCGTAAGTTGTAATATTATTGGCGAATTCTCTCTACTAAATATTTTAAATGGCGATAATTTCGGCACGGTTTTTTGATCTGATTTCTTTTTTTCTGATTTCTTTTTTTCTGATTTCTTTTTTTCTGATTTCTTTTTTTTCATATCAGCTATATTATAAAATGTATACTAGGTTTTAGATATAATCAAAAATACTTATAGGCCATGATACAATGTCATACCATATACCTTGGAATTATAGCTTTTTTAATAATAATAGTTGTCTTTACATCTGCCAAAGCTATCAGAGCCCAGAGAATTATGTCCGATATTGAAAATGATATCAGATCTAACATTCGATCATCAATGCCCCGTAAAAATAAAGAATCACTTAGGAACCTTACCGCAGAAGATATTCTTAAACCACGAACATTTGATCAATACAAAAAAGAAATAGATTCAATGATAGATAGAGCGGCTACACTTGAAGAATTTGGGAAAAAGACTCAACTGGCAGAAGCTTGTAAAAAAGCACTTATTGGTGGGAAAAGACTTCGATCAATAATTTTGCTTGAAGTTGCTCGAGCAACTTCAATTGTCAAAGAAGACTTAATGCCAGTTGATGCTGGTGAGGTTGCACTTTTTATTGAATATCTACATACCGCATCACTTATTATAGATGATCTTCCAGCGTTTGATAATGATTCAGTGCGCAGAGGTAGGCCAACTCTGCATGTAGAAATGGGGCCAGCTATTGCACAAATGGCTGCACTATCTTTTATCGCAGGTGCATTTCAGAATGTCTGCCGCCAGTTAGACTGGATTCGCGATAATTGTCCTGAAATAAAGAATGTTGATAGAATAGGGACTAGAATTGTCAATGAAGTCAGCCATGCTATTGGTGCAATGGGCGCTGCTGGAGGCCAATATATGGACGTCTCTTCTATAGAACATATTGAAAAGGAACATGGTCCTGACGCAATTAGTGATATTATTTATCGAAAAACTGCAACCTTTTTTGAAATTGCTACTGTAGTTGGTTGGATTATTGCCGGGGGTAATTCTGAAAATATTTCTGTACTAAGAGATATTGGTCGTCAAATTGGTATAGCATTTCAGATTGCGGATGACATCGGTGATATGGAACAAGATACATTGCGTGGTACTCAAGGTAAACCTAGTTGGAATTTTGCGAATGAATATGGTAAAGATGTTGCACTAAGAGAAGTTGAGAGAAATTTAAAAGGCGCAAGATATTTGCTAAAGCAAATTGACTGCTGGACGCCATTATGGGATGAAATTTATGTGCAAGTGCGCAAAATGACTGAATCGACAGATTGAAGATATTGCATAAAACCAAAATTTGGTCTTATAAATGGTCGGGCATTTCTTAGTATTGTTAATGCATCTTTAAGCGCATATCCACGAGACATCATCAAATATAACAATACTACGGTACTACTTCTAGAAATTCCAGATCGACAGTGGACCAATATTTTATCACCATTTTCAATTCCTTCATTGATAAATTGTAATGCACTAAATGCATCTGCACTAATGTCATAGCAGGGATCATCTAAAGACGAAAAAACTGCATATAAAACCCCTGGATGTCTATAATTATCGTTATCATCAAGTAATTTTACAATTCTAGTTATACCATGCTTTTTAATAGTTTTAAAATTGCGTGCGGCTAAATGCCCTCCAATATAAATATTCGCATCTACTTGATTAATAGAGCGAGCCGCATAAAATAAAAGTGCGTTAAATGCAATAAATGCAATAAATGCAATAAATGCAACAATAACAACTGCAAAAATTAAAAAATATTGAATTCCCATATATATGTTTTAAACAATATTTAGATTACATGTAGTAGCTAAATAGAAATGTTTTGCGGATAATATTGTATCTCGAGGAACATCAATATTTGCATCATAAATATGTCCTAATCTTTTGTGTGCACATGCATAATCATTAGCACCGGCAAGTTTAAAATATTTTATAGCCTCATTAATATCTTTATCAATACCTTTACCTTCTTCATACATTACTGCTAATGACCATTGTGCATAAGCATCGCCTAAATTGGCCGCTTTTTTAAAATATTTAGCCGCTTGTGCGTAATTTTGACGAACATTATTAGATCCATAATAATACATTTCAGCTAAGTCACGCATAGCCTCTATAGCGACTACTTCAGCTTCGGTAGTTTTTGCAATTTGATCATACTCATCGGGAGTATTATGCTTCTGGTGAGAATTATCAAACTCTATTTTTTCCGCTTTTAGTAATATACTATCTGCATGGTCTAACAACCCTTCACAGCGCGCATTTAATTTGCTCATTTGAGTTTCAAGTTTAATAACATGAACAGATAATAGATCTACTTTAGCAGTAAGCTCTTCAAGCGACATATTTATAGAATACCCCTATTCTTTAAATTTAACAAAAAAAGAAAAATCTACAATCATTTACTCAGATGCGGCTAACATATAAAGTTCTGCAAAGCAACAGTCTAGATTTGCTAGTGCCATAAATGCAGCCTTGCTACCATACATTGCAGCTAATTTATAGTGAAATTTTGCATTAATAATGTTGTCATCTTGTGTATCGGATAAGATAAAATTATTTGCAACACTCATATGTGAATTTGCATATAATAAATGATGTTCTTTATTAGGATCATCGACGTTTCTTAAATCATATATATATGATTTTGCTGAAGAAAATTTCTTTTCATAGAAATTTTTCTTAGTCAATGCTTTGTTATAGTCATGCCTAGAATCATTAAGATACATAATAGCATCAATCGTAGCCTGTCTGGCAGCATCTCGAATATCTTTGGCTTGTGTAAATTCTACCAACATCAAATGTGCATACTCCTCCATCCATGCTATAGGATTTTGTTTATCTGCAAGTTCTAACCCTTTGGTATCAATGTCGACAATTTTATTTGCAATTTGTTTCGCAAGCTCGTCGTTATTTAATAATCGGAATGCAGTATCATATGCAATTTTGTTTAAAAAGTCATAACGGCCTTTGTTCCAGTCAATCATGATTTGCGTATAATACTTTTGAATCTTTTCAGTCTTATTTTTCTTAAGCGATTCTGCATTATCTTCTTTAATTAATTTTTTATAATCCTCATTAATTAAAGATGCGTAAAGAATACTTAATCTTTCAAAAACTTCGTATCTTTCGGAGTCAAAGTTTATATATGCGCAGACAGCAGCATACATGGCAGCGGCATAGTCATATTTTTCTTCCGCTTGATTTTGAGCCTCTTTACAATCTGAAACTGCTCTTTTAGCAGTTTCATAGTCTGCTTCAGATGCATCAAAATCTTGAACCGCACGTAGTTCTTCTACTTCAGTTGTTTTTAGATAAGATGTAAACTCCTTTTTAAAACCAGCAATAAGCATAGCAGTAACTGGCAGTGGTGGCATACAACAGCTATTAACCATTGTTGCAGCAGCAATATTTTTCACAGGCTGTGGATAGTGGCCACCACCCATAGTATATAATGTTTAATTATTAGACATTCATTTTTAATAGCCATTATTTTTTAAGCAACAAAAGCTTAATTTTGGCAATTTCTCTTTTTAACCAATGAGCTTCAATATAATCACCATTATCCCATAAAGTTTTTGAAAGTTTTTGTAAATTAGTCAGTTCGACCTTTGTAAAAAATCTTTGAATTAATAATTGAAAACATGGTATTTTTTTAAAAAAAGAACTTTTCTTTTTTACAATAGGTTCCTGGTTTTTTTGAATAATTAGTGTACACAAGAATATTGTCCATACCGTACACACGCCGACAAATACTATAGCTAGGAAATTATCCATCTATTATTAATAGCTAATAAAGATTAATCAGACTTGTTAGAATATATTATGGTAAATCAGCTTCCTACACTTCTTACTCCAGGTAGTTTAGTAATACACTCTGAAAAAACTAATAGTTCTATAAAATCGAATGAAGTTCCAATAAAATATATAACTGCGTGGATCCGCACAAAAATGCCAGAATTTGGAGGTTTCTCACCTTCACCAAAAACTAGAATTCTTATTATTAGAGCGGAAACTGGTAGTGGCAAGTCAACTACCCTTCCAGTAGCAATTTTTCGCATACTTCGCAATGAAAATACGCCATCAAAACAAAAATATACTGGCCCGGGCGTGATATGTACACAGCCAAGAGTTCTAACTACAATTTCTTTAGCAAACGATGTGTCATCAAGATCTTGGAATCCTGATATGATTTTAGGTGAGACAGTAGGGTTTCACACAGGACCATTAAGTAATAAATCTATATCCGGTCTATTATATGCAACATCTGGAGTACTTGCGGCCCAGTTAAAAAATCAAGAAGATGATGAAATTATAGCTCGATATAGATTTATTATTGTCGATGAAGCACATGAAAGAACATTAGATAATGATTTAACATTAATGATGTTGAGGAACTTTTATCTCCGAAATTCAAGCAATAGACAATTGCCTTTTTTGATACTTACAAGTGCGACTTTTAATCCACGTCAATATGCAGACTATTTTAATATTGGATATTCAAACATTATAGAAGTGACTGGCAGACAGTATCCAATAAAAACTATTTGGCCAGAAACTGGAACAAATGACTATCCCGCGGAAGCTGCTCTAGTCGCGGTAAAAATTCATGAAGAAAACCTTGACGACTTACCAACCGCATCGGATATTCTCATATTTATGCCTGGTCGTGCCGAAACTTTATTAGTTTATGCGGCATTAAATGACGTACTGCTAAGATATAAAACTACAAGACAATTATCATTTCTTATATTGATTGTGAATAGTGATGTTGTAAAATCACAATCTGGTGATTATCCGTTAATATTTGAGGATCCCAAATATCTTCCAAAGGTTAATGGTGTTGCGCCTATAAGAAGAATTATTATTTCTACAGTCGTCGCAGAAACTGGGTTAACAATTGATACTTTAAAATATGTAATTGATCATGGCTGGTACAGAACTAAAGAGCTCTACCAACCATTTAATGCTGAAGGAATTCTGACAAGACCTGCAACAAAAAGTAGAATTGAGCAGCGAAAAGGTAGAGTTGGTAGATTATTTCCTGGAGAATTTTACCCATTATATACTAAAAAAATTTATGAAGCACTTGACGACCAACAAATACCCGATATTATTTCAATTGGTGTAGCAGATATCTATCTTTCCATTATTTGTGAGCAGCAACGTCAAAAACTAAAAACATCAGTTCCACCTGAATTTCGAGTTGAGGATATGGGTCTTCTCGATCCTCCATCACCAGAGGCAATTCTTGTTGCAAATTCTACTGCAATCTCACTTGGATTTGTTTCAGTTAGAGCGCCATTACCGAAAAGTTGGCCACCCAATATTATAGATACTCCAATTGTCAAACCATTAGAACTGGCGCGTGGGTATGGGCTAACCCCTCTTGGACATATTGCCGCAATGTTTACAAGAATACCGATGGAAGGTATAAGAATTCTATTAGCAGGCTATGTATGGAATGTTGCGGCTTCTGATCTTATTACAATAGTTGCAATGTTTGGCATTTCTATGCCCGACTTATTAATAAGTCGGGGTCGAGTGAAAAAAGGAACCACTCCTGGATCACTTCCACCAGGGGCAATGGCACTTAAAGCCGCACTTCCACCATTTCTTCTTATGCGAGTTGGTGGTGGGATTACTGGAGTACTACCACCGACTGAGAGTGAAGCATTTTATTTTCGAACTAAACTGTTGCTCGCAGATGATTTTGCAGAAGCCGTGCTTATATTTGATGCTTTTATGACACAAATTAACAATTCTCAAGGAAATATAGAATTTGTTTATAACTGGTGCACTGAAATTGATCTTAATTTTGACATAATGTTAGAAATCGCATATAGGCGAGAAAGTATTATTGAAAATATGATAGTTGCTGGTATTAATCCTTTTAGAGCCAGTACGCGTAGACTTTCTATATTATCTATTGATGATTTTGCTGAAGGTATAAGATCCATAAAACAATGCTTATATAGTGGACTTCGCAACCAAGTACTTAAATGGACTCCAGATCACCCATTAGGAGCGTCATATATTTCTGCGCAAGGATTACGCGTGCAAACTCCTAAACTCTTTACAGATGCAATGGCTAGTAGATTAAAAGCATTACATATTACACAAGGTCCTTGTGATGATATGCGACCACAATGGATTTTGACAGATAAAATTCGTTTATTGCCGGCACCTAAAAGAGATGAAGATGTTGGACCTCCATTGCTTTATGTTGCCGACACAAATCTTGTCTCTATTTTGGACGGGTATGTAACACCAGATATGGATTTTAATAGTACTCGCAGTTATGATGTATACTAATTATAATGAAGAGCTCAACTGATAGTGCAATTAATCGTTTTCTTCGGCTCCACTCGTTTGAATTTTTAATATTTGGTATAATGTTTTTGCTACTAGCAATCTGTCTTGCCACAATACCTTTGATTGCAGATGATAATAATTCTTCATAGTATAATGTCTATCGTATCAAAGTATGGTGAGATAGACTATGTATCATATGATGATGCTGTGAATCAAAATGAAATTTATATGCGGACTATTCAAACTTTGGCTAAAAAAGAAAATAATTGTAATAACCAGACGTCTCCCATCTCACGCCTTAGCGACGAAATGCTGAGACATCTCTTTACCCCAAAGCAGTTGGACTGCTTTCAGTAAGAACATAGGGAGCTTACGAAGGGGCAGTGCGACCATCACCAATTTGAAGCTGTTCCGCCGCAGCCCGACTCGCGGCTGCGCGCTGTTCCGCCTTAGACAGCTTGCTTCGTGGGTCGTAAGTGAAAGAATAGCCAATTGCCGCCTGGGAGACATTCGCGATTGTATCTGCCATCTTCTCATTTGATTGAGCGGCCACATGTAGTGTTTCGGCTTGCACCAAAGCTATTCTGGCATGCTCTCTCGCTGTTTCGTTCTGTACTGACACCTGGCTCTGAAGGAAGGTCACCTGGCCTTCAAGCTCCCGAATGCGGAGCTTGAAGGCCTCATTCTCCTTCTGTAGGGCAGGGGGTGTCGCCGAAGAGTCTTGAGCCGACACCTGGCTCGCCGACACCTGGCTCGCCGACACCTGGCTCGCCGACACCTGGCTCTGAAGCTCGCGATTTTGAACCAATAAGGCCTCATTCTCCTTCTTTAGGGCAGCAATGCGTGTCACCAAAGAGTCTTGAGCTGACACCTGGCTCACCGACACATGGCTCTGAAGATCGTCAATTTGAACCCTTAAGGCCGTATTCTCATTCTGTTGGACAACGAGCGCCTTCTGTAACTCATCTACACGTTCAATTGACTTAGTTACGGTGTCCGCAAGCGCCATGCGATCTTCCACAGTCGTTGAAGTCTCAGTTCGGAAATTTGAGGTTGGTGTGCACTGCTGCTCGCTCTCCAGCTGTGCGATACGTGTTTTCAGACTTTCAACCAGATCAGCTTCCACCACCTCTTCTATCTTTTGGGGGGTGGGTTCGGTCTTCAGTAGTAGCTCGTCCAACTTAAGAGTCTTTGCGTGCATCACTGATATCGTATCTGGCATATACTCAATAGCGGCTTTCAGTAGAAGTCGTTGAGCTTCGTTGTCCATTTTGAGGTGGGCAGGCGGGTTTTTTGTCTTGAGCATGTCATTACACATAGACAGAAAGTGCTTCACCTCACCAAGATCCGGACTGTTTCTTCTCACAGTGGCTAGCCGTGTAAAGAACATTGTTGCGACCCACATTGCTGTGGGTTCGTCCTGTAATGCGGTTGCGATTTTGGGTTTCTTCTCGCCTTCCAACATTTCCTTAATGGCGTTCAAAATCAGAATGACTGCGGGTTTTTGTTGTTTTTCTTGTTTTTCTGCTATCACCTTCCCCACGTCTTCCGGCGCAGTGGATTGTTTGGTTTTTACCGTCAATGTGGGTGGAGTCGTCATAGCGGGAGCATCCACTAATAGATCCCTCACATTTACGACTTTTGCCGATGGAGTGCGAATGCTGCTCATCGGCAAGGGTACTAAGCTATATTTATATATCAAATATAGTTATGAAAAAAACCTGTATTTTTTGACTTTTTTAAATGACATCTTCAATGCTAAAAGTGTTTTCAGTTAATAGACTAATTATGTCAATTTCTGATGTTTCGACGTGTCGCTCAGCATTTATTATTGCAACATCATCATTAAATTCATAATTCGCAATAGCATTTTCTGGTGTTGGAGGCAATATACGCATTTCCCACCATCGACGACCATCACGACGCGCAGATAACCCACCAGCTACGGCAGTCCATTCATCAAGAGAGTTTCCACCGCGGCTTTCAATATCTACAATTAATTCTTCACCCGGCCTAAGTGATAATTCTTCTGGAGTAAGTACTCGGCAATTGCGTAGTACTAGTGTTCGATTCGCTGCTGGCCGCAAATACTTACCAATTGCTGAAGACTCAATTTCTTTAATAACTTCTCCAGCAACATGTCGTTTTCTTTCTATGTTTGCAGTATACCATTCAGTATAATAGCCTCCAAGAACGCCAAGCGAATATTCTGACGGACAATCTGGTGATAATACTATTGATTGACTAATCCAACGATGCAATGCATCCTGCCCAACTCGAAAAGTTTCACTTTCACGCTCAATTGTTGGTGCACGGACGTTTTTTAATTCACCCCCATATTCATTTTGAAGCCTTTCATAGTAATGGACTAAAATACTAAGAAATGCAGTTTGAAATTGTGGGTCGGTAGGATATTGTCTAACAAATCTTTGGTCTTCCAGCTTTTCGAACTGATTGTTTGGATCTGGATTTTTACGAAATTTTGTTTTTGAAGTATAATGCCTAAGACGTCTCCAAGTACCATGGTCTGTAGTATTTACAATAAAACTATATTGTGACGCCGCCACAACATTAGCTTTCATAGTAAATGTCTCTTGCTTACTATTAAGATCTCTACCGGATACCTCACCCGCATTGACCATTTCTTTCATACGAGCAACATTAAGGGATTGAGCTTTATTAGATTCTTCACTATACGCATAGTTTAGGTACTTAAATTTCATCATTGCACTATTGGGCCTATCAGCATCTTCACGCTCACTACACATGAGTTGAATGTTAAATTTATCCGCATATGGTCCGAGAGCTTTGGCAACCCATCTTAGAAATGAAGTTTTACCATTTTGCCCACCACCTTCCCATAAAAGCATAAGACCTTCTTTAGGTTCACCACTAAGTCCCTGAGCCGCATGATAAAGAATCCAATCTCTTGCGTCTGGTTCTATAATAATATCTTCAATTGCATTCAATACAAGCTGCTGCCAAATGTCTGGATCTGTAGGATTAAATCTAACGTAGGCAACTGGCGAGAAACGACTAATTGGATATTCATGGTAATAATCGATTAATGAACATGTATTACCAATTTTAAGTACGCCATTAAGTGTGCCAAAAAGATATGGAATTCTATCCAGTTGTTCAACAAACCCTCGTCGTCGAAATAAGTAATTGGCCTGCCGAATAACACCATTTTTAAATGTATCATTGTAAAGATTAAGTTTTGAGCTTGCAAATGTTTTGCTAAGACTCTTATAATATTTACCTTGATCTTCGGTGGCGGCTCCGACTCTTTTTTCTTCAATATGTTCACTAATTTGATCAAGAACTCTAGATAACTTTTCACTCATATAAATATGAACATCATCAGGCTCTACTTCTTTACGCCATTTCCAAATCTCACCTGGTTTTTGAGTTTGCCCTGGTAATACAAATTCAAACCAACAATAGGTTTGTGTACCTTTAGTTCCAGTATCTATGTCTACACAAAATTTTGAACTAAGCATTGCTTCAAGAATTTTTGCAAACATATAATGCTGTAGTTTTCCACCATGATCATACACATAGCTTGTAAGCATTGTAAAATATGATCTTTCCATAACCTCAGAATACTTAGTATAATCATAAGTACGAGCCCAGTATGAGATAGATCTAACTGTAAGCGTTGTAGGTCTTCGTCTTGCAATTGCATCTTCCCATAAACTATCAAGCGCGGCAAGCCCTCCATCGACCCACTTAGTAGGACATTTATGGCTAAACCAAATTGCAAGTGGTTTATATTGGTCGCTAGTATTTGCTAATGCAAAGATGACATCGCGCCATTTTGCGCGGTCAGTGTAATATTCTGGCCCTAATAAATCAAGTAGCGCATGTAGATGTCGAGCTTCAGCATTATGCAATGTTAGTGTTGACAGTGTATGTTCTGCAATTAATAATTCTTCAGCAGAAATAGTCCCATTTGCAGATCTATCACCCCAGTCCTGAACTTTTGCTAGAATTTCTGCTTTGGGTTCAAACTCAAGCATTTTAACCAATGGATCTTTACCATTTTCATATTCAGCCTCAGTAGTAAGACTAAGTTCTGCAACTAAATTATAGTCTACAAGCTCATTAGGGCTAATTTTCTTAATAACTGGTGGAGGTGTCCAGCTTGTGAAATCACAACCAAGATCAATTGTTACTTCTAACGCGGCTCCAAGAATATAGGGTATACTACCATTCTTACAGCTTCCTATAAACAAAACTGGAACACTGGCACTATTTTGGTCAAGACATTCAGTAGGATCTCCAATTACACCTAATTCTTGAAGAACAGAGGCAGTTGCGGGATCATTTTTAAATTCTCGCATAAACCATTTTTTATATGCACGACCCATTTTAATACCGGGTATGAGAATATGAATACCATACTTGTACGAGGCTGGTGTGGTATCTAATGATATTGCTTCTTTCTTAATAATAAAGAAAATATGAATTCGCATTTCAACATTTTTTTTACCATTAATTGTCGGTAGTTGGTTTGCAAAATCAATATCACGCTGTAAAGATGCTACTAATGCACCTGCCATGCGATAATAATGTCGATCTGTCAACTGTGGGAGGCGATTAGTAATGACCATGTCATAATCAATCATGAATCCACATTTTGGAGCAATAACACTGCCTTGTCGTTCAGAGAAATGCGTTGTTGACCCTTCAAGCCTGCAAACTTCTAGGTGGTAGTACAATTTACGAAGATATTCGGCATTGAGTGCATATGTAATACGCTCGCCTTGATCAATGATATTTGTATTATCATCTCCTTTTTTTGTAATAAAGTTATGAATACTTTCACGCACAAAGTTATTTAAACTACGAGCCCCACCACATCTTTTTCTTTGAGATTTTTCATCAATTGTTGCCCACAACAATGCATCAGTTTCTGCGGGGCTTGGTCCAATAATATTTGGCACAACTACTGATGAATAAGATGTTTGTTTTAATTCCATGACCCAGAACGGGTCTTTATACTAAGCTTTGAGAAAACTCCAACATGTTATAATTTCTAAGAATACTGCGTTGAAAACGCAAATTGCCAATTTGATTTTTACACAACTTATATCTTAAAAGAGTCTTGTATTAGTTGTATAGGATTAAGATTTCCAAGAGTTATAGGACCTGCAATCTTTTTATACTGTCCATCTATTAGGACTTCGATAGATCTAGATCCTTTCTGTTGATTATCTTTATTAAAGTATATATTGATAACTATTGAATTTTTATCTTTAAGTTCTAATGTGTGCGTTGGACATTTAGTCAGTCCAAATTTATTTATACAATTAATCCAATCTAGACTGTTAGGAGTATCATTCCATCTATAAAACCATGATACAATACGCCGTTCATACTCGCAAGGGGCATTAGCTATTTTAAATGTGTCTTTAATAAAACTATTGCTTTTATTAAAGGGGTCCCAATATATTGTCAAATAAATGCTTAATACTTTACCAATTACCATATACCAAGTATATAGCCAAACGATCACATCTAATATCATAAGTTTCCATGAAATACTAGCCATTATTATTGCATATATCAGTGTTTTTTAAAATGTAAATTGAAACATATGATTATATACTAATAAAAATGAGTGATGATGAAGGTGAAGATTATGGTGACTATGAAGAGCTTGGAATTGGAGATGAACCCATTATAGATGAAGAAGTAGGTCCTATTGAAGATGATGATGATGAAGTTGGTCTTGAAGAAGATGCTGCTGGGAGTGATGAGGATGACGAACCTGAAGAAGAAGAGGCCGAACCTGTTGAAACACAGAAAGCAAAAAATGAAAAAAATAAAGTTGATCCTTTACTCAGAGTTAGTAATAAAGCAAGATTTATAAGGATTGTAGATCCTGAAAAACGAGTAACCGATAATAGACTTCATAAGTCTGAAGCGGCACTTATAATTGCAATGCGCGCACAACAAATTGCAAAATTTGCAACATGTTTTACAAATGGAGATGGACTTCATGATCCAGTTGCGCTTGCGTTTAAAGAACTATTAGACAGAAAATGCCCACTCAAATTGCGACGCCCAATAGGAACTGGACCGGCGGGTGAATTAATTGTTGAAGAATGGATTGTTCGAGAAATGACACTTCCTCTATTGACATTACCGGGTCGCTAAATAGAGAATACTTTCTTTTTTAATGGCCATGGATTTATCTCCAGATCCTGAAATATTTGTCCGAGTTAAAAATAAATGGCGGTTAAAAATAAATAATGTTGCAGCTAGTCCAATCTATTTAAGGACACTTTTAGTTGGAAAAGATCTTAAATCTTTTGGGTCTGATATGCAATCTATTCCAGATGACTTATTAGTTGCCGCAGCCGTATCAGGAATGACATCAAATATAGATTTTATAGACATTCTTGATGGTCCATATTTCACTAAAGCATCATGTATATGTTGTTATGCAGCGCATTCCGCGGCGGATGCGCGAAAAGTCGCCGTAATAATCAAAAAATTTCATCACTTTTTTAATGTAAATAGCTATTTACAATCTAGAGCATATATTCGCATGGTTGCGGCAATGTCTCGTGATTTAAGATTAGAAGAACTGATTGAAGTAAAAATGTATATTTCTCAGCTGGAGTCAACAACAGATACTATTAGAAATATTAATAAAGCAAAAGGCATCTGTATTACAGTACCATTGTGTCAACCAGAAGTTTTATGGGTGTATTCAACTCCGGAAAGTAGAAAACTTTTGAGATATTTAACCAGAAAAATAAAAAATCCCATAAAAATTGTAGTTGCATCATCAGATCCTAATATGATGCCTAGAATTCGCTATCGTATGTATGCCGCATCGCCCATTAATAATAGTATTAAGACCTTACTTGATATGACATTAGAATGGATTCAATCATTAAGCCGGCGTTGAAATTAAATCAGCCTTTTCATAACATTTCACGAAATATGAGTGGTATGCATTAAGTTGTTGTGTAAACCTTTCAATAGTATTTTTCTTACAATTATATGTTTGGCAAAATTCTCTAAGTTCCATAGGCTTTGGAACAAGTTCTCGATTTTTGCAACGATGTAAAACAATAAATGTTGCACCAGTCACTTTACTACGAGGTATTGAACTTACACCGATATTGTTTGTAACTGCAGTCTGAACTATATCAAAGACCGCAGCCCGAAGACCATCATAATCAGGACTAATGAATCCAAGAAGTGCAAACAAAGTTGTAATTTCAGGATAGCAAGGGTCAATATTAGGATCAACATCCATTTTTCCATCAGCCACAAGAGATCTTACAAAGTTTACGCCACGAGCTATACCTTTACTAGGCAATTGCATAAATAATGATATTTCAGTCTTACTAACTGAAAATCCGAGTTTCAGACATGCATAATAGAAACAAGTTGCCATAATTTCTTTTTTATTTTCAGATCTTTTCACTAATTTTGCTATTTGAACTTCATTGTAGAAATCTGCTGCAAGTTTACACGCATCGAGTGGGAGTGCACGTCCTTCTTCAGATTCAATGTATAAATCTCGATATGCACGGAATTCTTCATAAAGATGACGTCGTTGTGGTATAGTATTATTAACTGTACTACTACGATGTAGATCGGGCTGAAGCTGGCTACTATTTGGTCCAACAATTCTTAATTGAGCTGTATTTGGAGAATCTCGTGGAGCATCATCATCATCGGGTTTTGCAGTATCACCTTCAACTATAAGACCACATTCACCACATACATGTTCCATATTATTAGCACTGCGGCACATAAGTGCACCACATTGTATACATGTGTTTGCAGTATCATCAATCACGATTGAGTCGACAAGTTTATTAGCGGCCATTGCACTTATAAGCGCATTGATATCTATTCCATTGAGTAAGCCAAAAGTATCATGAATTGCGGTAGCGCTTGACAATTCAGTATAAGAGGCCTGGTGGTTAGACATATATGAATCAATTTGCATATAATATTACTGATTCATATATGCTTTTAACTTTCCAGGAGCGCCCGATACCGAAGTATCGTATTACTCTAATATAGAGGCCCTTTTATATAAAGATAATGCAAGGTCTTAAGGCATTAGGAGATTGGACTTCTGCACGCGCGGCGGAGTATGAATTAGTTGCCCAGCGTCGGGACGTTGATGGTCCAATGATAGACCGTGCACTGGAAATTGTTAGGCAATTTATTATTGATAGAAAACTTATCTTGTTTGGTGGCCTAGCAATTGACTATGCGCTTAGACTTAAAGGAGATCGTATTTACCCTGATGACCAACGCCCTGATTTTGATTTTATTTCATCCAGAAGTGTTGATGATGCATATGATCTTGCAGATATACTTCATAAAACTGGTTTTGAAGATGTTGGTACGGTTAGAGGGATTCATGTACAAACAATGCGAGTGCGAACTGATTTTATTTGGGTTGCCGATATTGGATATGCACCACCTGAAGTTTTTAACAATATACCAACTTTTGAATATAATGGCATGTTAGTTGTCCATCCGGACTATCAAAGAATGGATATGCATTTAGCATTTTGTTTTCCATTTAATAATCCTCCACATGAAGATGTATTTAATCGATGGAGTAAAGATCTTAAACGATTTAATCTGTTAGAAAAGTATTATCCAATTGTCGCTGAAGACTCTAATATTACTTTTAATAAAATTATTGGCAATTTACCAGTACCTGTTATTGGAAATTTTAAAACACTAATGGTTGCACTACATGGTTTTTCTGCATATGCAATTATAAGAACTTCACTTGATGAACTTGCAACTGCATTTAAAGAAGAATTACCTAAAATTAAAGCACCATATTTGTCAATAAGTTTTCCAAATAATAATACTATAGAAATTGATTCTCCAGGAAACACAATCGATTTTGCATCACCTTATCCAAACAAGGTTACTACTGGAATCGTAACTAAATATGAGCCATATATGGATTTATACCCTGAATCTTACTGTACAAATAATATTGTAATATCTTCGACCGAAGGTAGGCAGCTGGCCGTGTCTCATGTTAAAATTGCAGATAAATTAAATGCAATTATTGTATCCCCACATTATTTGCAATTGTGGTTTTTATTTAAGTCTTTGCAAATAAAATCTTATAGAGCATTTTATGTTCATATGCTTGAAATAATTAATTGTGCCGAAGAAATCTATTTAAGAGTTTTAGATAAAACTAATGATATTGAGACTAAAATGGCAATAGTGGAAACATTTATATCAAGCCCGTTTGGGCCAGTTTTAAATACAATTGGTAATATTAATCACAATGCCGCTTATGTAATAAAAATGGCAAATAATGCAGCAAAATTACAGGATGTTCCCCCAAGTTCACTTAATCTTGATAAAGATATTTCAAATCTTTTAAAAGATCTTCCATCAAATTATTACCCAGCTTCATCAAAACAAAGACCGACATTTGATTATACTGCAAATGCATTATTTCGTAGAGCTGGTGCAAAAATTGAATAAATTAATATAAAAAATGGTGGCTAGGTTATATACTAAAAAATGCATGAGCATAACGAGTTTAATGACAGGGTGTTTAATACAACTTGTCGTATTTCAAAACTTAATAGACCATATATGTGGCCCAGGTCAGTATCCGAAATGGGAGGTTATACACAATATAACACATATCTAAACGATCACAACGACGTTGGGCATTGTGATTATATGCTAAGTAAGCCATTTAATTCAAATTGGTCATATTCACCAAGCCGCACCAGTTGGGAGTGGCGGCATTAATGTTCAAGTGCAGTAATTCTTGATTCTAATTTTTTGCAATGTTCTACCAGCTTACGAATATTATTATTAAGACCTGTAACTGCCGATTCTAGCGATTGCATCATGACTAATACCGATGCATCAGGTTTGATATAAATTTTTGCAGAATCTTCATATGCAACTACCCAAGTTTGATATCCTTTGGCTTTATCATTAAAGCCATTTTGTAGTTTTATAAAACGCTTTTCAACGTCATTTGTTTTAATATCAAATGGATTTTTTACCACAAATCCTCCAGTTCTAAAACCATCTTTCTTAGAAAAATATCGCACATGAGTACCATACCTAATATGTTCCCAATATTCTGGTGGGACTTCTAAATAACCATTAAGTTTTTCGGATTGTTCATTGATGGTCCATGTACGGCTTTTAGCTGGAATTTCAGGACCATTTTTTACAGTTAAGTTAAATTGGTTATTATTTGCCATCAAATGTTTTTAATAAAAGATATTGAACTTCAATATATATAAAAAATAAAATGTTAATTCACAAATATCTCAGAAATTGACAAACCATGTAAAACTGTAAAGCAAAACCATCCATGCTGTGATCACGGAGATTGGTTTAACAAATTTTTACATCACAACATGGATGTGTGATTTCTGGCAGCAATCATTTATAAAGATTGAGCTTTGCTCAACGTTTTTTTTGATTAGAACCGCCGTAGGCCCTAGTTATTAAATTTAATAACCAGAGCCTTTTTTACAATCTCCTACATTTTCTTCTTGTTCTTCTGTAATATAGTTAATTTAGAAAGATTGTGGACCGATATATATCGGTAATATTACATAATATTACCGAGATTCAATTATGGTAGCTGAAATAATTGAATGGTATGCGGCTCAGTATATTGCCAGTGTTGGCCTTGAAAACAATGGCACTCAGTCATTTAAAAATTTTGTATCTAATTTTCCCGTGCGAAGCTTTGAATTAAAAAAGCCATTTCCACTTACAGGAAAAATTAGAATGTCTAATTTTCTTGAGATAAAAATGAAATTTCCTTTAGGAGCTAAAGGCTATTTTTGCTCTGTTATGTCGGCAAAGATAGGAAAAAATAGTACCCATTATGCGCATGCATATTGGCGTAAAGATATTCAAACCATAATTCCAGAATATATTTGTATTTCTCATACTTTTAATTCTTGCGATGGTGAGTATCGTCGTCGTTTTATTAGAGGGCAAATTTTCATGGATATCCATGAAAAATATAGTGATTTAATTGCGCCATTGGAAGAAATAATTATTTCTATGATTGGTAATAATAAACTTAAACTTAATGCTAGAGTTTATCCTGAAAATGATGACATTATAGATCAAATAAATGATAAAAGACTTTTAATTCTATCATTTGCAACAGCAATAATCCTAGATGCTGTTGAAATAAATAGTGGGTATATGATGTCTCATATAAATCCATCATATATTGCAATTATGGCTAAAATTATTTTAATACAACCTAAAATTCTTACAATTAGTGCATGTAATGATGAACTATTATTTAAGTTATTTATACATGAAACTTCGTCTAGTAAGATCAGATGTGGTCAAAAAATTGTACCAATGTATTTAAGAGAAACAATGCAACCATTTGACTACAACCTTGCTATATGGAGAGAGCTTGCAGTAACTCAACTAGTCGGAGATTTTGTTATAAATTATATTTCACCAAGCTTTGCGATATATAATCAGTGGAGTTATATAGAAGATGCTGATTCAGCATTATTCGAAAATTCAACTATGGAAACTAGATATAAACGTGGATATGCAGTAGATATTTCACTACAATCACTTCGAGAAGCTAGAAGTAATCTTAAAAACACTGGACAAACCTATGCCACTGAAGAACTTAATGCACATATATATGAAAGTATTGAGTATGCTCAAAGCTACTTATTAATGTCATCAGTTGCTATGTTGCACACTATGGAGGATGTTGGATGGACTATGGGGTCATTACCAAATTATATACGATACTCCAAAAACCAATTTTTAACTGTAATCAATGCATTTTCTACCATAGATACTGCGGCATGCTATATTTTTGAGCTTGTCTATGCGGCACATTGTTTGCATACAAAAATAAAAGTGGCCCATACCGATTTACATGCAAATAATATGACATTAAATTTATGGGGGCGTATTAATGATGAGTTAATTCTCAAAAAATATTATGAGAACCCAGTAATTGCATATGTAACTGGTCCTAGTGGTGAATCCGATACATATGTTTTTCCTGCAACTGGAATTACTGCGTGCATTATTGATTATAGTCGATGTCTTCTAGGGCCATCATTTGCATTTAATGAAAGTCAGTCCCCACAATATATTGTTAATTTTTATAGAGATCAGGTAAATCGAATTATGCGAACATTTCATAGATATGCGCCTGAATATCTTGAATCACATCAAAATGAAATTAAAGCTAATGTTCTTAGTAATTTTAAATCTATATTTCCAGTTCTTTGCGCAGTTGATTTTATATCAATTGGTGCCAGTATTGGTGCAGTTTTGCTAACACCAAAAGGTGAGAATGAAGTTTGTGAATTTAAAGTAGCACCTGAAGCACTTAAACTTGCGCGTCAAATTGAAGATCTTGGGCGTGAATTACTTATTACAGGTTTACATGAAATAGTCAATAAAGGTAGTGTTACAAACTTTCCTGGAGTAGAAGTTATTAACAGGCTTTTTGGTAAATGGCTGTATACAAAACAAAAAAACAATTCAATGCAATTGGTAGATGCGTACAATTACAATAATGAACTTAAATATAGTGGAAGTGATTATGCAAAATACCCTCCATGGGCACGTCTTGATCAGATTGAATTACATCTTGGTGATATTAAAATGACTGATCTTTTTACTAGAAATGTTGACTCTTTTTTAGACGCTCTGAAACCTAATGTACAAATTGAAGTTATTGCTGGCAAAAATCGAGCGGAACAAGAGAAAATTGACGGAAAACCGATTTCAACAGCATCTTCTTGGATAGATTAATGAATTAATAAATTAGATAATAGAATTGAATTCTACATATGTCAGTTATATTAATCGATTCTAGAAGATGCTCTTTTGTCATGTTTGCGGCAGGGTTATGAATCGTAACCCTTCATTGGGATTTGTTGTATTTAAGTGTCATTGTGGTGTGGAAAAAAAAGGGACTCCTGATGATGCAAGAATCTCTGGTTCAGTTCTTGGTGCCAGTGAAACTACAGAAATGTATGATGGATTAATTAGAAATGCACCATATGATAGAACAAACCAGCTTGTCTGGAGAGATTGTGACCAATGTGGTCTTAATTATCAAGTACAAGTCAGAGTTGGTATTGCTGAAGTAATTATATATAAATGTAAATGTGGAAAGAAAAGTGGTGGAGAGCATTTGGCTAAGTAGGTGGTACAGCCATATTACACCTTTTCCTATAAAGTGTCATATCTCTTCCTTGAGCTTCACCATTTAAAATAATTTGGCGACATTTTCCCATTGTGCCATAATAGCTTGAAAATGCTGAATTTTTATAAGGACTGTCTTTTTCAAGTCTATCAAATTCTTTTTCACGTTTTAGCCTATTTAAATAAGGTTCCATTTTTTTAGTTTTTACTATTGACAGCATAATTGCAGTAAAAATAATCATAATAAATGCAAACATTATAATTGTAAATAAATCTGGGTTCATTAAATTATCAACTATAACTGGTAATGGTCCTAGTTTTGTTGAATCTTTCCATATAGTTTTATTTAGTATCGTACCACCTATCGGGTAATTTGATTTTGGGTTCATTCCAGCATTTACAATATCAGTCCTATTAAAATATTTTGGCGATTTAACTTCATTTTTATCTTGCAAGCATAGTTGCATATCAGACCATTTGATTGATGCATCATTGTTTGCATCAAGTGGTTGATATGCAAGTTTAAGTCTATCATTTACACTTTTGATTCCTGTCAAATAAGTTTGTTCTTTTTTTGTTCTTACGAGTTTATCGGTTGCATTTTCAATAAGATTCTTTGGTGAATATTGTAAACTAAATAGTGCCATATTACCATTTGCCATACCTGGAATCAAACATGCTGAATCATATTTATTTCGATTACTGTCGGTAATATTGCATGCAGTAGATGGTACAGTTCCGTTAGCTAAAGCATTACAATATCCACATGAGCTTGCATGCATAAAATCTCTTATTATATCACATTTAGTAGTCATTTTTTTAAGATATATATATACGGAGAGGTTACTCATATTTTTACATAATAATGTCGCTTGAAATTTGGAGATGGCCAAATGTATCTGCAGATCGTTGGGGTCCTTATGGGTGGAAGTGGTTACATAAACTTGCAATTAAATATCCTACATGTCCAAGTATGTATGATGTTAATTATGCATATTATAGAATTATTAATTTTATAGAAAATTTACCATGCAACATATGCAAAAATCACGCGGAACAGTACATTGAGCATAATCCACTAACACTAAATTCTTCACAAGAACTACAAGAATGGGTCTGGGAATTTCATAATGCTGTTAATTTTCGTCTTGGAAAAAAGTTAATTTCATTTGAAAGATATCAATATAATTACGCGTATGATTTAATATGGACTGGCTTAATGAGACCATTTACTTCTTAGGATGAGGCATATAACAAAAAAATAATATTAGAAGACTTTTTAAGTATTATTTAAGCGCATACGCCTGTGGCAGTGGTACACTTTGCAGGAGCAGTACAGTCCGTATCTGCTTTGCATGGTGCTGTACAATATTTATTGAGGCATATATTTGGGCTGGTGCAATCTGCATCTTTAGTGCACGCGTTGGCAACATAATAATGGTAATATCCGCCACCAGCCAAGACAAATAGTATCAAAACTGCAACTATAGTAGCAATATACATCCTCTCCATTTTTCAATGATATGTATAAAAAATAGAAAATACTGCAACTAAGAATATTGCGACCATTTATTTGAGGAAAATGCTACTTGACATGGGGGTCCAATTGAGTTAGCATTGCTAGTAACTGGAGGACATTCCGGTAATATAGTTTTAGAAGGCTTAGGTCCATATAACAATGCACCCCATGTATTATAATCATGAATACCAGAAACAGTCTTTACTTGACCCTCAAGTTTTGACATATTATCGTTGCAATTAGTAAATGCAGTTGGTTTTGCAATTGGAAAGGCTACAGAACCAATAGGATCGTTAGTCCATCCCCATCTACACCAATCTGCGCCAGCAGCTTGTGCCTTTGAAACCTCATCTGGTGACGCAAGTACTGCTCCATATTTTGCAGCACTATCTGCAGCGGCTTTTTTGGTTAAAGAATAATGGCCCTCATCATAATAATAGACTTCAGAATCTGGCGTTGTGCATGTACCACTTACACACGTTTGCGGCGCTGTACAGTCCGTATCTAATGTGCATGCCGATTTAGATCCATTGATAACGTATATCACAATAACAATAATTAATAACGCCGCTACAGCTAGTGCAATTTCTACTTGTGGGGTCATATTATATATTGTTAAAAAAAATAATTATAATTATTGCTACCACTTGTTTTTTTGCAAATTGTGCAATTCCTTAACTAATTTTAGCATATGCTGAATAAAATCCATCATCAATAATGGTCGGGCGCCCTTTGTAACCCCAACAATCATTAGATACTGCGCCAAACGTAAAGGAAGTGCACAATGGGTCATTAAAACATTTTTCTTGACACTCATTAAGCGGAATTTTTGGATAATCAGGAAGTTGATTTGTAGCGCCTTTATTGAAGTAATTAGCACTGGCATCAAATGCCATCCATTTTCCATCAGCAGTGGCCTTGCATTCAGATGCAAGATCATCAGCTAACCCAATTTTTGAAAGCTGGTCATTAGTGCATGCGATTGGTGCGGTACAAGTACCAGCCACGCATGACTGGGGTAGCACGCATGCAGGATTGCATACAACTGGATCTGTGCAAATTCCACTTACACACGTTTGCGGTGCTGTACAGTCCGTATCTAATGTGCATGCCGGTTTAGATCCCCCATATATAACGTATATCACAATAGCAATTAACAATGCAGCTATAGCTAGTGCAATCTGTATTTGAGTTGACATAGTATATAATGTTAAAAAAATAACTAAAAGTAGTATGATAAAAAACTATTTAATTTATTGGTAGACTCGGACACCCTAACTAACAGCAATATATGTTGACCATGGCGTATTAAGTTCCTGCCCTCCAAGAACAGGAGGGCTCTTCTTAAGATAACACCCATTATTATTTGGATTAAAAGACAAAAAGGTACACGATACGTTGCTACAGCTCTGCAAGCACTGATCAAGAGATGTGATACCACTTGTAGGAATTAGATCGTCGCTGGTCCCCACCCAAGAATTAGGAATTTCAATATATTTTCCGTTAGTAGTTGCCTTGCAGGTGGCTGCAAGGCTGGCAGGCATTGAAACTTTTGAAAGCTGTGCGGCAGTGCAAACTTGACACACGCCAGCAACACAGGGATTACCGCCACAATCATTGGCGCTACTGCAAGGAGGAGGATCCGTACATATTCCACTTACACACGTTTGTGGTGCTGTACAATCTGTATCTACTGTACATGTCGGTTTAGAACCGCCATATATAATGTATATCACGATAGCAATTAACAATGCAGCTATAGCTAGTGCAATCTGTATTTGAGTCGACATAGTATAAATTCTTAAAAAAATAACAATAATTGTATAATAAATAGTTTATTATATTGCAATTCAAAGGCGAGGGAGACTTCTTCTTAAAGATTCGGGTTAAAAAATCTGTAAACCTAGAGTCTATGTTCGCTACTTTAGCTCGCCACTTTTCTATAGAACTCCTTGTAGCCGGTCGCATCCAGAGGAGACGTGCATGACGCCGGATCTGTGTTTGTCCCAATTAACCAAGGAATTGGGGGGGTGCCGCTGTAGTAACCAATGCAGCTCGGTGTGGAGGTGCATTTGGCTATCATCGTAGGCCCATTGGGGGCACCAGATGTAACGGACCAGTTGAAGCTCGGGACGGTGGTGTCCGCCGGGATTGCGCATCCCGGATTTCCGCTTCTGTTGACTTCCTTTGCGTAGGTGTAGGTTGGAATTTTGCAAGTACCAGCCACGCATGACTGGGGTAGCACGCATGCAGGAGTGCATGCAACTGGATCCGTACAAACTCCACTTACACAAGTTTGCGGCGCCGTACAATCTGTATCTACTGTGCATGCCGGTTTAGTTCCACCATACATAACGTATATCACAATAGCAATTAACAACGCAGCTATAGCTAATGCAATCTGTATTCGAATCGACATAGTATATATTATTAAAGAAATAACTACAAAAATTGCGACCATTTATTTGAAGAAAACGGAACTATGCATGGAGTTCCTAAAGATTTAGCTTTAACCCCTAGAACCGAAGAACATTCGGGTACTGTAGATTTAGGGGGTTTAGGGCCATATAATGTAACGCCCCCATGTGTTATCCATCGCAGAAGTAGAACTAAATACTTTACCCCCTGGGGGGAGTTCCATCAGGACATGATGGGTATGCACTTGGACCCGCTAGCGGGTATGCTATGGTATTATTATTTAACCATACCCATCGACACCAATCAGCTCCTGCTGCTTGTGCAGCCGCAATATCAGATTCTGATGCAATTTTCGCACCAAATTTTGCCGCAATACTTTGTGCATCAGCGTTATGTATAGCAAATATACCTTCGTCGTAATGATAGACTTCTGAAGGTACTACAACTGGATCCGTACAAACTCCACTTACACAAGTTTGCGGCGCCGTACAATCTGTATCTAATGTGCATGCCGGTTTAGTTCCACCATACATAACGTATAGTACAACAGCAATTAGTAAAGCTGATATAGCTATAGCAATTGCCACTCTAGTCGACATTATGTATTAACAGTCTTGAGAATTTATATAAAAAATATATGGATCTTGAAATCTAGCTTCTGGTGGTGTTTTTTTTGTGGGGCAAATTAATAAGTTTTCAGGTAATTGAGAATCTTCTATAGCTTTTTCTACTGCAGCACATTTTTTATGCCTTAAATCAAGATATTTGTCTTTTCGATCATTAAGCCATTTAGTGCATTCAAAAGATGGTGTAATTTTTCCTTTAACATCGACTATGTAATTAAGATATTGTATTATGTTATACATGTTAAATGAGACTATTATGGTGATAGCAAGGACGATTATTATTGCTAAAAACGATATATTAGCCATATTTATAATATGGCATTAAAGTACTTCCGACAATAGAATATCCTGAAGCTTGAGGTCCATACCGTGAGATGTTGAATAGTATTTTTTCAACTTGACTATACGGCATATTGGAAGGAACTGCAACTTTCCAATCATAAAGTCTATAAAATTTATATGTTTTAGTTCCTTGGAAAGAAACATCCTCGCGCATCGGCGCGATATTAGCATCCGCCATTTGACATAGAGATCGACTGAATTTTGTATTAACATAGCCACTAGGCCTATCGGGTTCAAACATCTTACGGCATTTTCCCTTTACCGATGAATATCGTACGATTTCAGTATCGCGATCTTGTTCTTCTTGATCTTCTTGATCCATATGTATGTATGAAGTAATCTATTATACTTTATGTTAAAAAAAACTTGTTTTTTAAAGATTAATTCTTTAAAGCTCGAAGAAATAAGAATGCATATTCTGGATTAACGACATAATCTCGTACAATACTAGCAGTATCTTTATGGAATGCAGTCAATTTCTCAAAGAGAGAAATATGCTCAAGTAACATGTGCGCAATATGCGATGTTGGAGTTTTAATAATTGGAGATCTTTTAACTAATGTTCGTTGACTAATTGTATAGATTATAATTTGAATAACATTTTTAACAAATTCATCATAAACTTGAAACTTAGGAGCCCATTTAGGATATAAAGCTAAAAATTCACTACGCTCGGTTGCCGTTAGGAACGCTCGCATTGCATTATATTCTAGTCGATCTTCGGCGGTCAATAAATGTGAAATTGATTTAGGGCCTCGTTCGTATACAATTTTACGGACACGTTTAAGTAGTGGAGTTTCTACTAGAAAGTCTGAATGTTCTTTTGTCTGAGACGGGTCTCGAGATCGCAAAATCCAACCATAGTTTAATACATTTGGTTGTTTAGACTGTGATGCAATATATTCTTCAGCTTGCATAATAGAATTATTGCCAATAGCCCGAAGGGTTTTGATTGTTATAGGCTCTTTAAACTCATATATACGCTGCTGTGGAATCACTGGCAAATTTCTTTTAAAAGAAATTTGCGGCATTTTTTCATCAGTCTTTGCAGACTGAATTTGCCATACTCTTTCAGGGTCTTCTACCATTGGGTGGAAATTGTGGTGACGAATGCCAACTGTGTAGCAATAATTAGTATCGAGTTTTGAGAAATTAAGTCGCCCATTATTTTCCAAAGACATACCAGTTTCAACTGCAAAATCTGGATACAAACGCATTATAAGATCATTAAAGATCTCTGCATATGTCAATGTCCCAATCCAAGTCAATGTTGATACATCATAAGCGTTGCTTGATGATAATGCCCATGTAGGACCATCTATGGGATGGTCCCAATGATAAATTGTGAGAATTGTCCCATCATCAACGCTAATAATATCATAAAGATTTTTACTAAGATATCCATCAACAATTTTCATTGGAATATAATTATTAAGTGCATTTGGTGGAACTGCTAGGATTTTCCAGGTTCTAGCATCAATGACTAGTCCATTACACTCACTATATAATGGAATTCCCCGACCACGCACGTCATTATTTCGATCTCCACTTAATACAATCCTGCCAATTACTGGAATATTATTTTGTCCAATAGTCAGTGTATGTTTACCATCTTTTTGGCGAGTAAGTGAAACTGGTAATTTTGAAACTGTAGGAATGTAATGATGATCATGCCTAATTCTAATTCCGTAATGATCTGTAACTTTGTATAAATATTCTATGATTTTGTATTGATCAATCTGTTGATCATTCATTGATTGTAACTCGATAAAAAGATTATCTCTGGTGGTTGGAAAATTCATATTAATTGATTGATGTTCTTTAGACGACACAATATGGTCTTTTATTAATTCATAATTCAATTCTCTAGTTTCAAATTCAACTATAAGTATTTATCATCATTACACTCTCTCCGTATCTTATAGTGCTCTGCTTTGTAATGATGTTAAATATTAAGCCTCTAGGTAATAAAGGGTCGGTTGAAAAAATGCCAACAGTCATCAGAGTTATTGAAGTAAAAAGAACATTAATTGATCCTATAGTTGCAAGTCAAGAAGAACTTAGTATACTTCTTAATGAGCTACAAAAAATCCCACAGCTAAATAATTCTACATCAGCACTTAACACATTTGTTGATTTATCTAAAATTCTTCAGAATTCACCATTCTTGGTTGAAAAAAAAGATGATAATACACTTAATTCAGTTCTTATTCGAGATTTATTATTAAATCCTGCAGTACATCCAATTATATCTGCGCAAGGATTTGCCGCAACTAAAGTAGAATCAGAAAAACATACTAGGCCGACAGTTTGCATTCAGGCATTAGATGAAAATGGTAATAAAATTGCAATTGCCGCTGAAGAACCTATTATCGTAACTGGTTTTGCAATTAACCCATTTTTAGCAGGTTCTTTAATTGTCAGTTCCTCATTAGGTATTGACACATATGTATCTAGTGGGACATTTTCAACCCATACATTTGCAACAAACTGGAAGGTAAAACCCCCTGAGTATAATAATAGTGCCGTTGATGATGAAAATGGATATAAAATTACCACAGCCGATAATGTTAAAATTCTTGTAAAACAATCACATGCGGCTGCAAATTTTTATTATAGCGGCACTGCAACTGCAATTGTATTATCTAGTATATCTGCAGCATTACATGGGCTTCCAGGCGCATCATCTAAATTAGTTAAACTTTTTAAACCTATGATGCTTGATAAAAATATTATTAGCACTACTGTACTAAATTGGCGAGATGTTGATGCAAATTCACGACTTAAATACTTACTTGAACGATTATCAACATCAGAATTAATTGCAGCTAAAGACCCTGCATTGTGGATCTTTAATTTAAGTCCACTAAATGATTTATTTCGAGTCGGTGCGTTAGGCATATATTTATACGCGTTAGTTGAAGGTAGAGAATCTCAGAAACTTGAAATTTTTCTTGAACGGACGTCTATGAGGTATTTAAAATCAAAACAGTTAGATGAACTTTCTCATAAAGCCGTACTGGCAAGTTCACGAGCTCGGCTATATTTAATAATTATTGAAGATAAATTTGGGTCAGTGCGAAGTATAAAAATTCTAGATGCACTTAGAACCGCTATAGGCTCACGATCCCGTGGTGCACCGGGTGGAAGTCTTGCATTACCATCTGAAAGTGTCCAAGTTGTTGATCCTGAATCCGTCATCAAACTGCTTACAAAAAAAGAGCGTGAAATTGTATTAATTGAGTATGAAAACCGTCGCAAACAATGGGAGGCATCTGTGGGAAATAAATGCCCACATATTCGTTTAGCATTTCGCATGCGAAATGCTACTCATTCAAAAGATGTTCTTAAACATCTATATGAGCTTGAGAAATATATTACACCATCAAATAGATCAACGGAATGGCTTATATGCCGTAATTGTAAATTCAGAGCGCTTTGCCCTCATGTTCGCGAACGTATTATTATGGAGTCTAAAAAGGCTTCTTATGATGAAGTGCGAACTAGTTTAATGAAATACGCAATTCGAGTAAATAATGATAATGACTTATACACATATTATTGTAAAATTTGCAGTGAAAAGCTTGCAGAAGCAATTGATGAAGATCGTACTGCGGAAATATTAGGGCGGTTTGGTAATATAGATTCAGGCCTTAGAATAAAAATTTGGTCTACTGCAATTCGTGCCGTGCGAAATATGCAGTTTTCAATACCAACTGATGAAAAACAATTCTCAAATGCTGCAACAGCTGTTATATATCCATTAATTATAGCGGCTGAAGCAGTTATTATTAAAAAGGGTAGTAATCGTCGTCGTAAAATAGTTAGTCATACAGACGATGAAACTGAAGAACTAGATATTCGAACACAATTATATATAGTAATTTTTGTGTATGCATATATTCTCAATCTTATTCAAAATTCTCAAACTAAAATTGGGTTTACTGGTGTAAAAAATGGTGCAAAGGCTAGTGTATATGCAGAAAAAATGCTTCAAATAATCATTGAAGAATATAAAAATATTATTGCACAAATTGAAGATATTTCGACCGATTTTCTTAAAACGCGTTTTACGGAAGCATATAGAATTGTCCATAACGAATCTAATGAAAAACTACAAACATCTAAGCCAGATGAAGAACTTGCGTTTCAAACAATGATAGATCCAATATATAGATATGCAGCTACAGTGGCCACTGTAGCTGGTGATTTGTCTGCATCAGCTGGCGCACGTAAAGAATTTGAAACAATATTAGGCGATAGTGTCCCTAATATTGTTAAAATGTCGAAAGATAGTGCAAAAAATCCTGATCTTGCAGCTTTGTATCTTCGTCGCACTGGTGTTGAAGTTCCAACTGGAGGTACACTTGAATTTCTTATGAAAGATCCTCGTGTAAATCTTTATGTAAAAATTTATGAACCAAAGTCAGAAATTGCAACAACAAAAGCTTTAGATGCTTTTCACTCATTTGCTAATTTAGCTATAGATGCACCTGCGAATGATGTCCGATACTGGATTGGTGGCATTAAACGTAGTTCGCATACTAAGAAAATTCGTCCTGAAAATAAACTTGATCTTGCAATGCGTGGTGCTTTTTTTGAAGGATACAGGTTATTTACTAAATATACTAAAGGCATTATTAATCAAAATTCTGCAACAGCGTATTATAAAGATCTTGCAAAATATCAACAGTGTGATGATGGTCTTCGTATTGCTAGAGCATTAGCTAATACTAAAACATATTATGATTTTAAAGTGCTTAAAAGTCAACAATTTATACCATCAGAGGTTTCTATTACATCCATATATGATGAAAATGGTGTTCGCCATGACTGGTGTAAACAGGTAACTTATTATTATATTGATATAAATGCACCTACAACTGAGATTGAAATTAAAGGCGGTCCTAAGGGCGCTGTATTAGCGCATAGTGAAGGGAGGCTTACTGTCGATATGAAGTTAATCGATATTGCATGTCCTATTTGTGGTATAAGAGCCTCAAAGACTAATACGCTTGACCATGTCAAGGTTGAAAAATCTATTGTTGCTAGATCTGAAATAGAATCATTCTTTTTATTTTATGAGTCTAGGTGTCCTTTAGGCGATTTACATGATTGGAAAACAATTGCGAATAAAGTTCAAAGCTGTACTAAATGTGGACTTACAGATTCAATCTTTATATCGGAAGAATCACTAAAAAATACTAATGCTATAAAATATTATGAGAAATATTTACAAATATTTTATGACGACAGGGCAAAATTGCATACTACTGTTTTACCGAAAAATAAAGATGAAATTGTTAATATCGTCGACTATAGTGAAGATGCAAAGGCTTGGCAGCCAGATTATACATTTATTATTCGTGCCGCAGAACTTGTCGGAGTAGTTCCCGCATTGCTTGAAGCAATTGGTAATATGGAAGGTCGCGAATATAAAGACATTATTCTTGGCATTGGCATACCTCAAATGCCAACTGCATCTTCAGACCCTAGATTACTTACCGCTGATGCTGAAGTACGACTGTTTCTTGCAGATTATAGTATGCTTCGTAATGCTAGCAAATTTCTTAAATTACCACCCATGTTATCTACTATTCTTACAGAAGCCAATGTCCCAAAACATGAATATATAAATTTACAACAATTGCTACCTGATGTCAGCAATAACTATCATTCAATGTTTACAGCAATTATGAAATTTAGATCACCAGAGGATGCATATGTTTTTGCAATTCAAAGTCTTTGTAGAATGGCCGTTGAAGTTGCCATATTCGGTACTGGCTGGTTAAACCAATTATGTCGAATTTTTGCAAAAAAAGAAATTGAGACAATTTTGCATAGTCAAAAATTGTTTTCAAAACCAGGTAGTTTTAATTGGGCAATATTTGAAACAGATATGGAGCTCGATGAGCAAGTAGGTGATGTTGGTGAAGATGTTCTTGAAGAGCTGCTTGAATTAGAAGGTGAAGAAAGAATAGAAGATCCATTTTCTGGTGAGCATATGGATTATGATACTACTGAAAATGAACCTAATAACGAACAGCCTTAATAATAATATTCGTCAAAATTATATGTTTCATTATTTCTATGATTATATCTTTTCCCATGAGGTGGTAGCAAGTGTTTATGTTCACGACTAGCTTTATATTCTTTACGACCATAAGCCAAAGATTTTGATGTAGATGATTTTTTGTGAGGTTGAAACTCAATTGCAATAACAGGACTTGAAACTGAGTACTTTGTAGGTAAATATTCACTAAACATTGCAATTGCTTCTGAAGTGGTTGAATCTGGATAGAAATTTTTAACTCCTTTACTTTTCAAAAGTGCCTCAATATTTTCATACTTAGTAATTGTTTTAACTGTAGTGGTAAATTTATATTCTGGATGGTTATAACCTGGGTTTTCTGTCAATTCATCTTTAGGTCGGGCTCTAAGTATTATAATAGAATCTCCAACTTTAATATTATTAAATGGCATTTTATCAAGGCGCGCGTCCATATGTAGTTTACCTTCAACCATCATTGTATATCTAGGTTCACTAACTTTTAGTCGAAGAAGACCACCGCCAAATATACTAATATCTGATTTCCAGCATTTAAGCATGACAAGAAATGATAGGCAAAGTAATAGTATAATTCCAATTACCCATAGAATATTATTGGACATCGAAATCATGATAATTACTTGTATGTATGGTTTACATTAAATTATTCAGTCCCAATAATTTCAAGTTCTGGAGATTGCTCAGGAACATCTTTATAATGAAGCATATTCCATATTCTTTCAGCTCTTATTTTACCAAGCTGAATTACTCTATTTTTTTGTGGAATTTTTACTATTGCCAATGTTGCTACCGATTGCGTGCAAATGTTTGAAAGTGACCCAGATTCATTTAATATTATTGTCGCAGTTTCTACAGTAATACTTCGTATCCCTGATAAAAGTTTTACAGCATGCTCTATAGAGCCTTCGCGAACAGCAAGTAAACTTACAACTGCATCTTTATTAATAATTCTATTTGTAGCAGATTTTAATGTTCTAATTTGTTCAGGAGTAATTTTTTGTGTTGCAAGATCGGCAATAGTAAATGCTCTAGTAAGCATTTTACCCAATACAATTGAGATTCCCTTAAGTTGAGACCACATACAAACAGATATTTCATCTTCAGACTGTGCAATTCGATATGTTAAAATATCTGGCACGGCAATCATTCCTCCAAAAATTTCATCTGATTTATCTTGATCTTCAGTCTGCACAAAATGTTGTTCTTCAGTGTCATATACTTTTAAAAAATCAGCAAGTCGTTTAGCTGAATGACTTTCATTTTCAGTCTGAACTATAAATACACCTTCACGCACCATTAATCTTGTAATTGCAGCAAGTATATTATTAAATGGTATATGCGCAAAACGACGGTTAATATTAGGAAATGCTGGCCCTTCGATAAAATAATATAATTGGCATCCAGTTGCCTTTCTTAGTGCGCACATCTTTTTAATATTTTCATGCCTACCATCCTTAAAAGATGCGGCAAAATCTTCGTGAGTTTTACGCTCAATAGCAGCTAGTATAATTGGTTCATCGTTAGTGTATTTACAGATTAAATAATCGGCAGTATTGACTTGTTTGACAATAAAGGCATAGTCTTGGACTTCTGTCTCAATAAATGGAATAACAGAACGTTCTCTGGCATCGACAATTAAATACGTATTACTAATAAGAGGCATTATTTGCCATTATAAGATTAATATGCTGCACGTTCAATATCTAGATATACACTATTCATATGAACAAAAAATGCGCGCATGTCATAACACACACACAAAGTAGTTATGGCAGGCAAAAAGAATAGTGCAAAAAGTGAAAAGTCATTGACTAAAGCGCAAATGGCTTCCGAAATTGCAGCCAAAACTGGAATGTCAAAGTCGCAAGTTACTAGCGTACTTGAGGCTATGACTGATGTAATTAGTGATGAGTTAAAACACAGTAGGCCGGTAACTATCCCAGGTCTTGTAAAAATTAAAATTGTCCGCAAGGCCGCCACTGCAGCACGTCCTGGCAGAAATCCTGCCACTGGCGAAGAGATAACAATTAAAGCAAAACCTGCAAAGCAAGTTGTCAAAGTTAGAGCACTTAAATCTCTTAAAGATATGGCATAAATGGTCTTTTCTGATTAACCATATCCATAACACCAAATACCCCTTCAACTTCTGCAAATGTTTTTGATTTAAATGTCAATACCGCAATTCCAACTGATATTGAACCAATTAACAATCCACCAAATATCATGCCCCATCCATGTACCGGATCAGTATTTAGACTTGTTAGACCTGCAATTATTAATATAAGTCCAAGAATTGTACAAATTATCGCTCCAATAACGGAACGAATTCGCCCTCCAAGTGCCAGAGTATCTCCAATATTCGGCATTATAATTGAGTAAAAAAAAAGATTGTCGCTTTTTTTTGCGCCTTGACCCATGACGGCATACAATTGCGTCCAATATCTCCTTACACAGCGGGATCTACCATAATGGGGCTCGGAAATACCTCAAGATGAGACACTATGCTAGGAGTTAAATCCCAAGAGGTTATTAGTTTATCCTCTTTTAATGTCGGAACTATACCAAACGCACTATATAATCCGGCACATCTGGTCATGGGCGATCCCGGAGTCTACTCCATAAACTATCATGATAGTTTAAGCTCACGACATCTATATATGGTATGATATCTTCAATAGGCACTGTAGGCCTTTAATGCAATTGCACTTGCACTAAGATCTTTTTCCATAAAAGCATACACTTTTTTATCATCATATAATGTTAAAGTTCCATTAAGTATTGAAAGTGACATTTTTATTGTTTTTGGCATAGAAGGTTCTGCATCATATTTAATTTCTACATGATCTATTTTATAAATATCAGTTTTCTTATACAAAGATTTAAATGCATCCCACCAGTTTGATTTATTTTTAATTTCAATGACTTGGTTAGAAACAAATTCACCATTTTCATCAATCATTATAAGATACCCTTGTCGACACTTATTTTTATAAGGTGCAATAAATAGTTGAAAATCTTCTAACTTAGATTTTTTTAAAAATGTTGAATTTCCAACCCAAAATCCAGATAAATATTCATCATATTTACACACAACCCCATAAGTAATAATAAATAATATTATTACTATGCTAATAGCTAAAGATAATGCTAACATAGTGTTTATTACTATAATATAATATAGAACTATGAACTAAGGATTAAATTATTAAAATTTAATGAATTGAAAGGAAGGAATATCTCTTTATATATTGTGCCTATGAGCCTACTTTCTGAAACCCTTAAGAACGCTTCAGAGCTATGTCCTACTAAAATCTACCCCCCTATTGATAGTGTTAAAAATGACACCCTTAATAAGCGCGACATGCTTAGTGTTATTACAGCTTCAATTAATGAAGATGGTCTTGTTGGACATAATAAAAAAGGATATAATGACCTTATCAATAATGGAATTAATCGTATCATGACGCAGTTATTCGACATAGATCGAATGTTGCGGAATGAACGCACTCAGACCGAACTTGATAGAAAACGTAAAACTTTTCAAGTCAGAATTCAGTTCAATGATGTTAAAGTTGGTAAACCAGCTTGTACAACATACCTGACTGGGCAGTTCACTGATTTATATCCAGGTCGTGCACGACTAACTGGATTACCATATAGTGGACCGGTGACGCTTGGTGCAACAGTGACTGTTAAAGCTCATTATGAAGACGGTAGGATTGAAGAAAGAGTATCTGAAATTCCACCATTCCAAATTGGTGGTTTTCCTACAATGGTAGGTGGAGTTAATTGCCACACAGCCAACTGCCCGCGCAGTGGGTTAAAAGAAATGGGAGAAGACCCAACAGATCCTGGTGGATATTTTATCGCCAAGCGCATTGAATACGTTGTTGATCTGCTTGAAAATATTAGGTACAATTGTGTTCATATTCATCATGGGATGAAATCAAATGAACATGTCCGTGCTGAATTTCTTTCACAACCAGGCGGTGCCTTTGAAAATAGTTCACAGATAAGAGTCAGATTTATGACAAATGGTCAATTAACGATTGAAATTAATAGTACTAAATTCGAAAAAGTTCGATTGCCATTCTATCTGATATACCGCCTATTTGGTATGACTAATGATAGAACCGTAACAGAGACTATTGTATTTGATGCCGATGATAAAGGGCCAATTACTGCAAGAATGCTAGATATTCTAGAATATGCATTTCAACGTGCAGATGCTGCATTTGTACCATTAATTTCCGAGCTAAATCGTGAAAAATTAGTGCAAATGACCGCAGAACGCGTAGCTAAATATTTAACAAACCCGACTGCATATCTCAACGATGAAAATGCTATACAATTTCTTAATGAAGATTTACTTGGTAGTAGAACTAAACCAGGAGGGCTCGATAAAGTTTTGCTTCCTCATATGGGCCAGACCGCTGAATCTCGCATTCGTAAATTGCGTTTCTTAGGTCTTATTATTCATAAAATGCTTCTTGTACACCTTGGAGTATTGCAAGCAACTGATCGTGATAGTTATCGTAATAAAAGAGTGCATGGTGCAGGTGTGTCACTTGCAAAGGCATTTAAAACACAAGTCAATAATAGTGTTGTTATTCCTATATTTAGAGCAATTAAGAGGGAATTAAAAAATAATCCATGGGAAAGTATTACTGATAAGACCATTATCGATACTTTTCGCAATGCTTTGACCACAAGTGATCTTAATAGAGCTATGGAACAAGCAATTACCTCTGGTAATAAAACTATTGTTGTGCGTCGTCGTGCTGCAACAAATCGAGTTTCATCTCAAGCGCTTGAGAGAAAAAATGGACTTAATACATTTAGTGCACTTCGTACAGTTGTTACTCAAAATGCTGGTAATGCATCAAAGGCAACTGAACGTGCTGATATGATGCGTCGAGTACATGCAACATATACAGGATTTATCTGTGTTGCACAAAGTGCCGATACTGGTGAAAATGTTGGTATGCGTAAGCAATTGGCGATCACTGCAAGTGTCTGCACTGCCGGTGAAGCACTTCCACTTAAGCTGAGACTTCTTACGGATGAAAGTATTACCGCTCTAGATGATGTCGAGAGCTGTGATCTTCTACGTAAACATCTTGCTCGAATATTTGTTAATGGTGAGTGGATTGGCGTATGTGCCAATGCCCAAGAACTAGTATCTAGATATAGAAATTTACGGCGTGAAGGGCGTATTGTAGACCCACATACTACAATTTACTGGGATCCGGTAACAGATGAAATAGAATTCTGGCTTGATGTTGGCCGTTTGCGTCGACCATTACTTATTGTAGATAATAATATTGAGGCATACGATGCTGCGTTAAAGGCTAGGCATATTTGGGGTAAAACTCATAATGGTGACATGAGTGGTGCACCTGCTAAAATCGAATTTGTTCAAAATATCCGATTTACACCTGAACATTCTAGAGCTATTATTGAGGGTAAAATGACCCTTACAGAACTTGTTCAAGAGGGAATTATTGAGTATATTACTCCTGAAGAGCAAGAAAATTGCCTTTTAGCTGAATCTATTAGTAATTTACAGCGGGATAAAAACAATGTTACAATTCAATATAGTCATTGCGATATTGAACAAGCAATATTTGGACTCGCCGCTCATGTTTCGCCATTTGGCAATCATACACAACCTGCGCGAGTCACCTATGAAACAAATCAAGCGCGACAGACTGGAGGCTGGTATGTGTTAAATTTCCCATACCGCACTGATAAAAATCGATTCTTCCAGTTTTATAATGAAGTTCCATTAGTGCGGACTCTAACTCATAAGCTTGTACCTGCAAATGGTACAAATGTGATAATTGCATATGCAAGTTATGGTGGCGATAATCAAGAAGATAGTGCAATTGTATGCCAAGCATCTGCAGATCGCGGGTTATTTGAAGGTGCATTCTTTCGATTTGAGATTGCTGAGCTTGAAAAAGGAGAGTCCTTCTGCAATCCAGACATTCTTACAACTAAAAATCTTAAACCAAATGCTTGTTATGAAAAGCTTGTAGATGGGTTTATTCGCGTTGGTAGCGTTGTAAGATATGGCGATGTGCTAATTGGCCGTGTTGCTAAACTTAGTCGCGGGCGAACTGGTGCAGATGAAAAACATCAATCTACTGATCGCAGCATTGTTTATCGTTTGCATGAACCTGCAATTGTCGAAGATGTTCTTCGACCGCGTGGTGCAAATGATGAGCTGTTTGGGCTTGTTAAATTGAGGTATGAGAGACCACTTAGAACTGGAGATAAAATGTGTTTAACTCCAGATCATGAGGTGCTAACATCTACTGGATGGAAATCTATCGCAGATATCACCACATCAGATGCGGTTGCAACTCTCAATTCTAATTACCTTAAATACGATTATGTTAGTGAGATTCATAAATTTGAAATTAATGAGGATGTCTATGAAGTTAATACTCAAAATGTTAGTCTTTGCACTACACTTAATCATAGAATGTATGTAAAAATTAAAGATAGTGTTAGCTTTGACTTTGTTGAAGCTAAGGATATTATTCATACTCCGGTTAACTACAAACGCAATGTCCCATATTGTTCTAGTAATGGACTTGAATATCGTAAGATTGGTGACATGTGGATTTCTACATATGTTTGGGTAAAATTACTTGGACTATTTATTCATCAAGGATGGTTAGATGGTAAGAACATCATAATTAACACTCGTTCACGTAAAAGCATTGATCAAATGTTTGTCGCCAATGACATTGAGTATACTTATGAAAATTATAAGTATACTATTACGTGTAGTCAGCTATATGAAGAACTTACACCATTGAATGTAGACGCAAATCAACGGTATTTGCCTAATTATGTCTGGAATTATAATCAAATGCAGTCACTATCGCTTCTTAAAAGGTTTGATAAATATATGTTATCTGAGAGATTAGTGGACGATTTGCAGCGTCTTGCGCTGCATGCGGGGCGGTCTGCAAATAAAGTCTGTGAAAATACAGTTCCAAATAGCTGGAGTTTAAATATTGTTACAACCATAAATATCTTTGCAAACTACGAAAAATGCGAAGATAAAACATTTGCGTATTCTGGTCCAGTACATTGTATTACAGTACCCAGTGGTATATTCTATGTACGTAGGAATGGAATTCCAGTGTGGACTGGAAATAGTTCTAGGTCTGGAAATAAATCTATTGTGGCATTAATGTTGCCACAAAGTGATATGCCATTTACTGAATCAGGACTTACTCCTGATATGGTAATTAATACGCATTCATTCCCAAGTAGAATGACTATAGGGCAGTTAATTGAGACTAGTCTTGGTAAGATTTGTGCGCGTAAAGGTGTTATTGCAGATGGAACTGCATTTCTGCCAGTTAATCATCTTGAAATTGCGCGTGATCTAAAAGATCTTGGATTTCGATTTAATGGGCGTGAGCGCATGTATAATGGTATGACCGGTAATTACTTTGATGCAGCAATCTTTATTGGACCTACGGCAGAACAGCGCCTGCAGAAGTTTGTTCTAGATGATGAGCAATCTGTGGCTGGTAGTGGACCAACTGATGCTACCACAGGTCAGCCACTTGGCGGTAAACATGTTCAAGGAGGACTTCGACTAGGTGAAATGGAAAATTGGGGGCTTGAATCCCATGGTAGCATGCTTAATTTATTTGAGAAAACATCAACTGATTCAGATGGTCGTAAAATGCATGTCTGCCGTGGTTGTGGATCTCTTGCGGTATTCAATGATTATCACAATGTCTATCAATGCCGAACTTGTGGTCCACTTGCGGATATTTCAATAGTTGATGGATCAAAATCTGCAATCTTACTTCATGAAGAGCTTGCCGCTGCAAATATTCATATGCGACTAGGTCTTCGTCCTAGAGAATTTGAAATGAAACCTAATGAATAGCCCCAGGATAATATGCTGGTGGGTGAAACTTTGTTTTTGTTAATATTTTAGAAGCTCGTTTAATTACAAGTTCAGGGTTTTCAAGCCTTCCAATATATGTGGTCATTGGTAATACCTTAATAGCTACTGCTTCAGTGTCATCAACTAGTAATGATTCATAGTGTAATGCGGCAATATTATAACCAGAAACAATGTTATTTAAGACTATTTTTGCATAATTAATATTGATTACTCCCATTTTCATTAAAATTTGTATTATCCATAAATCAATAAGTCGATATCTCATTAAAACAAATGGAGTTCCTATTTTAAGAGATAATGGAGGGCCTAGATCTTGTTGTGCGGATCTTGTATGTTTTTTATTGGCTACTCGTTTTCCATGAGTTGCTGACAATTGTCTTTTTATTTGGGACGTAGGTGATACTATAAAATATGGTATCAAGTCAAATGCGGCCGAATTATAAACATCAAGAATAGGTTCTTTTTGTTCATCTTTAATTACATGGATTGTCATTCGTCGTATATGTGAAATTAATGGTAGTTTTGGATCATCTATTTTCCAAGAAATTGTAATACCAATACTTTGTGCTAAGTCTAGAATTTCTTGCGCATCTCCGTCTAGCTGCCCTGTAGTTATTACCTGAAGCCTCTCAGATCCGGGGACTTTTTTACCAGTCAATATTTCAATGGCGGCTGGGCCTATAAATACTCTACCTGGACCATTAGCATAATTATCTCTAAGAATTTTATAAAAATGAATATTTGCAGGATCGCCTTGACGACCACCTTCAATGCGATTAATTGCAGTCTCAATTTTTAATTTAACTTCTTGATTAAAAATGAGTCTAAGCTTAGACTCATTTAATAGCAGTTCACTCCATTTTGAGGCATTTAAAGGATTACATAGCGAATTATATATACTTATAAGTTGAATTTCTGGTCCAGCGCAAAGTAATTTAAGTGGTGTACCATCTTCATTTTTTGCAAATTGTGCAAGACATTCGCTAGGAATTAAAACATCAGAAGTCTTAATCCCTCTATATGTGGTTAATGCGGTTAAGATAAATAATTCTCGACCATCCACTAAAATTGTAAGTAAATATTTAATAATTTTTGTTAAAACAGTAGTGTAATGGCCAAGTCCTTGTGGGTCGAGAGCATATAAAGTATTACTAAGTTCACGAGCATGTGTTACAATAGAATCACTAAATAAATTATATTGAAAATCGTTTATATCTGGTTCAGATCCTAACAATAATCTAGTAGCGGCAGAACCTCCAATAATTAATCCATGATCTGCTGCAAATTTTTCACCAGCTTCAATAAATTTTATATATTGCATTCTATCTTTGATTGCAGTTGCCTTGGCATGAGTCTTTGCAACTTCAATAATATCAAAGTGGGTGTACATTGATGATATTATTGAATAGCAGTTTAGTAATTCAATAAACTATCAATCAACTTATCCATTTCATTATTATTGCGAGCTTTTATAATATTTTTAACCGGTTCAATGTTTGGCGACTCTGCAATAATAGTTTCAAATTGTTGAACAAGTTCAGCATAATTTTCTAAATTATTACGATGTGAGCTTTTAGCTAATTCTATTTTTAATAGGTCTGGCAAGATTTTAATACCAATACCACTTTCTAAACATTCATTGCAAATTAAGCCATTTACAACTTGAATTGCAAAACCTTTCATTCCAAGAGCAGATCGCCACCCATAAGAGCCTGATTTTCCTGGATGATCATTAGTATGAAATTCTCCCACACTTATACAAATTGAACCACCAGGTATAAATACTCCATTTGCTGTACAGAATTCAAACTTAGGCGGACTTTGGGGAAAGTCTATAGGTGCGGTAAGTTTAAAAATATATTCGCCAGATAAAAATGGTTCTCCTAATCCACAAATAAGAAAATACCAAATTCTAATGTTGTTGTTATCCATAATTGCTAATAAATTTGGATGAGGGTCTGAAATAAAATTTTTATATTGAGCCATTAAAATTTTAGTTAAACGAGCTTCACACGCCATTATAAACTATTATTTTAGGAGTTTAAATTATAAAATTATTTATGGGTATTTAAGTACTCAATACTATTATATAGCTTTTCAAAATAGTGTGCGCGGTCACGCAAACCTTTTACATTTTTTTCATACACATGTCTCATTAATTCTAAATCACGTTCAAAATCTTTTAATCCTTTTATGACTATTCCAATTTCATTATTAATGTTTATAATTTTTTTATTATCGTGCATTGATAGATTATCAGATGAAATCTGTAGAATCATTTGATTTGATTTAACCATTAGAATTAGATTTGATAGTGAACTAGAAATTTCAACATTTTGAGATTTAAGAAATTCTTGGGTAGGAAGTAGTTTTTGTGCAGTTTCATGTTCTTGTAAAATTTTACGAGCTTGATCCATGTGCGCTTGAAGTGCAGGATCTTCAAGATCAAAAAGATTTTTTGGATCATTTAGATCTAGTTGATTTTCCATCCCAGCCAATGGGTTGATTGTTGATCCAAGATTGCGAATTGCATCAATCATCGACTCATTCTCATTTATATAGTCTTCCATTATATAGATATATAAACTTTAGTCCAATATAGTATGCAACAACCCACTTATACTTATTATTATGATCTACCACAGACTGATTATTATTATCTGAATAATCAGCAATTATTGCAAGACATATCTGATCAATTATATATTTATGAATCTTCAAAAAACGAAATGTCTTGTGAAAAAAAAGATAGTATTTTAAATACTATTGATAATATCGAATTATGGTCTATAGTATCTTTACTTCAATGGAAAATGCGTTCTGATAGTATTATTAGTAATAAACAAATTTCTACAATTATATCTAATTTAGATACTGATGGAAATCTTGGTCAAGTTAAAAAATCAATTAACATACTTTCTAAATCCATTCTTAGGACATACCCTCATATCGATCTTGACAGACCATCGCTCATACAATTAATCGCGCTTGGAAAAGAACTTGCAATTGCAAGTTGCCAATCAAATGATCTTTTAGAATTTATAAAAAAAGAATTTCAGATAGTCAATCTTATGGAATTATTAAATATTTAACCAGTATTACTCTTCACGATCGCCCCAACCAGTTACTGATGCAAATCGCTTCAATTTAGATTTTGGCTCAGTAACTGGTTCAGTAACTGGCTCAGTAACTGGCTCAGTAACTGGAATTTCAGTAACTGGAATTTCAGTAACTGGAATTTCAGTAACTGGAATTTCAGTTACTGGCTCAGTTACTGGCTCAGTAGAAGGCTTGACGCCAAGTAGTTTTTTAAGATAAGAATTTTCCATATTTTCTTTAGGATCTGCAGCTTCAACTGCGGTAGTAATTTGATCAAGCATTCTAGCCATATCACCCATAAACATCACTGGCTTTTTAGTATGTGTGTTAAATTTAATATTATGAGAAGAGTCACGCTGCCTACTATTGTTATGCTGGCCACCATGACGCTGTTGTTGACCAGCATGATGGCTACCATAGCGCTGTTGTTGACTAGCATGTTGACCAACATAACGTTGTTGACCATGCTGGTCATTTTCACGAGAATTATAACGAGGCGTTTGGAATGCTGGCCTATACGGATATTTAATTCCAGTATCATCTGGAATCACATCGGCTAGACCAATGCGATAGACACCATCAATAATAGTAATTTTATGAGTTTTTGTCAAATGCAACGCAATTAGTATTGCTTTTTCATTGAGCAACAATAGTAGGCAAGCATGTCGACTTTCAAACAGAAATGCGGTAAACTTATTACGGTTCAAACTTGACATAAAATTGACAACATTTTTAAGTTGCTTAAATCCTTCTGTTGCTGGAAATGGTCGATTAAGAAGGTTTTCAACCTCACGAAGCACTGTACTATCAGTTTTATCACTATCTTTAAGGGTGTGAAGTATTTGATTGTATGTAGTATTAATTGCCTCAACTGCATCCGTAATTCCCTGCATATTTGTAACGTCGACCATAATAATGTATGTATAACACTAAGTAGAGAGGTATTCATTTTTCATTAAACCTTCAAAAGTACATTCTCTTGCATAAAATATGCTGTATATTTGCTGAAAAAATATATTTGCAATTAAAAAGTCACTGCATCACAGCCACTTTTTTATTAATTGCTTTTTAAGTACGATAATTCAATGCTCGCATCAACGCACGTCGGGGTTTACGCCTTCCAACCGTAGAGAGTGGAATTCCCATTTTTTTAGCTTCAGATTGTAGTGCTTTAAGGGAAGCTGATCTTCTAGGAGCTCCACCTGTAGCATCGCCACCACGCTTGCGGCGCACAACACGGCGCTTAGCAACCGTCTTGCTTCGTCGTTTAGCACCACCGGTAGCATCTCCACCTTCGGCACCACCACGCTTGCGGCGCACAACACGGCGCTTAGCAACCGTCTTGCTTCGTCGCTTAGCACCACCAGTGGCATCTCCACCTTCAGCACCACCACGCTTGCGGCGCACAACTCGGCGTTTAGCAACTGTCTTGCTTCGTCGCTTAGCACCACCGGTAGCATCGCCACCTGTAGCATCGCCACCACGCTTACGACGCACAACACGGCGTTTAGCAACTGTCTTGCTTCGTCGCTTAGCACCACCAATGGCATCTCCACCTTCAGCACCACCACGCTTGCGGCGCACAACACGGCGTTTAGCACCACCTGTGGTAGCATCGCCACCACGCTTACGACGCACAACACGGCGTTTAGCAACCGTAGTACCAACCTTGCGTCGTCGCTTAGCACCACCAGTAGTAGCATCTCCACCTTCAGCACCACCACGCTTGCGGCGAACAACACGGCGTTTAGCAACCGTCTTGCGACGTCGTTTAGCACCACCGGTAGCACCATCTGTGGTAGCATCGCCACCACGCTTACGACGCACTACACGACGTTTAACAACGGTCGTACCAGTCTTGCGTCGTCGTTTAGCACCACCGGTAGCACCACCTGTGGTAGCATCGCCACCACGCTTACGACGCACTACACGGCGTTTAACAACGGTAGTACCAGTCTTGCGTCGTCGTTTAGCACCACCGGTAGTAACATCTTTTGATGCACCGCAAGTTCCGCCAACCTTGCGGCGTCTCCTAACCGATGTATTGGTCAAAGTAGTGCGCTTTTGGGTAGCTCCACCTTTCGGAGCCGCCTTTCGCTTTCTTCTCCTAGCACCTCCACTAGTCAATGCTTCACCAGGCATAAAATGAATGTGTTATAATGATAATGCAAAAATGAAACAAAAAAAATACTCGAACACCCGTAAATATTATTAATCTGAGTCTGCCTCCAATTGTGGATCAGCATCGGCACGAGCAGTTTGCTCTTTCCAACTATTAAATTGATTTCTAACTTCTTCTTTTTGATCCTCAGAAAGAATAGTTTTCCATAGGAAGGCTCCTACAGCACTATAATAACCGGCAGGATCGGTTTCCTTATTTTTCTTTGCAACTGTAGGATCTTTATCAGCCTCTGATAGATTATCAGGGGTTGCATAAGTTGTTTGCATATCATTAATATTTGTTGCTACTCCATGTCTAAAGAATAGCAATGCATTAGTAATTCTATCATTACTATTAGTAGCTTTTGAACTTTTAACTGTCGCGGGTTTCTTGCTACTGCTAGCAGTCCTAATAGTTCGTTTAGCAACGGCAGTAGGTGTACCTGTACTTTCTAGTCGGGCTTGAATTATTGCAAGCTCCAATGATAGTGAAACCATTTTCTCCGCAAGAGATTTAAGGGATTCCATAATAGGCGGAAGCACTGCTCCTTTAATATCATCTACAAGCTGCGCTTGTTTACTGCTAACTGTATTGGCCATAATTTATCTATGTATATACTATGTGTTTAATATTCAAGTGATTGTATGCGGGATTCAAATTCGACGCAAATTGCAAAGGTGTATATTTGATGACTTTTTTCTAATATATTGTTAAAAAAAGTAATTTTTAGTAAATATCAACATGCAGTGCTAAATCGACCAAGAGCTGATGTAGATGCTGCTCGAAGTGACTCTGAAGATTCACTAGAATATGGATTAATGCATCTATCTTTTAAATTTTTAATGCGAGTGTCAAGCAAAGCTGCAATAGATTGCAAAGTTGCAATAGACCTTAATTGTTTTTTCATATGTTTCAGAAGAATTATATTGATACCAATATCTGATGGCATAACATTAATAGAGTATCGATTAATATAATGCAAACATAGATTTGTCCGTAAAATGTCTTTTGCCTCAAAGTTTGGAACTGTATTTATGTAAACTTTTTTACCATTGATTGTGATATATGAATATTTACCAACAATTCCAATGGTAGTTGGGGCCCTAACTTTATTCTCTTTGGTATTGGAAACTTGAGCAGTTGTTATAATATTTAGCATAGGATCTTCAGATTTTATGCTAACATAGACTGGTAGTGAAGAATTCATTGCGGCAATATGAAGACTATCAACTAAATCTGATGTTGATTCCGCTCGAATATAATGTTTAATTGCACCATCTCCAAATAATTCTATCATGTTTGCATAATTGAAATTGCCAAATCCAATTATCATTATGTTCATGCGTGGTATATAGCTTTGAGCTAATGAAAGATGCTCAGTTTCACCATCTGTAATGCAGATGGTCTCATCTGCATTAACATTAATAGCTAATTCTAATGCGGTTGATAAATTAGTTCCATTTCTTGGCTCAAGTTTTTGTAACTTAATTGTAAGTTCATTAATAGAATCTGCGGTAACGACATAATCTCGAACTAAGTATGTCGCAGTATCGTTGAAAGTAATTATGGTTAATTTGTACCCTAAGAAACAATTGGCAATATCTTTAAAATTTACTAATCTTAATGGTTCTTTCATAGATCCTGATATATCAATAATCAATGTAAGTGTAAGAATTTTAGATTGGCCAAATTGAGCGTCGGTAAGTTCTAAGAACGTAATATCATCGCCAATGTAACATCCTAGAACTTCTAGCTTTGAATCTTCAGCTAGAAGTTCTACAGGTATATTTCTTTTTTTAGATATCTCATTTGAATTTATTTTCCCGAAGATTTCTAAAATAATTTCACATTCTTTAATCTTGTTATCTGGAAGTGTAAATATGCTGACATCTTCCATTGGCATTCGGCATAACGGACAATTTCTGTTCAATAGTTTTGTGTAACAATCATGACACATAGAATGAGTGCAGGAACCATTAGTGATTAATGTAGAAGTTAATGCCCATGGTTCAAGACAAACCATACACCCATCTTCGCGCAAGTGAATATTTATCGACGATGGCAGGTCTCCAGAATTCCACGGCGCAGCTGACCCCATACGTTGCATTTGATAATTGTTTCAGATTTTCACAAATAAGTCTATTCAAATTTAAATATTTGTATATTTAAATGTTAGAACTGATATTTGTTATATATAATACGCTAATGGATGATATTGGAAAGATTCCACATAGTAAAGCGGCAACTTACACAGAATATCTTTTATCTGGAGATTATTATAATTATGCAGGTTCTAATGATTCTGCTTCAGAAAGAAGACCAATTACAGTTAATGAATGTTGGACTGATTTAGCTCTTATACCACAATTGCCACCAGCAAAATCACCTTACCCTGGAACTTCAGATAGTCAAAATATAGTTTCTGGGATAAGTAATGTTATATTGACAGCAGATCCTAATAACTCAAGAAGATTTAAATCTAGTCTTGGCCATTTTAAAGATATGGTTCCCGCAAATTACTGGAAATGGGCATACATGCCGGAATTACGAGATAGTGATAATAAAATTATTAAATATGATCCAAAAATTTGGATTGCAGATGGTATTTTAGGTGTTGTTGAATTTAAATGCGAAACTCCTAGTCAGTTAAATTATAAACCACCTTTAACAATAAATTATTGGCGATATATTGGTCAATTTGCTACAGGAACCGCCAATATCGGTGCAACTGGTGCAACTGGTGCTACTGGTGCAACTGGTGCTACTGGTGCTACTGGTGCTACTGGTGCTACTGGTGCAGTAGGCGCAAGTGGTGCAAATGGTGTAATAGGAGCAAGTGGTGCTACAGGTGCAAATGGAGAAGTAGGTGCTACTGGTGCAGACGGCGCAGTAGGCGTGACTGGTGCTACTGGTGCAGACGGAATTACAGGTGCAAATGGAGAAGTAGGCGTGACTGGTGCT